AAGTTTATTTTATACCTGGATCTAATCTTAATACGATGTCTAATATGACATACGAAACTATTCCGGTTATTCATTCCGGTCCGACAGAAAATCGTCCGACTGAACACTTAGTTGTCGGTCAACAGTATTTCGATACGACACTCGATATGCCGGTATTCTGGAACGGTACTAAATGGGTCGTTAATGCTGCCGATGTCGGGGATAAATTAAAAGATTATGTTCGCATCGACAAACTTATGGCAACCGATGTTACACAAGCACCAGCGTTTGCTGGACAAATGATAATAAATAATGATACGCTTTATGTTGCAGAGTCTACTGAAGGCCCTGGATCTTGGCGTATCATCCCGTTACAACCTAACGATCATTTATAATAAAGATATATCCCCGTACTTAGTGCGGGGATTTTTTCTGTAATATAGTAGTATATATTTTAAATCTACGAAAGGACATATTCATATGCCAGAAACTAATATATACGATTATGAGTTCACCGTTAACGAAAGTGAACCGAAACGTGCCGAGATGCTCAATCGATTAAAAGATCGGGTTAAGCATGTCGACAAAAAAGAAGTAATTTCGTCCGACGAGTATGTCGAAGGCGAATCTGGCTTTAGCGAAGATAAAGCATTAAGTGCATTTCTGTTAAATAAATTATTTCCGTCTAAAGCTAAGCTATTAAAAGATCATTATACGAAAGATCAAGTCGACGGTTTGTTGGGCGATCTTATTGCTAAATATTATTTAAAAGATCAGATAGACTCGCTGTTAAATAATTTAAAGAATGAATTGAAATCTTCTTTAGATGCGAACGGTAGCGAAGCTGTTAAAAAGCTTAACGATCTCAAAGGAGAATTATCTAAACATCGCACTTTGGAAGAGCTCGATCATCCCGATGCTAGTGTTACGACTCGAAAATTACGAGATCATTCTGTTACGAAAGAAAAACTTTCTGGAAGCTTAACGACAGAGTTAGATAATAAGTTAAATAAAAATGGCGACACTATTACTGGTCCTCTTAAATTTGCTTATAGTAATCCGATTCTATTTGAAACAGGACCCGGCACTGGCAAATATCATCGTATCGGTTCTGGCTCTACATTGGAAGAAATAGGCCGAGGCGAAGCTCATTTAGACTTAGGTGATTACGACGGTAATACATATGAAACTAATTTATGTTGCGTTAGCCGTCCAGGTTGGTATAATTCTACGACAAAAGAAGTTAAACAATTCGCTCTTAAGGAAGAAATCGAAGCCTTAAATAATAAAGTAAGTAATATGCCTAAAGGTGGCGGCTTTACTACATTCGCTAAGATTTCGGCTAATAAAATTTGGAGCGGTCGTGTTACTATTAGGAATAATAGAGGATCCAGATCTAAGCCAAAATTTAAAGTTTGCGATCTTCCGGCAAACTGGAATCAAATTATCATTTATTCTTCTATTCAACAACGAGCATCTGATAATGATGATGGTTGGTATAATTATATGACAAATTGTTTTGCCATCTTAATAAAAGACATAGCAGCTGACGTTATTGCTGGGTATCAAGGCATACAAGAAGTAAAATCTTTCTTTGTCGAAGGTAATACTTTATATATGCGTGGTCTTACTTCGAATGGCGACGACGTAAGCGTATTCAACCTTTAATTTTAATCCTTCATATGATATAATATATTATATAAATTATTATATTGTATGGAGGATATTTTTTTATGAAAACGAAATCAATCGATGTTTATGTCGATCATATCGTCGACATGTATTATTGGTCGTTTGATTATATGAATCGTAAGTTATCCCGAGCTAGGATTAAAGATATTATTAAATATAATATTATAGGAAATTATCTATATGATCATGTTAATCTAACTAATAGAGACATGCGTAAGAAATATATCTTTATTATCGTACTTAAATTTTTGTCGATTAAAGATTATTTATATTTCGATTATCATATTCATACATTACGCGGCGAGATACAAACATTATTATTTAAAGAACAAGCAAAACGATTAGCCGATACGTTTATCGGCGCGAAGAATGAAGAACGTACGTTCAACGAATTTAAAATATTCGTCAAAAAAGATTTTATAACGAATTTTCTTAGTTATAAGTAAGAGTCCTTAAAAGGGCTCTTATTTTTTTTGGCCGATTTATCGGCCGAATATATGTTCGCCATAAAGATGTAAATTATGGTGCGTATATTTTTTGGGTAAGGATCGTAGATTTATATATGAGAAAATGTATATTCTCAGTAGAGATGTATAAATAAGAAAAATAAATAAACAAGAAAAGAAATTAATAAATGTATTTTCAGTTAGCGCGGCTTATTGATAAAATCTTATATAGGAACAAAATCTGAAATTTTTTTAGAGGGGGTAAGTGTTTTATATATATATGGTCGATCGACCAAAGTTCGCCCCCCCGCCTTTGATTCATGGTGGTGTTTAGGACGAACGATGGTCGATTGGTCATGACCTTCATCATTGTGATGGGGTCAGTTTAATTAAGACATTGTGTAAAACAAAACACTTCCATCGCAATGTCTATGTCTAATTGATGGGAGGAAAGGAAAAACAGTATGAAAAAGTTAATCGTAGCAACAATGACAGCAGTAGTAATGGCAACAGCAACATTTGGTGTTGCAAGTGTTATGGAACAAACTCCACATCACTACGAACTTCATATTGTCAAGAGTGGAGACACTTTAGACAATATTATCTTGGATGCTAACAAAGGAGGTAATGTTACCTTTGATGTTAGAGATGCGGAAGCAATTGCTGTCCGCGAATCAAAGAAGATGGAAGGAGGTGCAACTTCTCGTCAACTACAAGTTGGCGATAAGATAGCAGTACCTATCTATCGCTAACAGTTAGTCCAGCTGTACGACTATAAACTATAGCTAAGTCTATATCTTTGTCATGTAGAACAGGAGGTGAAACTATGTACAGAGATATTCTAATTATAGTTATTGCTTCTGTTGTACTAGCAGGTCTAGTAGTAGCAGGAGCAGTTATCTTAGCACCTTACATTACATTGTAGTGTTTAGGTACTAAGAGAAGCGTCGTGAGTTAGGACGCTATATAAATACTAACTCATTCTTTATATAAGAGCTATATATTATATAAGATATAACTCTTATATAAGGGATATATTTATGCCCTTTATTTTTATTTATGCCGTAAGGCAAGGGAGGTCATCATGACTACAACAACACTTAATCAATTCTTCGTATTCGGTTTGTTAAACGGTTTAGGAGAAACTTTCTCCGGTAAAAAAGAATATGCATCCGTTATTGACGGAGGCAAAAAAGGCCAAGCATTTTATAAAGGTCTTGGTTTTAAAAACATTGCTATAACAACATGTCATGGAATAACATTAGTAAAAGATAGCAATGATCGGTTGTTATCTTTCGTAGCTCCAGTTAGCCATATGTCTAAGAAGACTTGTACTGTTAAAGAGTACAATATGACGTACTGGGCTTGGTGCGAAGTAAAGCGTCAAGCTGAAATTGTAGCTAAAAAGGCTACGAAAAAGGCAGAATCTTCAGTAAAGATTAATACTGAAGAAGAAACATTTGTCCGTCCAGAAGGACAAAATAAAAATTTCTACGCTGTAATTAGTGTGGAATATACTGGTTTTGTGTTAAAGTGGGCTCGTTGTAAAGAGCTCACTGATGGAAAATCTTCAAAATTTAAAGGCTTTAACGGCCTTGAACAAGCGAAGGTGTGGATGCGTGAGAATGACGCACCATCCAACACTTTCGAATGGGTAACAGATTTAAAACAAATAAAATAAATCTGTTATGTTCTTTGTCCGAAATGACGTTAAACTATTTTGTTATTTAATGTTATTCTGGGAGGTATAACATGAAAAACTTAAGAAGTTTAAAAATGAAAAAAGCTGCTGAACAAGCAGCAAAAGTAATCCACCATAACTATATGGAGGATCTTGGAGCACTTCAGCAATTTGAAAGTGCGAACATCAGTTCGTTCACTTTCGAATTAAAAGGAAAGGCTAGAATTCCGCTTGCACATGTAAGTGTTTCTAGCCTTCCTGTATCTGGTATCCTCGAAAGTGGGGATACTACAACGGCATCCGTTGCTAACGGGGTCATCTGTTTAGATGGCCCTAGCGACGGTATACGCTGGGAAAATAAGGTGTATGTGAATACGCCGAATTATATTCCCGGTGTAGTAAAACTCGACTTCTCACATTTAAGAGAAGTCGAGGATATTAAAGATATTCTTGATATGACAAAAGAACATGTCTTACTAAAACATCTTAATGCATTGCAGCTTTCTCCTAGCATGATTAGACAACTCATGCTAGTAATGGTATTTGAAAGTTGTAGAGAAAAATTTGAGGCTCGTGTACAAGCGTTATGTGCACAAGGCTTCCATGCCATTGCACTAACACCTGGTAAAGCGCAAAAGCTCAACACGTATGTTGGGCTATTTGCAGCTCCAGCACAGACTATTGAAATCGACTTAAACAAAGATTGCATTGCAATCGTACCTAAGCTCGATTCGACAGAGTTTGGTGATAGCTATGATGGCATGGCGTATCACAACCACGAGTGGTTTTGTGATACATATGGCATGCCGGCTAGTAAGCCTAGCTATCATCAGATGAGAATTACAGCCTTATCAATTAAGGTTGGTTCTCAACCACTCCATAGTAAATCGATGGAAGCTTGGAAACAAGCTTTCTTAGCTATGGATAAAGTTATGGTTTACGGCATGGAAGATGGTGTGATCCATGCTGAACGTTTTTCAGATTGTTATAAGAAAGGTAACTATAATGTTGCCATCTTTGGCAATCCTTCTGGCCGTCTTCTTGCCATTACAGATGAAAATGGCATGAAGCGTGTGCCTGAGTTAGCTCCGTCCCAAAAAGCTTGGGACTGGAGAATATTACAATTCTTCCATGAAACTCGTGGAAGGATATCTACACAGCATTGTCAATATGTTGTGTAGTATTTGTTATTATTCATATAAAGGAGAAAAACTATGAATAAAAAACTTAACCGTGCATACATTGCACAAGTAGCAAAAAAAGAAATAACTGCGAAAATTGAAAATCATTTTCGTGGTAATTTTAATGGTTCAGAGGTTGATAGAGCAGTAGCCCTTATGCCTGAGATTTTAAAGGAAGACCAACAAATTGGTATTTCCTTTGTGAAAAATATCGTGGAGGCTCTCAATAAAATGAATGAGAACTCCAAATGGGACAGCGGATGTGGTAGCTTTATGGCTACTGCAGAAGTAGATCCTGTATTAAAATTCTCTTCTACTAGATTAGTAGAGGAAGGTGAAATTGGCGTATCTAACGCCAAATTCATTCGTACATTGAGAAAGTGTGGTTATCGCACTGTTGATATGTACGGTAAAGAATCATCTCCTGAAGTTAAGGAGATGTTAATCAATGCTAAATCTGATAAAGAGTTGTTGGATTTAGTATTGACTTTAGAAGTTGGGATTAAAGCGGAAGGTATCCGCTTCCCACATGCTGGCGAGTCATATAAAGCTGTGATTCGTCCAGCACAGTATTTCATTAATCTATTAAAAGATAGATATGACGAATACGTTAAGGATGCCATGAAATATTTAGCGTCCAAAGGCGTGGTAAAAAACATTGAAAAGTTAGCTCAAGGTTTAGTTGACGCTGCTTTAGATGAGCTAAAAATGATTCCGATTAGTGGATTCATTTGCACAGGCAGCGAATATTTCAAGATGAGCCAAGGGGGGTCGGATCATGATACCGACAAACACCTATGGCTCGTAGGCACAGATGCTGACCTATATGATGGCAAAGTCCATTATATGGTCGGAATAAAAAGCGAAACTGCTGTTCAAGGTTTACTTGAAGCCAGCAGTTATGCAGACTTCATTGAATCGGTATTTGTGTCTGGTTTAACAGACATGAATGTCGGAAAATACGTGAACAAGTCTTCTCTTGTTCTCGAAATTGTCGGTACTCGTGGTACCGAAGTATTTTCTAAGTCTTGTGATATCGTTCGCAAGAATTTAGAAACTAAAGTTGATATATCCAAAAAAGCATATCAACGTCATTTCAACGTTGGAGACATTCATGAAGATGAATGCTCTAATGATATTGTTATTGCTTTATACGAAGAGTTTTTAAACTCTGACATGAGCAATGAATCTATTCTTAATTATTTTGTGGATATCCTTATTATAGCTCCGAGCTTAATTGGACATATTATCGATATGGCAAAAGCTGGCCCTGGTACAGCGTTCGACCCAATCGGCGATATGTTAAAGGGTATTCATTCTATGCGTCGCAAACAATATGCTTGCATAGATTTTAACTTAGAAGACGGCACACTTACTTTAAGTGATGCTGTTAAGATTGGTAGAGAATATTTAAAGGGAGAAAAATAATGAAGATCAATCAAAAACAACAAACTGTAAAATCTCTTGGCATTAAATCTGGATTATATGAAATCCAGAATGAAGTAGCTCAAACTGCGTTAGAACAGTTGAAAGCTACGGTAGATGCTTATGGTATTCAGCTTAAAAAAGAAAATAGCGAAGCCAAAGGATTAACAGGCTACGTTAATGAACTCATTGAAGATATCAGAAAGTCTTCAAATCAAAATGTTAAAGGAGAGCTTATGAGTTCTCCTATGGGTAAAATTTCAAGTTACGTTCGTAACATGTTAATCTGGGGTTTAAATATTAACACAGATGAAACAAATGTTTACGAAGAAGCTCGTAAGCAAGGTTTTATTTATGGCAGTGTATGCCTTAAAAAAGACCTTGTTTACTATGCATGGGAACATGCAGACGAAGAGAAACAAATGGAATCTCTTCGTGTAGTAGAGGTAACACCTCGATTCAAAGGCGCTGCTGACGCTTATAAACCAGCAACAGGCCTTACAGAAGAAGAAGGCGAATATGTCTTCTTCAATAAAGGCTTAAGCTCCGATGAATATTTGTTCTGTGACCCTACAGTAAATGGGTCTTATGAACTATTCGTTAGAGAAAATGGGTCCTTGTATATCATCGTAACACCTTTGGACGGTATGGAATTAGATCGTCCAAAGAAGCAATTACTAATAAAATCTAACGATTTTGCTAATGCTGCTTCTAAAGTAGCTGTGGCTCAAGGTTTTAGAAAAGAACTAAGCGAAGGTGAAGTTCTTCGTTATGATGAATTTGTCTTGATGGAAGGCTCTGTAGCTAAATCTATTAAGGCAAGGGGTCTAGATGGAAAAGCTCCATCTGACGGTATCTATGTTAAAAGCTTGAAAGGTAGTGGATACACTCAATTATGTGGTGTATCTATTATCAAAGAAATCCGTGACATGATTATTGATTGTTACGGATCTGTTAAGGTTAAAGTACAAATTGACAATATGTGCTTTAACCAATTTGAAAAAGGCGGCAAAGAAATCAAATCTGTGGCTATGATGCTTACAGTATTAGATTAATTTACCCTTCGGGTCCTCCTCTCTAGCATTACTCAAAGAAGTAGCTTAGTAGAGTGAGGGCCCGACAGTTCTAATTATACTTATATAAGATTTTTAAGAGAAATTTCCTAACGGAAATTATCCCTGCCGGGGGCCTCCTGACGGAGAGTCCCCTGCGGGGCAAGTCCTATATAAGTTGTTTGTTGTTTGTTAGTATTTGGCACTCCGTGCCGAAATCTACTATGAGGGTAATTTGCCCTCATTTTTGTATTTGTATTCGTAGGAGGTATTATCATGAATACAGTTTCTATTATCGCATTAAACTTAGGTCTTATTTCTCGTGGTATTCGTAACGTTGAGATTATCGACGTTATGGATTACGGTAATGGCATCGACGTTTGTTTCAAAGAAGCAGATGGTAATGTGTGGTGTCTCACAGAAAATATCATGCCAGAAGAATGGTGTGAGTTATTAAAAAGAGCTAATAAGATTTCTCGTAAGAGAGCAGTATTAGCTCTTATGTAATATATTAAGCTTTAGTTGTAGATATAATATATATATCTATGGCTAAAGCTTTATATTTTTTAATATATATTGTTCGGTGACAGGTGTCCGCCCTTATATATATTTATTAGTATAATGTTAGATAATACTATAATACTAATAAGAGAGGGCGGCACCGTATTCGACTTCCGTCGCTTGCAACGTTGGGATATGGCCCGCGTTGCTTCGTCTCTGGTCGTCGAATACTCACCTGTCACCTTTGTCTTAATTTCGGCAGTGTCCCTTCGGGTCTTTACTGCGGAATATATTTTTTTCTTGTGTATTAGCCGATCCGGCGATAGTAGTTTACTAGTATGTACTCTGCCCCGCCGGGGCGAAATTATTTATGAGGGTATTTTATCCCTCTGTACTTTATTCATTCATAGAAGGAGAAAAAAGCTATGAAAACTATTAAGGCTAATATGCCATTACAAGCAAATCAAAATTCTTGGGCAGTACAAATGTCTGCCAATGTATCTAAAGATGAAAAGGTTGTAAAAGACTTTGTTCGTCATCCTCTCTTCAAGGATTTCTTCATTCGTGAGGCAGGAGTATTTGCTCCAGAAACCGAATGTTGGAGATTTTCTGTCCCTGGCCATAATGACATGGAGGTATCCGTTATCCGGAGCTCTATGACTTATGGCGGGGACGAAGGTTTGTTCGAACTAGCTATGCTACGTAATGATAAGTGTGTCTATGACACATGTATTACAGACGACGTATTAGGCTGGTTAGAAGTAGAGGACGTATTAGAAGTTCTCGAAAAAGTTATGAGAGGTATATAATTATGCCTCTCAAAAACATTGAACTAGCCCATGGAGGTAAAAACGATAACTTCGTGTGGCATATAGTTATACCAGCTAATAAGAAGGAGGCTTGGCGTCCTAAATTATGCTGGGTTAATAAAAAGCCTTTTGTGGTAGGAGAACGTTTATACTTCTACCATATAAAGGAAGATTTTCCGTTTAAAGAAGAGCGATGTTATTTAAGCTCTTCTTTAGAGGAACTTGTCGCTGTGGCTAGTAAATATGACCGCCATATCGATATTAAACAATTTGTATTTAGTTTCCGGTATGAGGGCGAAGATATTCGCCATTATTGTCGATAGGAGGATATATGAGATTTATATTCTTCGGGGAGATATTCCCCGACCAAATTATCGATGTACCCAGCTGGGAAAAAGCTTTGGAACACATCGAGGAAAAATATTACTGTAACGATATTGTTTCGGTAAATGAAGGTACATTAGACGGTGAGTTCGCTGTTAAAATTAACGCCTGGGCAGATATTAGTTGTGATGACGATGAAGATTGTATATCTTATGAACGTCGGCCGATGTATCTTGCTACAGAGCATTCCTATCATAAGTTATCTCCAGAGACTATTAAATTATTAACTGGAGAATAGCCCCCGCCGGGGCTAAATCTTCTATGGGGGTACTATGTCGACATTTACGGCATAGTACTCCTGTTGAAGTTCTCTGGCACTCCGTGCCGAAATTTTTCATGAGGCAATTTGTCCTCATATTCTTTCATTCTACGTTAGGAGGAGAAAATCATGTTCGTAGAAGCTATTTATAATTACACTTTAGTATCTCCAGTAGGAGAATTTATTTCTGTTCAATCCACAGATGGCATCTTTGGTGTTCTTCGTGAGCATCAAGGTTTCCAATTTATTAGTCGTACAATACTAGGATATCGTTCCTGTGGTATGGCTGATTAATGGAGGTGCTCTATGAACGAAGTTATTATTGGCCTTAATAAGGCTAGAGAAGATTGTGCTAGCGTCTATAAGATGCTAGCATTTCAATTAGGTTTTGTAATCAGTTTTGTGGTTACACTGTTAATTTTAATTAATCGTTAATGGAGGCATTATCATGCAAAAACAATTCGTAAGCTGGCTCAATAATTTTTACGCGGAAAATCCTATCACTTTCCGCATCTTTTGGTTTTTAGTAGGCTGGTTCATCGGTAGTACTGTCAAGATGGCAGTACTACAACATCGTCTAGCAAAACGCTAGGCGGTGTAATGATTTCGCTGGAGGGTAACTTCTGAAGTTTCCCCTCCGGGGCGAAATCTCCTGTGACCCTCTATTAATAGTTAGGGTCATATTTATTTTTACTATAAAGCTTTATATAAGCTACCGTAGGTGCTATGTACTCATAATACCTCCCTTTATAAAGATACACAACAACCTAATGTGCATCTACGGTAGTTGATATAAGGTTTTATATACCTTTACGAGATTGAAAGGGCTCCGCCCCGAAATCTTTCATGGGGCCTTCTGTGTGGAGGTCCCTTTCATACTTTTTCTCCTCTTCTTCCGCGGTAAGGACTGCGGGAGATATGAGCATTAGATAAGCATTGACCTATCTAATGTTGATATCTCTTGCAAGTGTGTGCAAGAGGAGATTTTATTTTTCATCCCGTGGTGTGTAATCGGGATACTTTTAATCAAAGGAGGACATTATCATGTCTAAAACTCAAAAAGCTTTTGCAACTGTTACTACTCATTTATTCGGCTCTAACGCTAACGGCTTCGCTTATATGATGTCAGCTGTCGTAGCTGGTATCAATGGTGTGCGTGATACCAAACCAGCTAAGATGGTAGTTAAAGGTACGTCTTATGTTGGCATGGGCTGTGATGCTCTAGCTCAAATCGTAGAGCTATATGCTGATAAATCCGTAGGTTATAAACAGTTCACTGGCGAAATTATCACTTCTGATGCAGTAGCAATTCGTGCATACAGCATTATGAAGAATTTGAAAGCTGGTCTTACTCCGGCTAAAGTAGCTGATGCTGTTATTAAAGAAGCTGATGGTCAAGAAGACCGCGAAGCATTCAAACGTTTGACTATGGCATTAAAAGATGCTCAACAACAAGGTGTTCGCTTACGCATTAGTCGCTTGTCTCAAGAGCACTCTTATGCTCTAGAGGTTCCTGAAGGCGTAGAACTTCAAGCAGGTGATGTTGTTAAATTTGACCGCGGTGTATCCGAAGACGGTATCAAATTGGCATTCGGCGTTCAAAGCTCCTATGCCTATGAAATTGTTGAGGTCAATGGGGAATTAAAAGCCCTTAGACCTAAGAACACACCTAATGCGAAACATCGCATGGGTTGTGTAAACTCTACACTAAACTTAATCCGTGAAATCAAGGCGGAAGAGGTCTCCGCAGAAGACCTTATCTAACATTGGGGGCATTAGCCCCCTTTATTTTTATTAATAAAGAGGAGGCCCACAATGGCAACTTTTAACTTAAAACATAATAACCCTGAAGTTATCGCTTATATGAGCGAAAAAATTCAGGTAGAATATCAAGGTTCCGTCGAAGAAATCGATGGTGGCATTCATGTAGAAGTCAGTGATGAACACTTGAAAGATATTACTGACGCATTTAGCCGTGTTAAACGTAACACAATGGTAGGCGGTTGGGCTAAATCCGCTACCAAATTTGTTGGTCGTCAGACTAACACTATTAAAGATGCAGGCATCGGTGCCGTAGGCCTAGGTGCTAAAGGTCTATTCGGAGGCTTGAAGAAAGTATCCGAATTGGCTATGGGTGCTACTAGTGTTATTATCAATGAAGGTAAAGAAGCATGGAAGGAAGCTAGCGTTAGCGATGAACTTCGTAGCTTGAAGAAATCCTTCGGCTCTACTGGTAATGATACTGAAGGCATCGAAATTATCAAAGATGAAGCTCCTACAGTAGAAAATACTGCAGGTGCTGAAGCTTAATAATTTTACCGACGCTTGCTATTATCGTCATTAAATATTAATAGCATATAGCTCTAGTTGTCGAGAGCGAGTGGGACGACAACCTTATTCCGACCCTTAAAAGATGTTCTTGGTCGGGCTAATAAGATATGAACATCTAAGGTTTATAAGCGGTCGATGTCTGACGCTTATAATCTCAAATGCAGACATCGAAATAGGGTTTAGTCTAGAGGGGCAGGGTTTGCTCTCCTAGGCTAAACCTTTATTTTTTCTTATGTTGAATATACATTTAGGTGATACTGTTGTTACAGCGTTAGCTAAATGTATATTTTTTTATAATTCGCGAAAAGCATACTACCTCAGTACGTATGTCCTAATTCGGGTGTCAGCTTTAGCGAAAGTCCATTTTTTTTGGACACTTTTGGCAGGGGCTAATTTTTTTAGTGACTGCTTTTTTTATCGGAACGATTACGTTTCCGATCGCCAAGATATATTAAGGAGCGAGCGTCAGCGAGCGACTGTATATTATTTTATATAGTATGAGCCCGAGAGCGAGCAAAGCGAGCGGAGGGCGTATGTCTAAGTTCTCTGTGTACTCTCTTCCTAAGAGAGTAGTTTTGTATTTAGTTAGTATTGTAAGGCGAGCGAAGCGAGCCGTTAGTTCTTTGTTTACTTTCTTCTTAAGAAAGTAAGTGTTGTATTATTTATTATTAGTAGTTCTCTGCTATCTCTCTTTATAAGAGAGTAGTTATGTTTATATATATGTATATGTATAGATTCTCTGTTATCTCTCTTCTCAAGAGAGTAATTAGTTATTTATATATATGTTGTTGCGAAGCGAGCGTAAGCGAGCGGAGCATTTGTTATATGAACGTAGTGAATTATATATAGTGTATTTCCCGATGAACGAGGAGCGTTAGCGACGAGCGAGTTGTAGTGTCCTAGCGTAAGCGACGATCATAAGAGTATATATAGTATATTATATATAGGGCGAGCGACCGCAGGGAGCGAGCATATATAATATTTGTCAGTGACCACAGGGAGCGAGACGAACGAAGTGAGTGAGTATATATATAATCTTATAGGAGCTAGATAGGCTAATAAGGATTGGTGAGTATTTAGTATATCGTGTTATAGTATATTATATTATACTACAGTAGTATATAGTAAATACGGTGTAGATCCTTATTTACAGTAAGAAGGAAAATTCGGGCTAAAAAATCCGAGGACTGTGGCCGAGGCATTTTAAGAATTTTCCGCCCGGGAGTATTTATATCATATATTAATAATATATATAGTATATTTTCTGCCATCGGTATTTTGTTAAAAGAGAGACTATTATATATAATAATAGCCGGCTAGGATATTATGGTTTATATATAATATGTTTTTAGTTAATGTTTTTCCTGTATGCATACGCATACAGATATTAAAAACTTTTAGGGTGGGATATTTATAATAATATTGAGTGCAGCGAAATGTTATTATAGATTTAAATTTATATTAGATATAATATAAATGAGAGCTATTAATGTGAAGAATAGTGAGCGCCGCGAACTATTTAGCTATTTATATTTATTAGCCAATACGATAGTATAGTATGGTAGAGATCGTATTGGTTTGTTGTGAGCTTTAGCGAACTGAATGCAGAATTCGTTTAAAGAATAGTGTTATCGATGTAGCCTGCGAAGAGAAATAGTATTCTTTAGAATTCGTAACAATATATCTAATGCGTTTGTGTGTCTATCAGTATATATCAAGAAAATATATACCGATGTGTGCGAATGGAGTTTACGGAATAAAGCACGCAATCAATTTTTATATCTCGTAACGAAGCCCGTAAGGGTTCGTATTAGTATTATATATAGTCTTATGTATATAAGCGTAATTATATAATATTTAATACGAATTATACCAAAGTATTAGAAGTTAGTAAGCGTCTAATAAGTAGGTGGTTTTTGTTTGGGATCCGCCGTTATCTTAGTATTTCATTTACTAGCTAAGGTATTTAAAAGTCCCTTGCGTTTATTTTAGTCGAGTTATTTTATATATATATTATATATAATAATAACGAAGAGCCATTACTGTTAAGAATGGATATTAGACGAAATTGGGAACGGGCCCCAATAATAGTTATTATATTCTCTTAGAGAATATAAAACGTCAATGGTTCGTCGTGTACGATCCTTTTCGAGTTTCGCAGAAAATTACGTAAGTAAGAGTTTGGAGCATTTGTAAAATGGGACAACATTTTGTTAGTATTCTTTATATATATTATATATTATATATAAACAAAAAAGACCCCGAATTAATTTCGGGGCCATTATATATGTTTTAGCAGAAGCGATGTAACTTCGTTACATCGGTATATTACGTGTCTTTGACACGGAGTTATTAATAATTAAAAAAAATAATTTCAGAAAATAAAAAAGACCCCGAAGGGCCGTTTTCATATAAATATTTTTTTAATGTTCAAGACAACTATCACTATTAAATTATCAAAAGCGGTGAACTGCGTTCACCGGTATATTACTCACTTTAGATCATTAGTTATTCAAAAATAAAAAATATTTTTTATTTAATTATTATATATATAATAACCAATAAAAAAAACAGCCACAGATTTTTATATCCAAGACTGTTTTGTGTGTTAAGAGTTTTGCAAAAACTCGGAGCGGTGTAACGTAGTTACACCGATATATTACTCATATTAGGTATAGAGTTAATCAATTTTGTAAAAATAATTAAATATACATTATTAATGCATAATTGAAAGTACGCGTATTTTTAAGTAAAAAAATATCAAAAAATTAAAGTCAGATAATATCTGGCTTTTTTTAATTTTAGTGTCTGGTTTAGTATATATAGGAAACAATAAAACATAATATACAAGATATGTATATTTATGAATACGAGCTTTTTTCAAAAGCGTTCGCCTACCACAGCTTACTTCGAAAAGTTTAAATGAAACGTCGTAAGCGTACTAGTGACGCGGGTTTTTAATAATTTTATTTATAGGAAATTATTTAGGGTTAGGAACGATCGATATAAAAATTGCTCCCTTAATAGTTCTTATTCATCTCTTATATATACTATATATATAATAATAAAGGATTATTTTTTTTATTACGTCCGCCGTCTCCTCACGAGCGCCAACAGCAGTTATTTATATATTTATATACTTTATATATAGCTATTGCTATAGCTTTGTTGGTGCTATATATACGGCTTGACCTATTTAAAATATCTTACCTGTATAGGTAGCTCCCTCGGGGGGTGGGGGGAGGCAGAAACACTTTAAATCTCCCGTAAATTCATATATTTAGCCTGTTTTTTAATTTTTAAAGATTCAGATTCTAGCACTCTCAAGTTCGTTGTTTTTAAGTAAAAACTAATAAAAATTGTTTATGGTTGTTAAAATCATTTTGAGTCCGCAACACTTTATATTATACTTAATTCCTGTATACTAATAGTAAGATATATATAGTAAGGAGATATATATATGATTAAAAAATTAATATTAGCGTTTATATGTATTATTAGTATATGTAGTATTAGTAGTGCTAAAGAAGTTTTTGTTTTAGATACCGGGAAGTCTAATATCTATATTGAAGATACTAGTATTCAATATATCGGCATGAATGAAAATTATAATATTATCGATGCCGATATTATAGCTAAAAAAGCTAATGGTATTATATTAAAATCTAGAATACGTTATTATTTCAACGTTAACGGTGAAGAAATTAAATATGCATATCTTGGTATCGATCAAAGTAACGACAACGAAGTTACTTGGTCTAATATTAACTATAAGCTAGAAAACGATATTAATAATATTCATACTGCATTATCTGGTAAATCTATATATAGTATTGAAAATGCTTATATTAGTAATATTGTATATCATCTATATAATAGTAGTAAGTAATTATAATAGTAGTAGTAATGTATATTAGTATTATATATCTTATTATTAGTATAGAAGAATTAAGAAACTATTAAATGGAGAATAGGCGGCGATTTTGTATATGATATTTTATATACAATTGGCTGTTAGCCGTATATAATATTTAATATATATATTATTTATCAGTATATGATTAATAGCCGTATATGGTTTTTTTATATATATAAGATTAACGTCTTTAAGAACGTGCTCCGCACCGAAATCTCCCGTAGTCCTTTTTTAATATTTAGGAATTAATAATGTAATTAATTGTAAGGAATAGTATGAAAAGTTTATTTTTAGAAAAAATTATGGATACAGCTTGGCTTATTAAACAATCGACTTCTGGATATAAATTATATAGAAATATTAATGTGCTAGCCATGACTCTTCATGATATTATTGTATATGAAGACGACGATATGAAGATCGATGCTTTTATATATTATGATTATTTATTGTATTTAAGTGAATGAGCGAAACGAGTGTAATGAGCGTAGCGAATGAACGAATCATTAATTAAGCATATAATTAAAGAAACTGTATTTAATTATAGTCGAACAAATTACGGGCAGTATCGTTTAGATATTAACGTTAAAAAGAATTATATATTAGGTGATTATATCATATATAGAAATAGAAGAATTAAATTTAGTGCCCGCGTATATTATCATTATTATATATATTTAGGAATATATGAGCGAAACGAGTGTAACGAGTGAATCAATATTTAGTCGATCAAATATATGATCATCATGAATGGATACGATATATTAATCCAAGAAAATTATATTATGATTATGACATAGTCGAAAAATATGGCCTCGACGATATAATCGTATGGCATAGCGAAAGCAGTTATAAGTATAGCGCCGAGATATATTTGAGTTATTATATATATTTAATAGTAGCGGAATAAATGAGCGTAGCGAATGAGGAAAGATTATTATAGTTATTTAATTAATAGAATTATCGACGAAGTATGGGTAATAAAAATGAAATACCCAAAGTATAAACCTCAAGAAAATCTTAAGTTTAGTATTGTTACTCTTATGAGTTTTACTATACGTGAAAGTAATGGCGAAAAGATTAACGGTATGATATATTATAGTTATTTATTGTATTTAGGTTGTTTATATGAATAGTGATGTACCATTTATTATTACTGTTAAAGCATCTATTATTAATAATATTAAAGATAAAGAACTAATAAATTATATAAGAGAACATATAGTATTTGTAAATGAAGGCGGCGGCAAATATTCCGCTATACTATATTATAATTATTATATATATTTAAGTATGATCGGTAAAGATATATGAATTGGAAAATGAAGTATTATCTAATAAATTTTGAATACGATATGACTAGCAATTCATTTAAATTTAATACACAAAAATATTTAGTCGTTAATAATTCAGAAATTATATATAATATAAATATCGATGACGATACAAGGAATAGTGGATTTTATTATTATTACTATATATATTTAATAGTAAGTAATAATTACTAATAAGGAGAATATATATGAATACTATCGAAGAAAATATGCTTAACAAAATTTTGAATAAATATTATGGCGGCGCTAGATTAGAAGATTTACATCCTTATCAGCAAAAAAAAGTATTAGATTTAATACAATCTTTGATTAATAGTAGTAAGACTAATGTTAAAGATGACGAAGTCTTAGGTTTTTGCCCTTGGGCGTTGGAAATAAAACATATATAATATATACAATAAATATTATGAAAAATAAAAATTTAGATAAAATTATATATAAGAATATAGGGCAAGATATAAGCTATCCATTATATTCAAAATATGTTAGTACCGATACATATCGCAAACTAGAAAAGATATATTTAAAAAATATGCCTGTCGACGATTATTATTGGTACTATATGTATTTAAGTTATTTAGAATGTTTAAATGAAATTTAGCGAGGCAATCATGAAAAGTTTGAACTTCGACGAAAATATGAAATTAATATCACGATATATTCGTTTGTTTATATTAAATAAAGAAACTAATACAATAAAGAAGAACAAAGATAAATCTTATGATCTTAAAGAATTCGGTATATGGGAATCTTGTTTTGGCGATATAGAAGAAAATGGAATTAGCATCTCTTATTTAAATGAAAATCAAAATAAATATGTAACTGTAAATATATTCATTGATGAAGATATTGAAAATCAAGTAGTCATTAATACGTACGAAGAATATGACTTGATGTATGCTCCGTTATTCTATAACGAATATAAACAATTATTATATCGCAATTATTTTATAGGAGAATAAAAATGAACGAACAATTAATTTTAAGATATCAAAATAATTTTGCCCGCTTGATTCAAGACGAATATTGTCTTGGCGACAAAATGTATAACTTCGAAGATCATGAAGACTTAGACGATTTTGAATTTAAAGATTTTAATTATCATTATATCGATGGTCGTAATTGTAGAATCTTAGACTATGAATGGTATCTTGACCGTAAATGGTCTCATATCTGTAATATTAAAATTGAATTAGAAGACGGAGAAATCCTAGAAAACGTAAGCCCTGACAAGTTATATATCTCTTATGATTCTTATGAGGATTGTCGCAGTTATTTTATTCAAGACGGGTATTATTAATTTAATAAAAAACAAAAGTAAAAAATAACGGGGGTGAAGATCATGCTATTAGAATTTAAAAGTAAAGAAGCCGCTCTTAAAGCTTTTAGTCTCAGTGATATTAACATCGCTATGTTTAGGAATCATGTATTATTCGATGGCTGTGAGATTCACCGCCATCCTGGTAGCGATCCATTTATTATCGTATTCTATTCTTCAGGATTAGAAGATTGTTATGTATATCGTTGTGTTACGTTAAAACATTACGATAAATATATACGACTAATTCCTCAAGAAGAAAAATTCGAATGGATAGCTCAAGAACTAATAAATTTATTTAAAGAAGAATATAGAATCGTCGGTATATAATTATGAACGGAAAATTATATCGAAAGATAAATAAGTATATATATAATTTACGCTTACATAAAGATGTCGATAAGTATTTGATACATCTTAATCTTACGTTAAATATATTATGTGTCGATGAATTATCTGCATGGTTTTATGATTATTATCTATATATAATGGTTAAAAGATCATGAATAATACTATTAATAAAATATCAAAGCAATACGAAGCTAATAAAAAATATTATTCGTCGATAAATTTAAGCAATATTATGTCTATGATACTTATTAAAAGAGCTATTATAAATTCTGATGACGGAAATACTATCGATGCACTTATATACTATCATTATTATATTTTATTAGGCGTATTAAATAAGGAGAATTAATATGGAACCTATTGTTAGCCCTTGGTTAATTTATTTTGTTTCAATTATAGAAAATTTACATAGTTTTTTTGAAGCTGTTACTTTTATCGTAATGGCTACAGATATTATTATCGTCATGGGTTCATTTATCGAATCAGATGATGCCATCGCTGTATTCTATAATCGTGAAGAAAAGAAAATAAAACCATTTATTAAATTATTAATAGCACTATCTATTATTTGTCCTTTATTAATAGTTTTTATTCCATCAAAAGAAACTATTATCACTATGTATATTGCTAATATGATTACGCCAGATAATCTAAACTTAGCAAACGAAATATTCAAAAGTAATCTTAAAGATTATATGGATATTATTTCTAATGCATTAAATAAATAATATAATAAGGAATATATATATGACTGATGATTTTTTATTTGTCGATCGAGATTATTATTACTATTATATATATCTATGTGTGTTTAGGATATAAAATATTAAAATGAATCAAAAATTATATCACGAAATAGAAAAGTACATACACGATATAGAATGGTATAGTGATTTCGATATATATTTAATGCATTTAAATCTTAATATCGATTTATACCAGATATATCCCGAAGAAGCCAATATTATGTTATATAAGTATTATCTCTATATAATGATTGAATTATAAAGGAGTATATATATGTATGAAAATTGGGATATATTGACCATTATATTTTTAATAGGTTTATTATATAGTCCTATTGTATTTGTTCATATGGTTATTGTATATAGAGTTAGCAAAAGCATTAAAGAATGCATGCCATTTATAATTCAATTAATAGTTATATATGTATATTCTATGATAATAGTATATATACATATTACTTTTAAAGGATAATAATATGGATATAAAGTTAAGAAAAATATTAGAAGATGTTCAATATAATATGATCCATGGCTATTATTCAAATAAAACTTTGAGGAAATATTATATACATGATAATCTAAAATTTATTATAGATGATAATATATTCTATTATGGCGGCGATCATAAGTATTATTATTTTTATATATGGCTAATGGTTAACGATATATGAACGCAGCAACATGTAATAAAATTACACAAGTAGCATACGATACATATTATAAAGATAATAAATATAACGTATCGGTAAACTTATATAAATATTATAAGTTTGGATATATTATTCGTGATAAAAATGATAAAAATATTATTTTGTGTTGTGGTCTTATATATTATCATTATTATATGTATTTAAGCGTAGCCGATGAATTATAAATTAAAGGAGGAGTATATGAAGCATAAAATCACATTTTCTAAATTCAAAGGACTTAATAGTACCGTAGAATTAGACGATGTATCTGTTATTATTAGTGATTTTGTTAAACAAAATAGTAACCTTAAAGTATGTAATGTTCATCCTGAAGGAAATGCATTAGTCGGGTATATTAAAGATTTTGATGATTTTGATTACGGTACGATTACGATCGAACCAGTGGAGGTCTAATTATGAAATACGTAGTACGAACTTTTAATCCTGAACAATCTGTAGCTTGCGAAGCTAATAATTATCATGACATTATTAATGAATTTAAAGAAAATAATAAAGATCTTAAAGTCGGTGCTATTTATAAACAAGATAACGTCGTTCAATGTAATGTATATAGTACTCATGGTTTATTTATCGATATGCTAGAAATTGTTATGCAATGATTAAAATTAATAATGATAAATTATCTGAAGCTGTATTTAAATATGATGATTATGAGTCTAATGATCTTGTTCAATATTTAACATGTGAAAATTTCGAAGAAAAATATCATGAATATATGTATACTGATGGTTCATGTTATTACTATTATTATTTGTCGTTAGGATTAATTAATAGACTATAATGAGAACAAATATTCGCTTTTAAGAATTTATGCATTTTAATAATAATGATAGAAATTTTTGTCAAAAAAAGTATTTTATGGTATAATAAAAGGTTACAATATGTTAATAAGGAGAATATTATGACTGAAAAAGAAGCGATTATTATCGAAGAAATTTATTTAATAGAAAATTCATTAAAAGAAAAAACATTAAATTATTTTTTAAACAAATATTATAATGGTAAGACCTTAGAAAAATTACAACCATTCCAACGAGAAAAAATTTTAAAATGGATGCAATCGCGTGTTGAAGACGAAGAAATGAATGATGATCGTATTAGCAGCTGGGCCCTAGAACATGGATACTTCTAAATTATTAGCAGTTATATTAAACAGAGTTTTTACTCTATATAATGTTAAAGAATATCGTAAATATTTTATCGAAAGAAATCTTCATATCGAAAATTTAACAAAAAGATATATAATACATTATAGCAACGAAAATAAATATAGTAGTAATATGTATTATCATTATTATATATATTTAACTATAGTACCAGATTTATTGAAAGAAGAAATACCTGATTTATTAGGAGAATAATATGGTAACTAGTAAATTATTAGATAAAGTATTTCTCCCTCTACAAATGAGGATTAGCATCGATATATTTAATGAAGATCTTGAGCGTCTTTTAATGGAAGAAAATGCTAAAAAATTATTTCGTGTATATACTTTGACTAATAAAGATCAAAAATATAATGATTACTATGGATATTATCTATATCTAATATTATGTTCCGATACTTTGTTAGAAGGAAAAGATAATGTGTTCTGATTATTTAGATAAGCTGATAAAATATATGTCATTAAAAAGTAGTGAGTGTCATAAAGGTAATAATGCCAAATATCTTTCGCTTAATAATTTAAGAGCTCCAAGAATTGTATTCACATATAAAGTTTATCAAAATAAAGAAGGAGTGCTATATAGTGCCAACATATATTATTGGTATTATTTATGTTTAACAGTATTATGAGTAATAGTTTATTACAATATAAGCTTATAGGATTTAATAGAGCTAAAATGAGAGGTAATTCTACCTATATATATTTAGATCCTACTATTAATATTTCAGGAATATATAATTTTTATATGAAAAATAGCAAGTACTATAAGTTGCATTATATGTATTTATACTGGATTAATTTAAACTTGGTTGACAAATATGACTGATAAAATGACAAAAGAATTAAATAAATTTGTTGATTTCGTATGTCAGAATAGACATAAAATTGAATATTTTAATTTATATTTTGAATTGTCATCTGTTCCATCGTTTATGTTATATAGCCGAGGCAAGTATAAATATATATACTGGTATTACGTATACAAGTTAATGTTAATAACTAAGATATAATTATGATTAATAAAAAAATAGAAAAAATTTTACATATTTTTACAGAAGATATGTGCTATCATGACGAAATAGAACCACGCAGCGAACCATATTTAATGTTATATAATACAGATATTATATTTGATTCACCTGATTGTCCACATTCACATTATTATTACTATAGTTATTATATCTATGTGTTAATGGTTAAAGAAGGAGTGCTATATGAAATATAAAATACGATTATTAAAAATTTGTGGAAAAATAAAATGATCGATCAACGAATAGTAAAAGAATATTTTAATAGCAACGACTATGTCGTCATAGAGTATCATTTCGAAGGCGACAGGATTCGATGCAACATTGAAAAACATTCTGGCGACACATATCTCAACAAATTATATTTAGCTTATTATAATTTATTATCATTAAGCCATATCAATCGTTATCGTTATTCTATTAATAGTATAGCTAATCTTAGATATTTACAAGTACGATTAAAATATGATGACGATACAACTGATGCCAAAGAAGAACTTAAAGAAGAAATTGTCGGCGAAGACATTATTAATGTTCTACGAGAAGTACGTCGTGGTGAATTATGATTAGTAAACAAAAAAGAGCTGTGTCAATAACAAATCGAGGATCTCGTATATATGATCGCTTTGCAAAATACGATATTATATATAATCTTAAAATAATTACTAGATTATCAGCAAAGTGTGTATATAAAGATGAATATTATAAATTTAGTGCTTGTATATATTATAGTTATTATGTAATTTTGCACTTGCTCGATGAAAAAACTAAAAGGAAAAGATGATGGCTTTTAATATTATTAAATATAACAAAGTTGAAGATGACGTATATGTATATATACAAAAAATGCCTGGCATCTATAATAAAAAATTAAGTTTGTATTTCGCATATATGTACAGTATCTTTGACTTCAGATTCCGATATAGTATTTTTAGAAATATCGATGTTCAGGATTATACTAATTTTAGAGCATTAGAAGAAGATGCTAATCCTAAAAATACTGATATATTAAATATACTAAAGAGCAGAAATTATGAAATATAAAATACTATTAAGAAATACGCCAGTCGATGAATATGCTCACGAATTATTTTACGATGCCTTTAATAGTAATTTTAATAGCTCTTTATATATGACATATTGGCTATTTATTTTATATCCAAAAAGTAGCGTATACTTAATTAATGATCTTAAATTAGAAGCGTTAGTATCGATACCTACCCCTCATTATATAGTTATGGAAGAAATCGAAAAACATAATTTGTTAAGTATTATAGAAAGGAATAAAGATGAATCTGTTAAGTGAAACAGAAGACAAACTTAAAGAACTCGATCTTACGTTAGATGATATTTTATTTGTTGCGTGTACTGAATCTGAATACGGTAGCGATTATGTATTTATGAACAAAGATACGTTTATTAAAAACGCTGCATCTGTTAACTACGATAATGGATACGGCAGTCAAGAAATTAAAAACAATCTTACGATTTATACAAGGGATTATATCATTTATCGATTTGAATACGACGGCGCTGAATGTTGGAAATATGTTCCGACAATTACTGGTTTAGACCAATTTTTACAAGACGAAAAGAACTGGAAAGAATTTAAATTCGAATCGAAGGATTATTATAATAATGAAGAACAAATTCCGTTTTAAAATTAATAAATGGGTCAAACTTTCAATCCCGCCAGCATTAATTCCATATTATAAGTGGACAGTATTTGAAAAGCAGAATAAAATTGGTAAAAAGAATTTTAGATTATACCACATTTATTTCTTTTTCTTAGAAAAATATCTATAATAATAACTAAGAGGAGAAATAATTGTGGATTTTTTTGTAGGAAAAATATGAGTGGTACGTATTTTATTACATCGTATGTAGTAAATAATCGAGGTAAGCTATCTCAATTTAAGACATATAAAATAAACAAAGTATTTTCTCGTGCATTTTATTTAGCCTATTATGGTTATATTAATTGCATTTGTAAAAGATATAATATTTGTATATATCCAGATAATGTAATAGGTCAACATTATGATCTAACATTCGAACAGATAGCTTCGATGTATGATGTTGTTCATTGTATTAAAAATAAAGAATATAGCAAAAAAATGAATTCTAAAAAACATAAGTGGTTACAAATATTCTAGGAGATATATTATGGGGCATACATTAAAACACAACATCGAAGAAACTGGTCGCATTATTAATAGTATCATGACGATATTGTCTAAGAATTTTTAGGAAAAGCAGGAATTACTATATGAAGTATAGCGATTATTATGATATTTGTAATTTTGCTCAAAAATTTTATGAAGATTATCCAATATTGTTGCCGACAAATAATATTGCTAATATGTGGCGAGCTCAAATAAAAAGGCATAATGTTATTAGCGATGAGTTTAATGCTTTATTCTATTATGAATATATAATGTATTTAATTGGGATTCGTTCAAAATGTTTCAAACACAAAAAGAATTAATTAATAATTTATACTATAAAGGTTACAATCCGAATGTAATACTTTGCAATTTAAAACAAGATCGTATTATTCGATTTTGTTTTCGAAACGATCAAATTGCAAGTCCTAAAAATGGTATATACGTAATTAATTTTACATTAGAAGATCGTCGTATACTTACCAAAAGAAAATATAGCATATTTAATTCTAAACAAATGATTGTCAAATTCATTATTGATTGTAAAAATAAGAAAATTAATGAAATAGAATTCCGATATCGAACAGTAAATAATTCTGGTTATATGAAGAATTTTTCAAGTATCGATAATATAAATTATTTATTAGATCAAAATATATTAGTATATCGTAACTATATTATCGGTTTTTTGTTTACTAACTATGTTAAACAGTCAATTGAAGAGTTTAGTAAAAGATTTGAGGTGTAATTATGTTTAAAAAATTTGTCGATGAATTGCGTTGGTATATCGAAACATTACTAAAGGAAATTTAATATGAACTACAAGTTAATATTTAATAAATTAAAAATCGAATATATATGTAATTGTAATGATTTAACTAAAACGATCGATACTATTATTATGAATCATAATACATATATCAAAAACAATCACGACTTAAATTATCAAATATATGGTAATGGTCGTGGTAGTAATATCGAAGTATATTTTAATGGGACGTTACTCGAAATTATCGAGGTATCGAAAGTATGATCAATTGGTTTAATTGGTTGTATTCGATTCAACATTATAGTCCGATGGTTCGTCAAAAATCAATCGTTAAAGATTATTCGGCAATCTATTCTTTATTAAAAATAGAAGATACACCATTATTGATTACATTCTTTAGAGACTCTAATAGCGTTGATTTACAAATTATGTTTTTTACATATGATCTTAATAGAAAAATTCGTGATTATTCTATTACATTATCAGCTTTTCCAAAAAGCGATAAATTATATTTAGTATATGCTATCGATAATCATTTATTACATAATATATTTAATAAAGTTATGTGTAAATATTTAATCTATTATATGTTTTTAGAAACTGATAAGGCTCGTCAATTAATAGATCAAGTATTAGAGGACTATAAAAATGAGTAGCTATTATAAAATACCTAAAGAATATTATATATATGATAAAGCTAGTGATTTTGGTAAAGTAATATCGACATATTTTCTATATGAAAATGATATCGAAAATAAAAATCCGGTTGATTTTGCTACAGATTTATATAATATAAAACAAGAATTAGAAGCTTTAGATGATGAACGTACGATTCGCGAATATTTAAAATTAGCAAAGCTATTAAGGGAACTAGGACAATTATGAATTGGAGTACATTTGTCGAAGATTATAATGAATTAACTACTTTGTTATTCGATCATTTATATCATTTTGGTAAAGACGATGAAGATTTAGAAATATTTTTATTTCAGCATCCATATAGAATAAATTGGATTAAATATTATTATACATACGATATAGATCATAATTACATTAATTTTCAGATCAATATAAAAACATCTGGAAAATATATTCGTTCTATTAATGTATATTTGTCAGAAGATAATAAATTAGAGTATCTATTAAGAGAAGATGATTTTTTTAATCGTAAAACATTATCTAATATAAACGTTCATAAGACTGTATTCTTATGGACGTATTTTTTAATGCTTTTAAATGGTTTTAATCATAAGTTTGTGAGGTTACAATGAGTTTATTCGATAAGTCAAATAGTATTGCTTCTATTTTAGAGCGTCATAAAGCTATTAATATCTTAGACGATATTACCGATATGGAAGTTTATAATCAAGATTTTAAAATTTATTTTTTAGTCGCTAAAACTATGTTATTATTAGACAATACATTGCCAGAAGTATTATGTTTTAGTATCGAAGATGGCGACGATGTTATGTATTTTGATCTATTCGTCGAAAAAGATGACGACGAAGATTATGATCCGGTATTTATTACGACTGAAACCGAAGATAATATTATGAAATATAATGATTCTTTAGAAATATTGTTCCCAGCTTTAATAGAATTAGCTTATTATAAACTAAAGGAACGAATGTTTAATTAATAAGTTAAGTTAGGGCTGTTAATAATTTACCGCCATTTACTTCACGGTTGGGCTCCGCCCCGAAATCTCTTCACACGTTTTCTAATGTGGTTTAGTCAAACGAAAGGAATAATATTATGCAACAAGTAACATTTGAATCCAAACAACAAGCTCAAGAATTTTTTAGTACATTAGGTGAAAATCTTAAAGCTAGCCAAAATAAGATTTTTGAATTTGGCGGTCAACAATGGAATTTTAATAGCACTCCAGAAGTGACACCTAAATTAATTAGCGCTGTATTAGTATCAGAAAATAATGTATTATATGTAACAGCTAATCTAAGTAACGATACAGTATATGCCGATATTGATTTAGAAGATAATATTTCTGGTTTTGGTTATAGCGAATTAGAAAAATCCGTATTATTATCTAATTTAGTATATCGTATATTAGAAGATTATACTAAATTTATGTTCTGTAAAAATGAACGATAAAACTAGTTTTAATTTGCTTAGTGCAATGTTTTTTAATATAAACTTTTTTCGAGCAAATATACCAAAACTATTAATTGGTGGACGATCTTTTGTATTCGATTTTGGTTATAATAATGAACCAAATCTTATTATCAAAACTTGCGACGATTATATAAATAAACAAGTCATATATTTTAATACTAACATGATGCGCGTCGATTCGATGACTCAGTATTCAGAAAAAGAATCGGATATATGTCTTTCAAATTTTATGTATCGTACAGTAATTTTAAAAAAAGCCCATTCTGATTTTGATACGTGCAAAATGTTTAATCAATTTAATTTGTATGTACATTATATTATGTTTTCATTTAATTATATGTACTGGAGGTGATTATATGATTAAATTAGGATTCGGATCTGATAAAGAGACACAAAATGTATACAATAGTTTAAAAGAATTTGCTAAAAAGGATATGTTTTCAGAATATTCTATTACAGACTTTGAAGAGAATAAGGCTCGTAATTCTTTTAGATTTACGATTGCGTACGATGAAGACTACATTAATTCATATATGATTTGGTACGAAGCTGGCATTTTAAATATCGAACCAGAAAAAGAAGATTACCTAGCAGAGGATATAGTATTTATTCTATATCCGATTGCCGAAATGTTATTATAGAAAGGATAGTACATATGTTAGCTATATTATTTACAATATTTTTAATGATTTATTTAGCATTAGCCATTGGCGGCACGTTAGCCGGCTGGGACAAAAAGGACAAATAATATGGATCAGTTCTTTTTAGATAGTATATCGTTAATCGGATTCATGATAATATGGTTTATATTTGCAATAATTGTATATCTTTTACATACTGTATATAGAATATATAAAACAAAAAAAATATCAGATTCATTTGGCTATGTATCTAAAATGCATGCAAGAATGTTTTGTAAATTCCATATAACGACTATGTTATTTTTTGTATTTTGTGCTGTTCTTAAAAGTATAGTAGAATAATATGACGTTACAAGATCTATTAAAAAATATAAGGAATTATACGCCATTAAATAAAAATGATATCGATCTTTTTAAAAATGATTATTTTACAATTTGTATGTATACACAAACAAATGGTGAAAAATTAAATTTTTATATATCGAATCGGCACGAATTAGAGCTATGTTCATTTATTATAAAAATAGAAAATAATAATGACACATTTAAATGGATCGATAATAATAATTGGTTAAAATCATATGTAAATAAATTACCTAACGTATGTACGTATCTAGCATATATGTATTTATTTAGTTGTATAATAAAAATAAATGAAAGTAAAAATAGAAGATAAAACATTTCTTAAACGATTTGAAGTATTTCGAGAAGCTAATAATAATCGATTTACTATGAAACGAAAAAAATATCGAATCCGTCAATATTACACTGACGAAGGATCTAGATACGAAGTATTTAGTCGAGGTAAACAGTATTTCGGATCTTTTAGAATTACTGAAAGTAGTCAGTATATGCATTCTAACGATATTAGCGAAGAAAATATGCTGCTAATTATTAAAGGAATATCCGATACAATACGCTCGTATCGCGTTCCTTTAAAATACGATGGCTATTCTTGCGCATCGTATGTCGAAGAAGCGATGGACCGATTACGTTTTAGCGATACTAATATTCATATTGGATATCATGATGTACAATTTGAAGTTACTAGACTTAATAATGTTGTCGGATATATTAAAACCGAAGCTAGAACAAATGCTATTGATGTATATAATATGCAGATGACATTACAGTATCAGTATTACGATGACGGTATGTATATTTTCTATCATAAGTCATTAGTTAAAGGTAAAGAACATGTTTTAAAAATATATTATAAATTTTTAATAGCCATGTGTAGTTTAATCGAATATCAATATATTAATTGTTTAACAAGTGTAGAAAAAATACCATTTTGAGGTGACGACTATGGAAACATATATTAGAATTACTGACTGGATGCTCTGTCAACATTTTGAAATGCTGATTAATACTTATCGAACATCTGGTAAATTTATCGTTAAAGATTTAGATAATGTAACGTGTGAAATCACATACGATAATGCATATCATCGTTTAAATCTATTAATCGATGAAGACAATTATTATATCGATGTTCTTTACGATGCAAATGTGCAAACAGTATATTGGAATGTCGAAAATAACATTTCATTCGAAGATTTTGGAAAAGTATTAAACGAGGCTAAATATGTTAAACCTGTCGTTTGAGACTCTTGAATTTTTGAAAATTATTCTTGATATTATTCTAGGATGTATATTAGGATTTTTAATATATACCGTATTGACTAAATTTGTCGATAAAGTATTTGATGTATATAACGAAGACGGCGAAATTAGATTATTATTTATGATATTGCCGTCTTGTTTTATTGTATTATTACTGTGGGGTATCGTTACATGGATGAGATGAAACTTCAATTAGAAGTATTATATAAAATCTTAATGTTAGATTTTCATAAATTCTATCGTCGAGAAAAAGGATCGTATAGTCTAACCATTAAAAAAGTAGGCGATGCCGTTATGGTTACTGTCGATTGGAACGAAAATAAAAACTTCGTAAAATTCCAAATATATTGGAATTCCGAAGAGAAACATACGAGCTTTAGTTTTAACTTCGATACTGATAAAATCGATGCATTATATATCGTAAAGGATTTATTATAAAAGGAGGAAAATTAACATGGGAATGGTAAATGAAATCACAAATAAGTTAATTGGCATTAAAGGCCGTATTGCGTTCGAACATAAAGACTATATTATTTATATCGACAATTCTAGAAAAAAAGAAGTCGATAGCGGCGATATTCAAATCTTTAAGGATCGTAAACAAGTATATGACTTTTCTATTGCATATCCTTCTAAGGAATGTAAATCTAAAGGTATTTACAATAATATAAAAGATAAATTTATTAATAATATCGATCTTGAAAAATTACATGAGATTATTATGACGACAGACCTATGATTTTCTTAAAAGATAAATATCGAATTGTCTTAGATAAAAGAAACGTTACGACAATTCTTATTACAATATTAACAGTCGCATTCTTTTTATTTTGTGATATGAATTATGCTACTGATAATGGAAAACTGGCTTTATATCAAACGCCAATATTAATTATCGTCGTAAGTATAATTACGATCGACATGTTACCTAATAAGGTTAATCCGTTTCATATCGATTGTCTAATGACAGCTAAAGTTGACGAAAAACAAACTGAAGCAGTATTTAATATCTTTAAAAATATAATAAATCTTGTTCTTTGTGAAATTTTACATTATCCTAATATTCTTGAATTACGAATTAAAGATATTAATATCGGTCAATTAAAAAACGTGACATTAATGATCAGAGCTATTGGTTCTGTTGAATTCGGTAAAAGATCTGTCGACTTATTAATTTCAGTATATAATAATGATGTGGCTATTTCATTAGTATCGATTTCAATGATAATAACATCTGATATTCAAGATATATTAGATAGTATAACAGTAACGAAAAATTTAAATCAATGGAAAGATCTTATCGTACTAGCTAAGACAGTAGAATATTATTTGATAAATCATCAATATAAAGGAGCTATTAAAAATGAAGAAAGAGGATTTTAAACAGCTATGCTGGTTATTTCGATTATTTTTAATAGCTATTAATACTGAACACTATCAGTCAAATGATTTTAAAATTGGCGAATTTAAATATGCTGTTAGATTAACAGCTATTGAACATATCCTTCATATCGAATTGTTAAAGAAAAATAATCCGGTCGTTGCTTCGATATCTGGTGTCGAATATTTACCACAGGAATCATTAAGTTATAACTTTAGAATAAATGATATATTAAATGATTATTTTGAATTATTCTTTAACGGCAGTAAGATCATTGAAGAAAATCTTAATATACTGTATAATATATCATATAATATATGTAATCCTGTAGAAATAATGAAAGGACTAGTTAATAACAATGGTCGGAAGAATAAAATTTACTGGTAAGCTAAGTGCTATTAATAGAATTAATAATGAATTATTGTGTACTGATATGTTCGCAGGTAATTGTATCGTTAAAGAAAAAATTCGTTGCGATAATATTTTAATGTTAACAATCGAAACTGATTATGATATTAATTCTGCATATTTAGTTTCGTTAAGCGACAAATATCATGTTAATATCGAATATAGTATTAGCGATCATAGAAATCATATTAAACATAATGGTATTGTCGTATTTGAAAATAATAAAGCCGAAATAATCGAAGAGAAAAAATTTAATTATGATGAATCAAAAGCTTAGTCGACGTGTATTTGCTGCTGTAAAAAATAGTGTATTAATAACGTCGAAATGCCGACATTATGAATTTAACAATCTTGATATTTCGGCAGTTAAAACAAATGTTAGGCTTACGTCTAAAGATACCAAAGAATCTAAAATGTTTAATAGTATAAAAACATTAATAGCACTTGTTGATAAATACGATGAATTTAAACAAGCGGGTATGATTATATGGTTGTTAGGATACTATAGTTTTATCTTAGATAAAGATTTAGACGCAAAAAGACATTTTAAATTATTTAAAGAAGTTCAGACTATATATGCTCAACAACTTAATTTTGGTCCTAATGAAATTCAGACTCAACGACTTAGAGAATCGATGGAGCAAATAGCCCATAGACTTAACGAACAGGTTAGCTTTTGGACTGATGTGTATCGAAACTTAAACGAAAGGAATGGTGGTTGATATGAATATTGAAGATTATAAAGAAAAATTTTTAAAAAGACTGAATAAAATGTCAGCAGAAGAATTAACTGCTATTTTTAAAGAAGTATTTGATTTAGAAGAAGAATATCCGTATAAAAATATTGATAAAAGGAATGGTAATCAATGAGCGCAAGTTTGCGTAATTTATTTAAACGCCATCGTCATAACTTTAATCCAGAAAGTTTATTACGTGACTTAAAGAATAATAAAGACAAAAAGAATTTATTCGATAAAATTAAAGAGATGGAGGAGGTTAGAAAAACAGAAGTATTGGAGCCAGAGCGTAACAATTATCCACAATGTAAAGTCGATTTAGTAGCACAAGTACAACAAGAAATTGAAGAAGAAAATACTCCGAATGAACCGGCGGACGATATTCACGTACATGCCGATTGTCCTACAATCGAAATCGATGAGTGGACGACAGAAGATTTAGTACGTACTATTCAAAAAAGTAAAGAAGCTATTAAACATATTATGCAAAATTACGAGTTCTGGAATAGTATGGTGAAGGAATGCGATCAAGCGTTAGGCGATCTACGACATTTTGCTGAATTTTACGACGATGCGACACAAGAAGAAATTAATAAAGTTTACGAGCTGATGACAGAATATAGTCGTAAGCGTCGTGTGTATAAAGACCGTGTCGAGATTTTTAAAGATATTTTCGCTAGCAAAGCACGTATGGAAAATATTTATGCGCCGATTAATCAAATGTCGAATAAATTCAACAAGATGAATATCGAGCGTCAATATTCTCCACGTGTTCTTAAGGATTTGTTCGAGCGTTAGTCACGTTCTACATTATCCTTCGGGGACTTCGTCCCCGTTTTCATTCGGGCTCCGCCCCGAAATCACTTCTGTGTCTTTTATAAGAAGCTATTATTAGATAGCTTCTTTTTTTATTATGAAAAAAAATTATACAAATATTATAAGAAGAATCTGTAAAGACGGCTTGCCTGAAAATTTTTATCATAGTACTTGTAATAATACTAGAATAAGATTGTTTATGCGTGAATGGAAAATACATAAAATATTTGCAAATACATTTGTAATATCTAATTTTAACATATATAACAATATGAATGATTATATTGATTTTGATTATAAAAAATTTCAAATTTATAGACATTCAAATCTTTTTGATACGAGAAAAAATATCACTGATGATAATTCTTATCAGGCAGAATTATTACTTTTATGGTTAATTTATTTTTATTACGCGAGGTATTAAAAATGAAGTACTATCTTGAAGTCAAGAGTGATGTACATCACCCGACAGCAAAAGAAATTGCCGAAATTATCGGTATCTATAATATGAGTGATCAACCTCATGCTAGGTTCGTACGTGCATACTTAGGACGCAGTCCATTACAGTATTTAGGTCGTAACGGTATGGTCCAAGTATTTAATAATTATCAGGCTATATTAGCTTTAGCTAAGGATATGTACGAATATACTAAACATGAAGGTGTAACTGAAGTCTATTACAGTTTAGATGACGGACGCAGTTATAATTTAAAATTATTCAAAGGCCGTATTCGTATAGCTATTAATCGATTGGAAGAAATGTGTAAAGGGGTAATCGAAGATGGAACAAAATAATCAAGCACAAATTTGCAGAAAGATTGGAATTATTATTGGCAGTTTATTAAATATTTGTGTAACGTTAGTATTAGCTTTAGTAAAAGCTGTATCTTCTGAAGCTAAAAACGTATCTAAAGGCTTCGACGAAGCAGAAGACGTTAAATCTGTCGAAGAAATTAAAGATGACGAAGTCGATATCGATGCTGAAATCGAACGTCTTATGGCTTTAAAACAAGCCAAAGAAATTAATAAAGAAGATTAATTATGTCTTCGATAATAATTGGCGAAGAAGAAAAAATCATTCTTTCGACAATATATGATTATGTCGCACAGTATCCAATATTAAAATATGAAGGTATTTATCATTCCAATCCTAAATATATTAATATTAAAGTCGATAAAATTTATACATATCAAAACTCTATTATTGTCGATATAGAATACGTAACTGTGAATAACAAAAACATAATATCCTACGAATTAAATCAAGATAATAATATTATTTATACAAGCTGTGATGTTGATTCTAATTTTATCAAGGATATTATGTTTTTACCAGGTATCGTAAATTTTAAATTTATCGAGACATATAAAAGTAAAATGATATCAGAATTTGCTTATTTAGTGCGAGATTGCTATCGTTTTAGAATAAGCAGTGGTTATGATTTTTACTATAAATTTTTATATATATATGCTAATATATTTAGTGATATAAATGATGGTCCGATGTTTGGCGATGATGTTATGTATTCGTCAGAAGAATCGACTATTAGATTTTTAAAAAACGGATCAATATGTGTTGTAGAAAATAGTAATAATCATAAATACAATAAGAATATTGAATTCATACCATTATATATAGTAGAATATTTAATGCAAGGATGTTATTTAGATGCAATACAAATTCAAAGCGATATCGAAGAATTTCGACAACAATCAGAAGAAAACGTTAATAATTGGATCGCTATTAATGGATAATAATGAATATTTCATTAATAATATTCCAGTCGATAAAAAAACTATTGGTCAATCAACTGGACTTAGGGATAAACATGGTCAAGAAATATTTATTAATGACATTATTCATTTTAAAGCAAATTATGGTGACTTTACATTAGAATTAGCTACGGCTACAGTCGGATTCGATGAATTAAATGGACGCCTTGCTGTTAAGATGAATGATAATATATTAGCATTATGCGACATGAATTATAGCGATGTCGAGTACGAAGTACTTGGGAATATTTATGAAGGGAAAATTAATGGAAAGAAACTTTAAAGCAAGATGTCTGAAAGACAGATCTTGGAAAACTGGTTTTTATTTAATTAAAAAGAAAGAACCATGTATTAAAGATATTAAAAACGTATGGCCAGTACACGAACAAACAATTTGTCAAAGTACTGGCTATTTAGATTGCAATAAGAAAGAAATTTTCTTAGACGATTTAGTTAACTTTAGTGCTATTATTAATGGCAGCGAAATTAAGTTAGATAAAGCTCAGGTTGTATTCGGTATTCCAGTTGGTAAATTAGTATTAGTTGAAGGTAATGAAGTAATCGATTTTATTAGTGATAGATACGAAAATCCTCATTACGAAGTTATCGGGAATATTTGGGATAGCATTGCACTTCTTAAAAAGAAGTAATATAATTGGTATATAAGCTTATATATTTTTAATAAGAGGTATACCATGAATTATCACAAATTACTCGAAGACTGTGACTTTATCAAAGTAAAGCAAACAGTCGAAATTCGTCCTCATGACGAAAACAAAGGCTTTTATGAATATGTAAACCATATTTTTAAAAGTGTAAATAACGGTCATCGTTATGGCCCTGCAGTTAAAACTAATATCTTAACTATGTATAATCGTGGCAACTATATTGCTTGCGAAATGGGTGATCAACGTATCGACATCCGTCGAGATAAGATCGTTATTTATGTACCAGGTTTAAAAGCTAGTAATGAAGAAACATATCGTCAATATGCTATTAATAATATTGGCGTATTGAACTATATTTACAATTGTAAAAAATACTAGCTTTTAAATAAATTAATCCTAACAGAGATGTTAGGCCTATACGATAGGATACAATTGGTATAAGCTTTAACTGTATAGGAAAACTTGTAGCGAAATGTTGCAAGATATTTAAGAGCAATCATCAGTAGCTAAGATGGTTGCTCTTTTTTTATTTTGATGAAAGGAAATTCCATGCGTAACAAAATTATAGTATTTACATTTTTACTAGTATTATTTACATTATCACATGTACAAGCATGGGATAATCCTAATAAACCAGAAGTAAATACTGAAATATATGCATTAAAAACAGCTATGATTGGTGCATATATGAATGGATTTAATGACGGTAAAAATAATTTACCTAAAGATGAAGATTATACTAACGGTGAATATAAAGACTTTTTAAACTTCTATGATGAAGGTTATTATAAAGGCCGAGTATTCGAATATCAACATAGATAATTATGTCTAATACTATTAAATGGTTAATGATTGTTAGCCAGGCTATTTCTAATCTCATATTTGGATTTACGACACCGGTCGTTCATATTTATTTTATGAGCTTAGTCGGTCCGAATATATATAGCTTAGCTAATTTTATCGAAGCAGGTTTAGCTGCTGTTGTAAATAGCTTATTAAGCAATCAAACATATCGTCATTATTTTAAACAATTTGCTTTATATTTTTTAGCTTTAGATAGTATACTATATGTAATTATAATATTTTTAGGTATAGAATATATTAATGTTCGATTTATCGGTTTAGCAATTATTAATAGCCTATTAAATAATATTTGGTTTATTATGTTAAGCGATGTTTTGAATAAAAATATTTCTGGCGATGAATTAACTGATTTTAAAGTACTTCAACGAAGCTGGATGCTTTGGGGAAGCTTAATCGGATCTGGCATCGGTGTTTGGATTAATAATTCTATATCGATAGAATTTGCTTTAGTTTTACAAGCTTTATCGACAGTAATGATTGCTATCTGCGATGGCTATTCATTTAAAAAATTAGAAAGGTCGGCCAATAAATGAAATTATTTGAAATTTTTTCAAATTCGAATCTTTTAAAAAACAATATCGATATTCTTTATCAAGATTTTTTAGAAAATAATAAAAAACTTGAAATTGCTAAAAATTTTACATTAAATTCTTTCAATATAATCAATGGTGATACGAATATTGTAGAATTTAAAATTTTACTATGCAACTGCCCAATTAAAGTTTATATTAAATATTCTAACGATCATTATTGTTATGCAAATGTCGAAATGGAATATTTAACAGATAAAACATTAAACAATAATTATTTGATTAATTTAGGATATGTTATTTATTCTTTAATTATTGCTATTCCGGTAAAAGATTTGGATAAAAAATAAATGAAACTATTAATTTTAATTGCTTTTTTCGTTTCGTTATTTAGTATGTGCGAAGCAAGAAGTATTGTAAGCTATGATTGTACTCAAGAAGAACAACAAGAAGCATTAGCCGAATATCATAGTTTTGTAAGTGGCTTTGACGATGGTTTATATAATTATACTGTTATTTATTATTCTGACGATAACTATAAAATGGGTTATCGGTTAGGAAGTGCTCATCGGAGGTGATTAAATGAGTTATGAAATTTTAGTTACTATCGGTGTTATCGCCGTCGCATTTTTTGCGACAGTATGTTTTGTTGTACATCAAGTATTCGAAACACGACGTATGCGTATTCAATATGAAGGTGGATATACAGAGGCTGAAATTAAAGAAATTTTACATGCCGAAATTGATCCATTGTTAGATGCTGCTAATAAGAAAGGTTCTAAATGAAATATTGTATCGAAGACGATTATAACGATTTAGTAAATTTATTATTTCAAATGCAAAAACAACAAGCTTCTGGTACAGTATATGTTTTAGTTGTTAATGAATTACATATTATCGATACTGAATTAATTGCTTGTAATAATAATATTCAGGTTAAATTTAAGGTATCTGAAGAACCGAAAAAGAAAGCTGAAAAATTCAAAGAATATCAATGTTTTTTGTTTAAATCAGATTTTGATGAAGGTATATTTAAAATCTTTGTTGAAGATAAACTTAATACAAGTGTCGAATTAGAAATTATCGAATTGCTAACAGAAAAATTATATAGTTATAATACGATTAGAGATATGAAAGGAAATTAACATGGAAGTTAAACTTAACGATAACTTTAAATGGTTTTTAGAAAGTTTATTAAACGAAGGTTTCGATCAATTCTTTATTGATGATATGTACGGTGCTGTATTTACTAAAAATGGTAAAGTTAGACCTATTGATTGTGCTAATTTTATTACGAGCAACTTATATAATGCTTGCCCTGATTTAGTAGAAAATACTGAATACAACATTAAAGATCTTATTGAAGGAAAACTTACTGATAATAATTTTAAATTTGGTGATAAGATTATCGTTACCATTAATAATACTGAATTAGACGGTGTATTTATTAGAAAAGAAGATCATTGTAGTGTCGTAATGATTAAAAATGCGAAATTACCAGTTCGTGTTACCAATAAAATTATTAAAAAAGTTGAATAATTAATAAATAAAGGTGAAAAAAATGAAGGAATTTGATTTAAATAAACTTAAAGAAGCGATCGATCCTAAGAATCCTAAGAAAGCTTTAAAATATTTAGGCGAAACGATTACTCGTGAGCAAATGTATACGTATATCGTTAATAAAATTATTGATCAAAAAGATAACGAATGTATATATATGCCGATGCCGACTATTTATAATTTATTCATGAGCTTTATTCAAGATATGTGTGATGAACCATATAAGTTATTAAGCGATATTATCCAGGAAAAACCAAATCTTGAAATTAAAAAGCTTAAAGAACTTGAAACTAAAGAAGTTGAAACTGTCGGCCCGGTTGCAAAATATTTGCTCAACAAATTTAATCTTGAAGATTATGATGACTTCAGAAAAAAATATATTGATACAGATTTTGAATATCGTTGGTATCCATTGTTCGTAAAATATATTTTAGAAAAGAATAATGGTACAGCTAAAAAGTTCGAATTATTAAGCCCGTTCTATGCTCCTAAAAATAGTACGAGCGATTACGACCTTTTTGCTCCTGAAGATTTCGAAGTTATCGACGATTATCAATTCGCCGACGAAAGGGACAAATAAAATTTATAATGCGTTTAGTTTATAATAATAGAGTCTATCACATGGTCTATCTAACAGATGCCGTATTAAAAGATGGCATCTATGTTAGTGAAGGCTTGTGTGAAGACGGTAAATCTTATATTATTAATTGGGAGGATAAAGATTTTGACATAGAATATCCTAGTTCAATTTCTTTAGCATAAACTGAGTAATATATAATTGCCAGTACTGTTAAAATATACATAAGTGTGCTGGTTTTTTAGTATAATGAAAGGAAACAGCATGAGTGCATCCTTTGTAGTATCGATTATCCAGCTACTCATGCTAATGGGTACTTTCATACTTTGTATAGCCTCTATTTTGATAGTGGCTGGAATATTCGATCTTCTTTGTTCTAAAGAAGAAATACGTAAAAAAGAAATTGGGACACAGTTAACATGGAGTATTGTCGCATTTATTGCAACATTATTTTTCATATATATATTATTCGATACACAAAATTTAATCGAAATTAATATGGTGCCTCAACCTCCATATGGATCGTATCGGTAAAACTATCGATTGTATTTTTGAATTAGTGTTTTTTAGCCTTGGAGATGGTTGAAATCGCTGATTTTCAAGTCGCCCTACGATTTACTATTAATTTTAATAGTAATAGGAAGACGAGTAGAAAGTTAGGAGATCAAACCTATGAAAATTTTAAAAACTGTATTTTTTGCTTTTACGTTAATGCTAGGTATGCTTTACATGCCTAACGCTAATGCTACTGAATTAACTGCGTATACGCATACAGGTAGCGTTATGGCTAACGGTGAATGGCCATATGAGGGCGCAGTTGCTAGTAACGACTATGCCCTCGGTACAATTTTAAATATTAATGGCTACAATTACGTAGTTGCTGACCGAATGGCACCAGGCATTCATGGAGTTATCGATATCTTCATGAATGATTATGATCGTGCAATTCAGTTCGGTCGTCAATACGGCGAAGTATACGTCGTAAGTTAATATAATCGATCCATTTTACGTATTATTACTCTCCCGTTAGTACTGGATACTAATCCAGCACATGTATATTTTTAATTTTAAATATTTTTAATTGTTGGTTCTCGTCACAGTAACTGTCAATAAATAAGGATAGGCGGTTCTTATGAATAAATTGTTAAAAGATTTGTCGGCATTTGGATATGCCAGAGCTCTCGGACTACGGACGAGATTTTTAAGTCGTGAATTTTGGACATCGTTTGCATTTACTGTTATTTTTTTAGCTAATATGATTGCTTTTGATCAATGCAACAATATGATAATGTTTCATTTAATAGTATTATCTTTACCATATCTAATTGTATTATTTATATTAAATGCAATTTATCATAATACAGTTATGTATTTATTAAGTAAAGTAAAACGTGTCGACGAAGAAAACGAATTATATTTAGCTAGTATTGCTGGCTATGCTATTTTAAATAATATTATGAATGCCGTCGGTATTCTATTTAGTATGACCGGATTATTTTATTATTCTGGTTTTGATCAGGGGATTTTAATGAATCCTATTTTATTTGTGTTCATTGTATTCCTTGTTATCTTTAATACTTATATTTGCTTAGCAAATATGGTAAATGGATTTAAAGTATATTTAATTACACGCAATCAAGAGGAATAAATAATGGCTATATTATGGAAAACAACAAAAGCTAATAAAACGAGTACATATAAAGGATATGTACCGATACCTTCGACAATTGACGAACCATCGTTTGCTGAAAAATGGAAACGGTGGCGTACTGGAGACCCTGCTAAATTTTTAACATATAAAGATTTACAAGAATTAGTATTATATTGTTACAACAAAAATCTTAGTGTAACGACGACAGAATTAGAATTAGTTTTCCATGATAAGCATATTTACGACAAAGAAACGGCAATTAAATATATTAATGAACATATGAATGAATTTGGCTATATCGATGAATATAGCGGACGAGTTGTAAATCCTAGTCAAGGAGGTGGCAATACAGGAACTAATAATAATAGCACTAGATGTTATTGTTGCTGTAAAAAACCATAATGGACATACATAAAATATATACCGATATTTTAACTAGTTATAATATTTTGACTGTATTTAAAGGCGATGTTAATAAAGAAGACTTAAAAATCATTATTAGTTTATTTTTATTAAGCTATACAAATTTAAGTATTATTAATCGAGATCGCAGTCTTAAAAAAGACGAAAAAGTTGAGAATTTCTTTAACGCTATCGATAAGATTATCGATAAACGATTTGTTAAAGATATTCTTGATCAAGAGATATTAGAATCTATCGTATTAGATTTTAATAAACGTATTAAATATATGAAAGAACATGGACTCGATATCGAAGTCTATGAAGAAATGAAGACGCCTGGCGTCGATTCGATTAAATATATTATCGAATAAGTTAAGCTCCCCACGATAAATTTATCGTAGCGGGAGCTTTTTTAATTGGAGGTATAATGCGAAATATAGATTTAATTCGTAACTATAACAAAATCCAAGATATTGTCGCTATTTTTAATAGTATTAAAGTAAGTCGTCGAGCTGTATTCGGCGAAGAAATTATGAAGAAACAAACTATTAATGTGGAATTGGGCAAATTGTTTGTTAAACATAAAATACTTGACGATTATCCAGTCTTTAAAATTCTTGTGAAACTACTTGTTGCATGCTATAATAATCCTGAAGAAACTAATATTTCTGAGCTTAAGATTACAAATGATCTTACAGATGATGAAATTAAAGATATTTACGATGAATTAGATAAACAAATTAAAGATAATCCGGGTATCTTCGCATGAATTTGACAGTTAATCAAATCATGAGCTTAGAAGATCCAGAAGAATATATTCGCGGATTATTCGTAAGACTTTGCATTATCAATTATCGTATTAAACAAAAAGGATTAACTAAAGAAGATCAGTATGAAGTCATGCAATTAATTGAAAGTATCGCTAATACAATCGGTTATAAAGAAGAAATTCTTAATAAATGTATCGATATATTTAGCGTTACGATGAATATGCATCATGACTTCTACTTGTCTTGGGATTTAGTCGATGAGTATTTAAAGGATAAAGTAAAGTTATTATGATTTTTCTTAAAGAAAATGTTTTAAAACATGTCGACAAGATGATTGTCGACTTAAACTTTCCAGAACAAATTGGTAGTTTGCAAGAATTAAAAGAAGTTATTACGCAGGCAATTAATTATAGCACAAGTACTGATCGATCAGAACAATTGTATTTTAGCCTAAATGAAAAGCGACTGATCTTGTCGATTGATGAACAGAATTTAGGTACGTTCTATTCTGAAGAGTCAGATATGCCAATTATTTGGTCAGAAATCGAAGATTTTATACCGTCACCTCATGAAGATGATCAATATACATATGTCAGTACTATATATGAAACAATTATTATTAGCGATAAGTTAAAACCATTATTAGTTGGTTTATTTTTAGATATTAGTTCAGTGTTACCAGTTAATTATATTAGGAGTTTTAAACATGAATGTAAATAAAGCTATTAAAGAAATTAATAATGCACTGACTAATACTGTCGTCGAAATTTATGGCGATAGCGGATCTGGCAAAAGTTATATAGCCGATAAAGTTGCTGAGACGAAAGATTTCGCTTTGCTAATTGATTAGAATTGCTGTGCACGCTCGTGACTTTAGTCATGAGTTAACAGCATGAATAGTCCACTTATTTGGTAACAAGTAAGTGCCAAGATAATCTACATCTTGGAAATTTATCTAATTGCTGGGAACCCCTAAAGCTTAAGGTGCCGGTACAAATTTTATTTGTATCCGGCTACGAAAGTAGAAATAAATCCTTAAGATGGCATATGGTTAAATCCTAAGTGTTATTTATAATGGGCAATCAGCAACCAAGCCGTGAATAATTTATTCACGGAAGGTTCAACGACTAGAGCGTGAGCTCGTACACTGCAAGTCTATAATGGTAGTGGAAATGGTAAAGGTCCTCACTAGAGGATTAAGATATAGTCTGTGCCTTAGCGAAAGCTAAGGATGCGCGTAGTGGTGCTGCATTAATGATGACGTATTAATGTGAACAATCATCCTCTTATAAAAAAGGTTTTTACATATATTATAAAAAAATAAAAAATAATCCTTTTAAACTCTTGAAAAAATAATTTACATATGTTACACTTATATTATCATAAAGGAGGTAATATAATGAATGTAACACATGGACGCGGATATGTTTACGCAATCCAATATCATATTGTTTGGTGTGTAAAATATCGTAGAAAAATATTAACAAAAGAAGTTGAATCTAAGTTAATTAATATCTTAAAAAAAATTGCTGAAGATAATCAGATAATCATCCAAGAATTAAATACAGATCTAGATCATATTCGTATGTTAATTGCGTGTAAACCACAACATTGTATTTCAAATTTCATAAAAGCCTTTAAAGGTGTTTCTGCAAGATTACTTGCTAAAGAAATTCCTGAATTGAAAAAACAATTTCCTAAAGGTCATTTATGGAATCCAAGTTATTATGTTGGCACTGTTTCAGAAAATACTGAACAGCAAATTATAGATTATATCAAGAGTCAAAAAGAAAGGTAAGATTTAGAATGGAAAGAGCTTATAAGCTAAGAATATATCCTAACAATAAACAAATTGAATTATTAAATCAAACATTTGGTTGTGTTAGATATATTTATAATTATTTTCTAAATAGAAAAATAAATTTCTACGAAGAAAATAATGAAGGCTTAACTATTAATGCTTGTTCTAAGGAATTAACTCAATTAAAAAAAGAAAATGAATGGCTTCAAAAACCAGATAAGTGCGCATTACAAAATACGCTTAGAAATTTAGATGCAGCCTATTCAAATTTCTTTAAAAAACGAGCTGGTTTTCCAAAATTTAAATCAAGAAAATCTTTTAAAGATTCTTATAAAACAAGTGGTTATTTAAAATTTGAAAATAACAAAATTAGAATTCCTAAAGTAGGCTGGATAAAAATTAAAGGATATAGAGAAATATCTGGAAGAATTTTATCCATTACTATTTCTAAAAATAAATCTAATCAATTTTTTGCTAGTATTTGTGTGACCGAATTCGAACCAGAACAGTTTGAGAAAACAAATCAAAATGTAGGTATCGATTTAGGTCTCAAAGAATTTGCAATTTTTAATACTGGCGAGAAAATTAATAATCCTAGATTTTTTGTAGAATCTCAAAAGAAATTAGCTAAAATGCAACGAAAGCTTGTTAAAAAAGTTTTTGAAAGCAATAATTATTTTAAATATAAAATTAAAGTAGCTAGATTTCAAGAAAAAACAAAAAATCAAAGATTAGATTTTCTTCATAAATTATCTATTAGATTAATCAAGGAATATGATATTATTTGCGTTGAAACATTAAAAGTTAAAAATATGATGAAGAATCATAAGTTAGCTAAATCTATTCAAGATGTTTCATTATCAGAATTTGTAAGACAATTAGAATATAAAGCTAGATGGTATGGAAAAGTAATTTCTAAAATAGATACTTTTTATCCATCATCTCAATTATGCTCTAACTGCGGTTATAAAAATCCTGACATTAAAAATATCGATATTCGTGAATATGACTGCCCTATTTGTGGCACACATCATGACCGAGACATTAATGCTGCAATTAATATCTTAAATGAAGGATTAAGAATTTTAAATTCTATATAATATATGTAAGAACCGTAGGACATACGGGGATAGCCTATTAAATTTATTCGGCCTCTGGTTATAAATAATAATTTATTGTTATTTGTAGTTAAGTTGGATGTAAATAGGAACCTCGTCACTTTAGTGGTGAGAGGATGTCAGAGTCTTATGCAACGTACAGAAGGTCAATATTATATTATTCAATCCAACAAATTAGAAGATGCTGAAGAATTAATTAAAGATTTTGACTTAATTGTTATCGATGACTTCTTCCAGTTATCTGGTGATCCTCGGGATAATATTTACAAATTACAAGAATGGGTGTATAATAATAGAAAATTATCTATTATTTTAATTAATCAGATTCGTGCGAATTTTAATGAACGACGTCCAGAAAAATTTGTTCCGTATGCTGATTATTTACTACAACGTTACGCCGATCGACGATTCTTTACAGAATTTAAAGATGGCGAATATGTAATTACTCAAGTTAAATGAGGTGCACCTATGATTATTGTAATTTCTGGCCCGAGTGGCAGTGGCAAAAGTACGCTTGCCGGCTTATTTGAAGTTAAAGGTTTTAAACGTATCGTAACTTCGACTAATCGTAATCGTCGTTTAAACGATCCAGAAGGTCAATATTATTTCGTTCCGAAAGAAGAATGGAACGACGACGATTATATTTGTGTTACTAATTACGGTGGCAATAAATATGGTATCGATAAAGGTTATTTCGACGAAATTAATAAAGACTTAAATTATATTGTCGTATTAGATGAAGCTGGTTTAAAAGAACTTAAAGAATACTACGACAATGTATATGGTTTTTATTTGAACGTAGTCGAAAAAACATGTCGTGAACGTATGGCTCAACGTGGTGATGCTGCTGATAATATTGAGAAAAGAATTGCTTACGATAAAGAGCATCATCGTTTCAATTATTTAATTGACGACGACGATTTATATGATCAAGCATTCTTTGGCGAAGATCACCCGTCTATGATTATGCGACAAATTATGGATTATTTTAATAATAATCCAGATAGCGAAGAAACGATCGACGAAGGCGAAGAGATTCTTGCTATGCTACATAAACAAAAATAAATATAATATCTAAAGCCCCTTTTATAGGGGCTATTTTTAATATGGAGGAAAAATGGCATATTCTAATAAAATCGAACAGGCTGCTGTAATTTTATTCGAAGAACGTGACGATTGTAATAAATTAAGTTTACGTATTCGCGATCTATGTAATATGGATTGGTCTACCGAAACATTTACGTCATTCTCTGCTATGTGTGCTATCGAAATGGCTAAAAAGCATCATTGGGCTAAAGAATGGTCTAATATGAATTCATTGCATATGGCACGTATCTGGTGTCTTTTAAATGCCGATGGCGATTCCCTACGAGAACGTATCGATAATGCTGGCTTTACTGGTCAGAAGATTAACGAAATGATTATCGAAGGTGGCGGAACGCTAAGAAAACAAAAGTTTGATCAAGCTATTCGTCATAGTGAATGTTTTACCGATGCTGAAATTAAGCTTTTAGAAGCTATTAATAATAAGACTAAGAATAAACGTTTAGCATCGATGCGTGAAAAGATTACACCAGAACATCGTGAATTAGCAACGAAACATCGTTTAGAATCTGCTAAATATAATAAACGTAAAAAAGCTGCTAGTAAGATCTTAAAAGAAACAGCTAAAACTGTTAAAGAAACTAAGAAGCCAGCTCCACAATACGTTACGTATAAGTGTATCATTATCGATAGCAAGAAAAGTAAATTTGATAATATTGTCAATGCAATTAAATTAATTTTGAGTGGTAATTTTAAGGAAGTAAAGGAAGAAGTCCGTGAGCGTAATTAAAGATAATGATGGTGTTCGCATCGGTATTTTCGATAAAATGCTAGAAGAGCGAGTATTATTTATCGTCGGAGAGATTAATGACGAGTTAGCAAATTCTATCGTTGCCCATCTATTATATCTTAATAGTAAAGATAGCCGTAAACCAATTACATTGTATATTAATAGTCCTGGCGGTGTTATTACTTCCGGATTCGCTATTTATGATACAATGAAATTAGTTAAAGCACCAGTTCATACTATCGGTTACGGTATGTGTGCTAGTATGGCTAGTTTTCTATTAAGTATGGGTGATAAACGTAGTGTATTGCCTAATACTTGTGTAATGATTCACCAACCATTAGGTGGTGCACAAGGTCAACAAACTGAAATTGAAATCACTTATAAACGAATCACGTCTCTTCGTGAAAAACTAGAAAAGATGTATGCTGAAAAATCTAACGGCAAATCTTCTTATGAACAAATTCACGAAGCTTGTGAACGTGATAATTATCTCGATGCTAAAGAAGCATTAGACATGGGTTTAGTCGATGAAATTATCGGAGGTGATGAAGAATAATGAAATGTTCATTCTGTGGCAAAGACATCAACGATAATGAAAATAATCGAGTAACCTTTAGTTCTTCCGTAGACGAAAATATTTTCATCTGTCAAGATTGTGTTGAAAATATGAGTATTCAGTTAGTCGAAGATAATCCAGAGCTAGATTTTGGTGTTAACTTGGAAGAAAATTTTGGTCTTGAAGATACGCCAAAACCAAAGGTTAAAAAATCTAAATTATTGCCTTCACAAATTAAAGAATATTTAGACGAAAGTGTAATTAATCAAGATTATGCTAAGAAAATTTTAAGTGTAGCTGTAGCTAATCATACTAAGTTATTAGAATATAATGCACTTAAAAAAGATAAAGTTGGTATCGACGTAGAGAAAGCGAACGCGCTTCTCATTGGCTCGACTGGTTGTGGTAAGACTTGGATAATTAAACAAATTGCTAAATATTTAAAACGTCCTTGTGTTATTGTAGACGCGAGTAGCCTTACAAAATCAGGCTTTGTAGGCGAAGACGTAAATAGTATTATTGCAAAATTATACAGAGAAGCTGGCGAAGATGTTTCGAAGACTGAACAAGGTATTGTGTATATCGACGAAATCGATAAGATTGCTGCTCGAGATCCTGAAAATGCAGGTGCTCAAGGTAGCGATATTGGTGGTCGAGATGTGCAGTATGAATTATTAAAACTTGTCGAAGGTGGCAAAGTAGCTATTAAGACAGGTGGTATGTTAGGTCAAGGCTCAACAGTTGAAATTGATACGACAAATATTCTATTTATTTGTGGCGGTGCATTTACCGGTATCGAAAAGAAAATCGCCGAACGTTTGAACAAATCTGTCGATAATGGTTTCGGCTTTACGAATGTAAAGTCCGAGAACGAAATTCAAGACGAAATTACCTATAATGGTTTAATTGATAATATCTTACCAGAAGATTTAAGTAATTTCGGTATTATTCCGGAATTGTTAGGTCGATTACCAATTATTTGTCCGTTAAAAGAATTAAGTATCGAAGATTTAGAAAATATTTTAACACAACCTAAACATGCTATCTTTAAACAATTAAAAGAATTAGTAAGTATGTATGGTGTCGAATTAGAATTTGATGACGATACAATTCATACGATTGCTAAATTAGCTTATGAACGTAAGACTGGTGCTCGTGCACTACGTAGTGTATGTGAAGCATTAGTCGACGATAAGATTTTCGATATCACTCCTAAGACTAAGAAAATTAAAATTACTAAGGAAGATGTCGAAAAGAAATTTGAATACTATCTAAAGAAGGAGGAAGAATAATAAAGATGTACGATTTAGTATCTCTTACTGAAGCAGCTTTAATTACAGCTATCGATAAATTAGCTAATAATGCTGATAAATTAACAGTTGACGAGATTAGATTGCTTCATGAAATGTATATTGCTGGTACTATCGAAAAACTTCAACAAAAATTTGAAGCTGCTGAAAAAGATGCACAAGAATTCTTAGCTAAAGAAGAAGCTAATGAAACTACTGTATCTGAAATCGTAACGGCTAAAAAAGAAGTTAAAGAAGAAAAACCTAAAGCTAAACGTGGTCGTCCTAAAGCAAAAGCTAAAGAAGAAGACGTACCAGTAACAGATTTTGAAGGCAATGTATTGCCTCCAGAAAAATTAGCTAAAGGTAGTGAAGATAAAGTTCACGATGAAGAACCAGCCTTCGTACCCAGTAAAGCAGAAGTTAAACCTGAAATTGTTGTCGAAGAAGCTTCTGCAACTGAAGAAGCAACAAAACCTTTAGAGTTTAACGAAGCTCAATTAGATTGTTATGTATCTGAATTTAAACGTGAAGAAACATTCGAATCCAATCCTGAAGCAAAAGCTAAACTTACGCCTCAACGTAAGAAAATTAATGCTTTCGTAAAAGAAGCCGAAGGCAATAAAGCAGTATTACGTAAGTATTTTGACGAGATCTTAGACGACGCCGATAAAGGTATGTCGTTTAAAGAAATTACGCCTTTCTATGTCGACAATTTAGCTCATTACTTAACATTACGTGAAGAATTAGCACGTTATAATGAAGATCAAATTGTCGAAAAGATGAAAGAAATTTCCGGCGGAGTATTACACGATATTTCTCAATTGAATCGTTACAATATCGAAGCCATCTTAACAGTTCTTAAAGCATAGTATATGCTTAAGATATATTTTAAATAATTTTATTTAAGAAAAGGAGACTATTTATTATGTCTATGAACAAATTACTTTTACAAGGTCGTATTCCTACAAGTGAAAAATTCCGTTTTGACGTTCGTTTCGGCGATGGCGAAAATGAACGCTCTTTTGCTAATTTCCAAATGTCTGTACGTCGTAACTGGAAACCAAAAGACGAACAATATTACCCAGAAGACATCTTCAATGTAGTAGCTTATGGTCCTAATGCTGATGTCATTGGTAAACACGTAAAACGTGGCGAAGAATTCTTGATTGCTTGTCATTTGCAAAATAGAACATACGAAGACAAAAATGGTAACACTGTATATACTAACGATATTATTGTCGACGAATTCTATTTTGAAGATCATCGTTCTGGTGGTAATAGCGAATCTAATTTCGATAATTTCAGTGATGCTCCAGCTAATAAGACAACAGACGATGACGACGACGTTCTCGATATTTAATTGTTAAATTAGCCGTTGTATGGTATAATTATAGTGGGTATACATATTGTGTGCCCACTATTTTTATTATATCTACGAGGTGAGCTCATGGACCAATTAGAGCATATCGATTCCCAGATTCAAGACTGGGAAAAATTTTTTAAATTAGATAATGAACTTAGAAGTAATCTAAATCAAATTTCAGAATATGTCGGCGAAAAACTTGCTAAAGGTAAATTTGGTGAACCTATTCAAGTTGAATTCGACGACAAAATATTCCAATTTGTATTTAGAGTTGGTACTTCTGGTTTACGTGGTCGTGTCGATTCTTATATTGCTAGTAGTAAACTACTAGTAAAACCTCGAGGATTTAAAGCACAAGTCGATTTTAATCAAGACGTATCATTAGCCGAGACGATTGGCGAAACGGCTCGAGGTATTTTGTATCGTTATTATGACTTAATCGACGATGAAGATCACGTATATTAGAGGTTTTTATGTTTAAAAATATGATTTGCGGTTTGCGTAATTATTTTAAGAATACTTATAATAATAACGTCGACGCACAATATTTAAGTATTTTAACTAATATTATTGCTAATGGTGTTCGCAAAGAAAACCGTACAGATACTGCTGCGTATAGTATTCCGCATCAGCGTATGTCTTTTGATTTATCAAAAGAATTTCCATTATTAACTAGTAAATTTGTCGGTCTTAAAACAGCGACAAAAGAAATGTTATGGATTTGGCAAGATAAATCTAACGACGTTAATTTGTTAAATAAAAAATACGGCGTTAAAATCTGGGATGAATGGAAACGTACTGACGGTACTATCGGTAAAGCGTATGGTTATCAGTTAGCAAAACAATATAAGTATTTTGACGTTAATGCTGAAAATGCCTTTAAACTTAAAAAAGAAGGCAAAATTAGTGATTATCGCGTCGGTAAAAATGGCGAAATCTATATGGATCAGGTCGATAAATTAATTTACGATTTACATTATAATCGTGATAGTCGACGTATGGTCGTTAGTTTGTGGAATGTCGAAGATCTTAATGATATGGCATTACAACCATGTGCATTCTTAACTGAATGGAATGTTACCGATGGTAAATTGCATTGTTTGCTCAATCTCAGATCGAGCGACTGGTGCATTGGGAGCCCCTATAATATAGCACAATATGCAATGTTAGTATTGGTATTAGCTAAAACTAGCGGATTGAAACCTGGTAAATTTACCATTATGATTAATGATTGTCATGTATATGAAAATCATTTAAAAGGTGCTGTTCAGCAATTAGCTAATAAGACATATGTATTACCAAAAGTAACATTAAAAGAAGGCTTCGACAGTTTTTATGAATTCGATGCTGATTGTTTTGAAGTTAAAGATTATAAACATAGTGGCAAAATTGAATTTGAGGTTGCCGTATGATTAACATGATTGTTTGTAAAAATAATTTTGATTATATTGGTAAAGATAATAAAATGCTATATCATATTCCGAAGGATTTAGCATTCTTTAAACGCAAAACCGTTAACCATGTAATTATAATGGGTCGTAAGACATTTGAAAGTTTACCTGGTATGTTACCTAACCGTGAACATTGGGTCGTTACCAGAGATCCGAATTTTAATAAAGCTCGTTCATTTAATAGTATCGATGACGTTCTAGAGGCCATCGATCCAAATGTAGATTATTATATTATAGGTGGCGGTGAAATATATAAACAATTTATGCCATATGCTGATTGTTTGTATGTAACGGAAGTCGATGATTTTAAAGTAGGCAATGTTAGATTTCCGTCGATCGATATGACAAAATGGAGTTTATCTGTTTCGCGAACTGATATCGATGAAAAATCTAACTTAACTTTACGATTTAAGAAATATTTACGAAAGGGCTAAACCTTGTGAATAATTTCATTAATATTGCCGGAACGTTATGCGATATTAAAAAATCGCACACTGAACGTTCTGGTCAAGATATATATTCTGCTAATGTTAGTATGAATATTGAAAAGAAACATATTAAAGTACCTGTTCAATTTAAAGATAATGTGAAACAAGTATATAATTTAAAAGAAGATTCACATGTAAATCTATATGGTGAATTGCGAACAAAAAATCTTAAACAAGATAATGACAAAAGCAAATTAAGCGTATTTGCTTTTATTACACAAGGCAATCGACAAGTTAGTAATTATAACGAAGTCGTATTAACTGGTTTTATTTGTAAGAAAAGTAAAATTATTAATAAAAAGAGCCATAATATCTGCAGCGTAATTATTGCTGTTAAAAGAAATAATGACACTGTACATGACTTTATTCCTTGTGTTGGTCACAATTTAAATGCAAATTTATTAAGACACTAAAATAATACCTGTGATTTTAATCATGAGATACATTTTAGTAAAATAGTAAGTCTATTGGGAAACTAATAGATAGTGGCGTTCTTACGCGTCCAACAAAGACACTGAATTGCTGGAAACTTCTAAAGCTTGAATAACTACAACGTAAATTCTTAATGAGAATTAAGCGTGAATGCAGCGAAAGCAGAAAAAATATTCAAGATAGTATATGGTTAAATCCTAAGTACTAAATTAATGGACAATCAGCAGCGAAGCCCGTAAGGGAACGTTCAACGACTAGACCTCGTGAGGGTCGTACACTACAAGTCTATAATGGTAGTGGAAGTGGTGTCGCCTAAGTCGTAATTATTACGATATGGATAAGATATAGTCTGTGCTTGCATGAAAATACAAGATGCGCGTAGTGGCGCTGGTTAGGAAGTGACGATCCTAGTTGAACGAGATCTCTAATTGATTTTAAAGATATGGTTCTAAAATGTCCTGAAAAAGTTTTGCTGAAAAGTTGCATTTTTAGCAAAAATATATTATAATGATCTCGTAATATAATATTAGAAAGCGAGGTGATTACAATGTATTTAACCATAAAGCAACAAGTAAAACACTTAACTAAAGAAGAATATAATATTTTAAGAGAATTATGTAAAATATCTAAAAATTTAACTAATCAAGCAATATATAATGTTCGACAATATTATTTTCAAGAAAAACAATTTCTACGATATGAATCTAATTATCATGAAATGAAATATCTTGAAAATTATAAATTATTAAATGCTGATATTTCTCAACAAACTCTTAAAAATGTTGACCAAATGTTTAAATCATTTTTTGCTTTAATTAAATTAGCAAAACAAGGCAAATATAACTTTAAACATATTAGATTACCTAACTATTTACCTAAAAATAGTTATTCAAATTTGATTATTGGTCAAGTTAGAATTAAAGATGATAATATTTTAATGATCCCATATTCTAATACTTTTAAGAAAAAATATAAAGTTAATAGAATTAACATAAAAATTCCTCAAGTATTAGAAAATAAAGAAATAAAGCAAATTCAAATTATTCCTAAATTTAATGCTAGGTTCTTCGAGATTCAATATACCTATGAAATTCAAGAAGAAAATATAAAATTAAATACTAACAATGCACTAGCTATTGATTTAGGTGTTAATAATTTGTGTACTTGTGTTACAAACACAAGTAAATCTTTTATTATTGATGGAAAAAAGTTAAAATCTATTAATCAATTTTTTAATAAACAAAATGCAAAATTACGGTCTATAAAAGATAAACAAAATATTCTTAGACAAACAAAACAACAATTCTTAATTTCCAGAAAAAGAAAAAATAGAATTGATGATTATATCAACAAAACTTGTCGATATGTTATTAATTATTGCTTGTCTAATAATATTGGTACTTTAGTTGTTGGTTATAACCAATCATTTCAATGTAAAGCTAACTTAGGTAAAAGAAATAATCAAATTTTTACTCAACTGCCATTCGGTAAAATTCGAGAAAAATTAGAATATTTGTGTAAACGATATAATATTAATTATATTTTACAAGAAGAATCTTATACGTCTAAAGCTAGTTTCTTTGATAATGATGAGTTGCCTATTTATAATGCGGATAATCCACAAACTTACGAGTTTAGTGGTAAACGTATTAAAAGAGGCTTATATCAAACTAAAAATAACTATCTTTTTAATGCAGATTGTAATGGAGCATTAAATATTCTTCGTAAAAGTAGCGTTGTAGATCTTAGTATCTTATACGGTAGAGGCGCTCTGGACACGCCTAAAAGAATAAGGATCTTTTAGATCAAACTTCTTAATAAAATAACTTTATGTTATTTTTAGAACCATGTGACTTTAGTCATGTGAGGTTCAGTTCGAGATATGAAATTACGAACTAATATTAAAGTTATCGGTAAATTTGTTAATCGCGAATATTACGATCATAAAGAACAATGTACGAAGACGACATACGAAGTTCTCGTAAGAGATATTCAGGTGTTACCATGATTAATTTTCATAAACCAATCGTACGATTTGAAAAAGATTCGTTATATCGCGTGACAAAAGAACCCGATACATATCTTAAAATAGAAAATCGTGTATATTATTTTTATACACGATTAAACAATTATTTAAACTATAATATGCATATGCGATATCTAATCGTTACTAAGCAAGGCTGGTATAAAGTCGTTAATGGCGAGATGTTCGATATTGGACGAAAACAAAAAATCATCACATTATCTAATAATGATGATGAAATCGTGGCAATCGAGCCATTATATTCAAATTTATTCTACGTCGTCACGACACATAATAAAATTCTTTTGGTCGATATCGAATTTAAGCCAATGAACTTACGTACGACACGTGAAAGTTCTGGTAAAAAGAATCTTGTTAAATTAAGCGACGGCGAAGAAATTAAATTAGTTCTTAATCGTTTTTATGAGCAAGAACTTAATAGCTTACTTATTATTAACAATCGTGGAGAAATAAAGGTTATCGACGATGCCCCACATCGAAGAAAAGGTAATTTGCCGAAACCTATCTCCAAAGATATCCCAATTAAACTTATCGTTCCTTTAAATAAATTAAATAATTCGATTATCGGTATCGATAATTATATATATTTATTAAATGAATATGATTTTAAAAATTACGTTAAAAAATATAACGGAATGTTTAAAAAATATCCTAAATTTAAAGGAAAAGTATTTACTAATTACGAATTAGTTAAAGGTGTAACATATTAATGGATACAGCTAATTTAGAAACGTCTTTAGCTTCGTATGTCGGTATGTTCTCTCAGACATTACAGGGAACAAATACCGAAAAGAATCAAGCTATTATTAGCACTTTTTTAAAAGTAATTAATAATTTAATGATTGCCGAAGACGTACAAAAAGATGTTGCTATTAAACCTATAATTATGTTAGTATTAGAGTACTTAGTAGACTATAATAATTTGCTTGCCAAAAATGGTAAAGCCGATCAAGATGTAGCTACGGCAATTAAAGTACTTAATACTATTTTAAATAGACAATAGGAGGGTTTATATGGCAAGAAAAAAAGCAGAAGTCGTTGTCGAAGATAAGGCTAAAGTAACTGATGCTGAACGTAGAAAACGTATTGAACTAGTAATGGCGAATATGCGAAAAAGGGACGATAGTATTGTTGTCGGCAAACTTAGCGATCCAGATATTCAAGAACAACTTAATATTGAGTTTATCCCGACTCCATCAATTAATTTTAATTCTGCAACTGGTGGTGGCTTACCAAAAGGCAAAGTATCCATCATTGCAGGCCCCGAAGATTCCGGGAAAACTTCAATTGTTCTCGAGACTATTGGCAAAATGCATCGTGAAAATCCAGAAGGTCATTTTGCTTTATGGTTAGAAAGTGAAGCATCATTAAACTTAGACTATATGGTTAATCAGTTTGGTATCGATCCAGAACGATTTTTCTTTATTCAATTCGATCGAAATCATTCGGCTGAACAATGTTTAGATCAAGCCGAAGCATTATTGCAAACTGGTGTTATCGATTTATTCTGTATTAATACATTAAAAGCATTAGTCCCAGAATCAGAAATGAATAAATCGATGGAGCAAGTTAATGTTGGTGCTGCTGCTCGTATGAATAGTCGTGCGATGGGTAAATTCGTACCGCTAATTAAACAGTATAAAACAGCAATGATATTAGTTCAACATTTGACGACTAATATCGGTGGCTTTAGTATGTATGGTGATAATTTAATTTTAGCTGGTGGTCGTGCTATTCGCACGGCTAGTATGTTAACTGTCGAAATGCGTAAGGCAAGTGTATTAGATACTGATCCTATCGGGAAAGAAGACGGTATTAAAATCAATTGTAAAATATTGAAAAATCACTGTATTCCTGGTGAATTCCCGTATCGTAAATTTACGTACTATGCTATCTTTGGCGAAGGTATCGAACAGATATTAAGTACGCTCGATGAATTAATCGATATGGGTATTATTCATAAAGCCGGTGCTTGGATGCAACAACTCGATCCAGAAACTGGAGAAATTATCGATAAGTGGAATGGTCGTAATGCCTTTAGAGAAGACATGAAAGCTAATCCTGACAAGCTTGAAAAACTTAAATCTTTAGTTCATGGTAGCTTCGAAACACTTAGTGAAGAAGAAGTTGTTGAGATTAAAGAACAAGAAAAATTAGCCGAAGAAGCTGAAGAGGCTACTAATGGCTAATTGTTTATTTGGAGATCAGTGGTATACATGTCTTACAATTACAGGAAGTAAGTGTACAGAATGTATTAAACATGACTCTGAATTGAGTAAGAAAAAATTAAAACAAACTAAATTTAAAGCCCGTCCGGATAAGCGGATGGGCTCTAAGTTTGAGTTGAAGAATCATAATGCTAACGAAGCTTTAGTTAATGATGTCGTTAATAGAATGACTCCTAATAGTGGAGCTGGTAAGATAAAAGGCGACCAGGAAATTAAGGGTATTATTAACGTTAGTGAAGAATTAAAAACTCAAGTAGCTGAAAAGGCTCGCGGGAAGAAAACATTTACGATCCATAAAGAATGGCTCGATAAATTAAAGCGAGAATCTCAAGATCGAGAATTTTACTACTTGAAATTTTGTTTTCACGAAAGTGAAGACGATGTATTTGTTGTCGTCGATCAGGAAATTATTATGTCAATGATTAAAACTATGATTGAGGACCGGAGAAAGGCTAATAATGCTGATCATCTAATACGATTAGCTAATCTCGAACGAGATAAAGCTATAGCCGAAAACAATTTGTTGAGAGCCGAAAAGGCATTATTGGAGGAACGTTTAAATGACCCTTCTAAATGAAGCTCGTAGTAAACATGCTGAACGTATCTGGAATGAATATTTAGAAAATTACAAACAATATCCAGTGCCAGAATACGTAACGCAAGATTTACTGCTACCTATTAATTCTGAACCTGAAAAGCGTAGCGATATTTTAATTATCAAAGATCCGTATCCAGAAAGTACGTCAGTATTTAATAAGGATCATGTATATGCTTCAGTGTTCAAGGTATTAAATAAGAATATTCCGATTAAAGGTAATACTGTTATCGATTGTTTACCGTATACTCCATTCGTTACGATCGGAGATAAAATTAAATATCGTGCGCCAAATCTTGAAGAACAAGAAGTAGCTAGACAATATTTATATGAACTAATCGATTGCGTTAATCCTAAGTTAATTATCTTATTCGGAAATATTTCTTTACATATGTTTAAAGAAGATAGTACTATCTTAAAAGATAGAGGTACGGTTTTTACTCGTATGGGTCATTTATTCTTCCCAATGTATAGTGTTAACTATATTAAAAAATTGGAAGGAGAGATGAAGAAAGAAGCCGAATCTATTCTAATTAAAGATATCGAAACGTGTAGTACACTATATAAAACAATTATGGAGGAACATTAATGCCACTAGATAAAGATTTTGATCTATTTGATGAAATCGAAGATACAGAAGTACCTGGTCTAGATACTGAACTTAAAGAAGAATCTAAATCAGATCTTATTACTGATGAAGATACTGTTACTGTTAAAGAAGAAGTAACAGAAGAAATTAACGAAGAAACTGTTAAGGAAGATGAAGTTGTCGAAAACAACAAAGACAAAGAAGAGCCTACTATAGAACCAATTAAGAAAATTAAAACGACAGGTGAAACATTCAATCGTATTAGTGATTTTATTGTAAATCCTGTAGCTGATGACGAATGGGAACGATTTAAGAATGACACCTTAATTAAGATGTCTGGTATTCAAATTAAAGAAAATATTCCGCCTAACGTTATTTTACATGTAGCAGCAGATTTAGATAGTATGTATAGTTCTATCTATGATAAGTATATGGAAACAAAAACTGGCCTTGAAAATCTTACGAATAAAGAAGATGGTATTTTAGCTGTTATTAAAGCAACGAATGCTAAAGGCTCTAACGAAACAGAACGTAAAGCCAATGGTGTTGCTGCAGCTGAAAAATATAAAATCGATAAAACGACTGTTAACCTATTTCATTTGATTGCCGAAACACGTAGTCGTTTGAATTTCTTACAAGGAATTATCGATCAAGTTCGTTTCAAAAAAGATTTATTAGTGACGGCTTCGGCCGCAATTAAAGTGTTAAATAAGTAGACAAATAGCTTCTTTTAAGATATAATAGTTGTATAAACAATGTAAGTATTTTAAAAGGAGCTTTCTCTATGTTAACACTTAAAGAAATTTTTCAAACAAGAAATATTACTCAAGACTTTTTTAAGTCTAATAAGTATGTGAATCAAGGCGCATCATATTTAAGTATCGATGACGTTACTATGATTCTTAATGAGTTGTTTAATGGCAATTGGTCTTTTGAAGTAGTACGTACTTGGTCAGAAACATATCTAGCTTATAATCAAGAAAAATCTGATAGTAAATTAGAAGACACATATTTCTATGCCCACGGTCGTTTAACTATTAATACGTTAAATGAAGACGGATCTCCTTTACAAATTATTAAAGAAGATATTGGCAGTAATTGTGTTCGTAAATCTGATAAAAATAACCGTATGGATTATTCTAGTGGGTATAAATCTGCTGTAAGTAGTGCTTTAAAAGGCTGTGCTGCTAACTTAAATATAGCTGTATTTAAAGATGATAATTTCGACAATATTAAAGAATTTATCAATAAGAAAAAACTTAAAGCATATAAAGTTCAGGATGGTAAACGTTTTAGTGATATCGTTACTAAGTTTGCAGAAAATAATAATATTAGTCCAAAAGAAGCTTTAAGTGATCGCAAATTCTTAAATATGTTGGTATTATACATCGAAAGAGAAAGTGTGGAATAATGATTATCTCAGATCCAGAGGATAAAGTATATTTTAAATGTCCTCGATGCGGGAATCGACGATTCGAAAAGGTCGAGTTATTTGAGTTCAAAATGTTCCCACGACAAAATGAATATACTGCATTAAAAGATGCGGATGTTTATCGTTGTCATAACTGTAAACATGTCGTAACGAAAGATCAAGTCCGTTAAGGGCTTGGTCTTTTTTTATTAGTATAGGAGAGAAAATGTTAATTAATTTATATGATTATAGGATTAACATTAGAACGGCTGGCCCATCGATGCACGATAACTTACGAAGTGAATTATACTTTGCGGGTTGTCAACGTGCTATGGACGGTACACCATGTAAGGGTTGTTTTAACTATGAACTATGGCAAAGTGATGTCGGTAGTATGATCGATCACAAATTAATAGTTCGCAAGTTAAATGACATGGGATCTGTTAAAAGTGTTACGATTGTCGGTGGTGAACCAACCGATCAAATCGATGGCTTAGTTAAATTATGTAAAGAACTAAAAGCCAACGGTTATCATATTATCGTAATCACTTGGAAATCGTTAGAAGATATTTGGAAATTCGACGATGTCGATAAATATATCGAGCTATTTTATAACATCGATATGTTAGTCGACGGCGTATACGATGAACATCAACGTATTTATGATGATACCGAAACAGTTCCGTTATATAGTTTTGTCGGTAGTTCTAATCAATTAATTCATGACTTTAGTAAATATACTAAAGATCATAAAGTTCTTAAATCATATCGCATCACAAAAGATATTATCGATATGAAAATTCGTGAAGATGGAGGGGCTGAATTTGTCCGACGTAATTAATATTAAAGAAACGTTAATTAGCACATCATTAATTTTAGATCAAGATAAAAAAGACTTTTCTATCAAATATGATTTGACTATCGATGAAGATGATGCTGTATTAAATTTTACTATTACAAATGCTGATAAAAAAGAAACGATCAGCGAACATTTAGATTGGGATAACGTCGTCATCCCGATGTTAAGTAAATGCATTAAAGGTAAATATGCATTAACAGATCTAAAACAATATAAAGATTATGTTAACACATTGGTTGCCGAAAAATTTGTATTAGATTTTCTTAATGGTTTTGTCGATACTCTTGAAGTATTTTATAACGAAGTATGCAAAATTAGTAATCGAACTATTGCTGCTAAGCTTAATAGTGGTTTTACAGGTGCCATTAAGACTATCGATATCTTTATTTCTCAAATGAATGAATATCTCGAAGAAGATAGAAAAATTAGTTTGGGTGCTTAATATTTAATAAATAAAGGAATTGAAAATGGATAATCTTAAATTAATTAACATGGGTAAGGATAATGGCTATCGCCCTGTCGTATGGATTAAATCTTTTGAACGCGAACGTGCGATGTCTTATGTATTTAATCTTATTGACGAAGATAACCGTAGTTTAGGTTCTTCCGATTTAGAAGATTGTTTCGCAGAAACAGAATCTAAAAAAGTATTAGTTTTGTCTCCTGAAAGATTTTTGGGAGAATTTAATCTTAATTCTTTGAAAAACAAAAAAGAACGTTCTTTCGATTATGACGAAGATATTAAAACAATCGATACACTTAAAAATAAACAACAAATTCGTAATGCATTAATGGCATTAGAAGCATTAAAAGAAAACGAATTAAAAGGTTTGCCAGCATTGTTCATCGAACCGAATTTGTTATTTACTAATGAAACGTATTTGTATTTGTTCAGCAACATGATTAATTTTAAAGCAGATGGTTCTGCTATCTATGTCGTATCAACAGTAAGTCCTAATGAAAAGATTAAGAACTTATGTTACGAAATTGATCTCGATGCTCTTACATTAAAAGAAATCAAACGTTATTTAAATAAATATGAATGCGAAGATGTCGATAAATGTGCCGAAGCTTTATTAGGTCTTACTTATATTCAAATGCTACAAACTATTGAATATGTAGCTAAAGGTAAAACTATTAATGAAGCTGATATTCATAAATTTAAATCTGAAAACTTCGATACGAGTATGTTAGAAGTTAGTCATCCAACTATGTCTGTCGACGATATGGGCGGCTATAAAGATTTTAAAGATTATGTTAAAACATTACCGATGTTTTATACAAAAGAAGCACGCGAAAAGCATATTAAATCTCCTAAAGGTTTTATCGCTTTCGGTGTCCCTGGTTGTTCTAAAACTGTATCGGCAAGTATTATTGCGAATACATTAAATGTTCCGCTCGTTAATATTAACTTAAGTAAAATCATGCAAGGCTTTGTCGGTGCTTCTGAAGCCAATATGGAACAAGCACTTAACCAAGTAAAGCAGCTTAAATACTGCGTTCTTTTGCTTGACGAAGCGGAAAAACTCTTTGGCGGTTATTATTAAGAGTTACAAATGTCTTTTTTTTTATAATAAAAGGGAAAATAAAGATTTGTAAATAGCATAGCCGCGTCATCATCAACAGATTCAGAAGATGATGGCTAGTTTTGGGGAAAAAATCTGGAAGGCTAAGTTGTATTAATATACGATATGCTAATCAGAGGTGAAGGCTTAATAAAGTTAAGTCAGCCGCAACGCGTAGTAGGTGAAAAGATATAATCCTACCAAGAGGCCCCAACCCTATGAATCTTTTATAAAGGTGAAAAGGTACGCTAAACTGGATCGGAATAAACCGATCGATGAAAATGAAGGAAACTTCCAGAGCTGTATGTAAAAATATACAGGATAATAACATATGTATGCAAGTTCTAATAGTACAGACGGCGGTACTCTTTCTCGTGTTATGAGTCGTTTGTTAACATTCTTACATGAGAATGAAAACACATTAACTATCTTTACTAGTAATGATATTACGAAGTTGCCTCCGGAATTATTACGTGCTGGACGTATCGATAGTCAATGGTATTTCCCAGTACCAAGCAAAAAAGAAGCTCGTGAAATCTTAGATATCTATTTAGCAAAATATGATATCAAAGTAACACCAGCTATGATGAAACATTTAATGTCTGGTATCGATAAATTTACTGGTGCCGAAATCGAACAAACTGTAATTAACTTACAACGTGTATTATTCTTAAATCAAACAGAAACGTTGACTAAGAAATTAATTGAAGAAGCATTAAGTACTATCGTACCAGTTACACGTAGTTCTACCGATGCAATTCGTATGCTCGAAGAACATGCTCGTCGCTTTGCCGTATATGCATCTAAACCAGAAACAGATCTTATCGACGATAATGAAGATGAAGACTATTCTGTATTTCAAGACGACGAAGAAGACGAAGCAGTAAGTATGTTTAAATAAGGAATTAGATTAATAGATGGCAATTATTAAGTTTAATGCTAATGCAAATATTAAAAAAGAATCTAATTCTGAAAAAGCTAAAGCATTAGCAAAACAATTAAATGAAAAAGCTGATAAGAAATTGAAGGAGGAGGCACAGATTCTCATTCGAGATATCAATGTCTGCCTTCAATCTCTTCAAGCTTTCGAAGCATTAACAGAAGATGTATTTCCTGTAAGTGAAGTATTAGCCGATACATTATCGACTATTACACGAGTTATTGTTGACTCAAAAGGAAATACATTTTATAATGATAATAAGGCAGTCGAACTTCGTCAAAAGGCGAAAAAGGGCTATATTAAACGGACTTTCCCTAAAGAATATAAGTTCGTTAAAGAAAATATTTAGGTAATATATAACTATAGTATTATAGTTATTTTTACACATATATGTACATATTTTATTTTAAAACAGGAGGACAATTACAATGTCTAAATACGTACGTCAACAAATCGAAACTTTATCTGATGTGGATCAAAATGTATTCATGCAAATGATGCAAGACGATCGTTTTGAAAAAGGCTTTACTGTCGATTTCGACGATAAACGCCTTGCCGACAATTACTATGGTGTAACAGTACCAAAAGATCAACGTGATGTTGATTGCACTGTTCGTATTGACGGCAAAACTCAAGTAGGTCTTGTATTCAAAGAAGATGGTAAACTTGAAATCCGTGGTGATTTCTGGGGCACTAATATGTCTTTGAAAACTTTGTCTGAACAATTGGGTATGTTATATCAAGCATATAACTTTGCTTATCAATTGGACGCTATGAACTTCATGGGTCAAATCGAACAAACTCAAGATTACATCGAACTTACTTATACTCGATAAAATAGATAATAGGGGTCGTTTTTCGGCCCCTTCTATTTATTTTTTTTAGTTAATCAGAAAAGGAAGATTTAAAAATGCAAGAAATTAAAATTCGTATTACAAAAGATGGTCAAGTTACATATGAAACTCAAGGTTTTCAAGGTCAATCTTGTGAACAAATCGTTCAACAGGTAATGGTATCTAACGGTAAAATCGAAGAAGATACTAATAAACCAGAATACTATGATAGTGTTCCTGAGTTCATTAATAATATTGGTCAATAATAAATAAGAAAAATAAGCCGGCAGTTAGTTCTGTCGGCTTTTATATATTTAATGATTTAGGCGTATAGCCTGCTATATTTTTTAATTTAAATTAGGAGGCTGTATGTCTAAGTTATTAGAAGGTTTAAATGAACAACAATTACCTGTAGCAAAACGCATCGATGGCAAGTTTATTGTTAACGCTAGCGCTGGAAGTGGTAAGACTCACACGATCGTTACTCGTACTGCTTATATGATTGAACAAGGTGTTGATCCTGCCAATATTTTAATGTTTACATTTACTCGTAAAGCAGCTATAGAAATGAAAGAACGTATGATTAAACAAATCGGCGCAATTGCTAAACCAGTTACGGTTTGCACATATCATTCTTTCAGTTCTATGTTGTTAAGAAAGTTTTCTTATCTTATTGGATATGAAAATAATTTTACAGTATGTGATGCTGATGAAAGCGAAAAAATCATTAAAGATATTTGTGGCTCTAATATTAAGTTAAAAGATATTGCAATTACTATGATCGGTCAATGGAAAACACAAGGCTTAACATATACTGAAGCTAAACAAGATAAAGAAATTCAGGCTAATTTTACATTAGCTGCCGATGTATATGAAAAATATCAACGTAAATTAGAATCCGAAAATATGATGGATTTTAACGATTTAACTATGTTAGCCGCTCGTATTTTGAATAATTATTCAGAAGTACAACAATACATATGGAATAAATATAAATACGTATGTGTAGACGAAGCACAAGATAGTTCGGTTGCTAATTGGGAATACATTAATAAGATTATTGAAGGTAATGGTAATTTATGCATGGTTATGGATAATAATCAAAGTATTTATGCGTTTCGTGGTGCCGATATAGATTTTGTATGTAAACAAATCGTAGACGGTGGTTTCGATCAATATGTATTAGAACAAAATTATCGTTCGACAAGCAATATCGTTAACGCAAGTAATGCCGTTGTCGACAATAATCCAGCTATTATTAAAAAAGAAGCATTTAGCAAACAAGATGCTGGTACTAAAATCTATGTTAAGCAAGTTAATGATCAAACTGCTGAATCTGAATATGTCGTAAGAAGTATTCATGCTGCAGTTAAAGGTGGTCTTAACTATAAAGATATTTGTATTTTAGCTAGAACTAAACGTCAGTTTGAAATTTTTGAAAAAACATTTTTAAAATGTGCAATTCCTTATACGTTAGTAAGTGGTTTACCATTCTGTAATCGTAAAGAAATTAAAGATATTCTAGCCGTATTAAGATTGCTGTTAAATAATAAAGATGAAGAAGCATTAAAACGTATTATTAATATTCCTAAGTGTGGTATTGGCGATGCATCTTTTAATAAATTAATGATTGAATGCGGTCAAGATAGCGTTATCGAAAAAGCTAAGAAAAATGTAATACTATTAAAAGGTAAAGCTAAAAAAGGCGCCGAAACATTCTTGAAAAAATTTGATAAAGTCGTAAAATTTGCTCAAGAAAATGTTGAACCAGCATTAATTATCGAATATTATTTAAATGAATTTGACTATAAGAATTATTTAATCGAATCCTATCGCTCTGAAGAAGACAAAGAAAAAAATGACGAGGACAAAACTCAAAACGAAGCTTGGACTCGTCAAAAGAATGTCGACGAATTAATTCGCATTGCGGAAGAATATGATTGTGTAAGCGATCTATTAGAATCGACATTAGGCTTTGACGAAGAGTCTGTCGAAGACGAAGAACGCGATGCCGTGAGTTTAATGACTATTCATGCTTCCAAAGGTCTTGAATTTGATATGGTATTTATCGTTGGCGGTAATGAAGGATTATTTCCTCACCAAAATTCTTTAAACGATATCGCTCAGATTCAAGAAGAACGTCGTCTATGGTATGTAGCTATGACGCGTGCTAAGAGCATCTTAAGTATTTCTTACTTTAATTTGTTCAAACAATTTGGTCAAACTAAAGTATTAAAAGGTAGTCGCTTCATCGAAGAGATTCCGTCTGAATTTAAAAAAGAAAGTTTAATGGAATCTAAAAAAGTTAAAGTTGAGAATATTGATAATTTATTTTAATTTTAATGGTAATATATTAGTACGGTTAAGATTTAAATAAAAGGATATTCTCTATGCAATTTTTAAAATTATTATTCGAAACGCTGAAAGAATTTTACACTAAACATAAAATAGCTTGCTGGGTTATATTAGCAATTATTATTATGATAGTAACTAATTTATTTCAGTATTTTGTCGATCAAAAAAAATATGAGGACTTTGATCGTAAACATCATGTAACTAGCTACAGTCTTGAAGATCAAAAGAATATGTCTTATAATGACAAACTTACTTTTGATAATATGCGAAGAGGGCTAATAAATGAAAGAAGCGCTCCGGTCGTTCAAGAAGTAGTTAGAACTCAATATGTATATGGTCAAGAACCTCAAACTGTATTTAAAGAAGTCCAATACGTTGCTCGTGGCGGTGAATCTAATATTATTAGTCAAAAGACACAAGAAGCGATTCGCGGCAAAGCCGACGAAACTAAAATCATCGAAGAAGAAAAAAGTGTCGACGTATATAAGATTAATCACGAGAAAAATTTTAAAGTAAAAGTCGGAGCTACTTATTTAGACGGCAAAGGTTATATGAACTACGGTGTTCAATATAAACGTGTCGAAGGTATTGTTCATACTAAAGATATGAATCCAGGTCATATTAATGGCGGTACAGTAATGTGGACGGCATATCAACGATAATGTGTCAGAAATTAATAAGTCCTAACGAACTATTAAACCAGTATATTAAAGAAACTGGCATGACAACAAAAGAATGGGCTAATATATTAGATGTACCTTATAGAAAATTAAAATTAATAAGAATCGGCGCAAAGGATGTCGATCTTACATTACTAACTAAATTAAGTATGGCTACTAGAACATCATATCGTACATGGAGCGATTGCTTTTGGGCATATAAAGCTTATGTCTATAGTCAAGCAATACTAGATAAACTTCCGACAAAACTTAAGAAAACTATTAATAAATTAATAGGATATGAATAGACGGTCTCATTGAGGCCGTCTTTTTTTTATATAATAAAGGAATAAAAATGAGAGACTTAATTATCATGCGTGGCTGTCCTGGCTCTGGTAAAAGTACAGCTATCGAAGAATCTGGCCTTAAAAATTATGTATTAAGTCCAGATGATATTCGACTAATGCTACGTGCTCCAGAAGTCAACGAAGACGGTGAATATCGTATTAGTCAACAAGACAATGCATTAGTATTTAAAATGTTAGATGAAATGCTTATTAATCGTATGGAAAATGGTTCGCCAACAATTATCGATGCAACACATTGCAGTTCTGGAAAATGGCATACTAAACAAATTAATCGATATCGTGACCTTTCTAAACAATATAAATATCGTTTATTTTATTGGGAACCTGAACGTGAAGATGTCGAAACATATGTCGAACGAAATCAATATCGTAATGAATTAAATCGAGTTCCTGAAAATGTAATTCGTAACATGTATCATAATTGGGAAACAATTAATTTACCAAAAGATTTTACTAAGTTAGATAAATTAAGATTTCGTGATGATTTTAGTAACCTAGTAAAAGATACGGCTAATACATACGATCAAGTTATTGTCATTGGCGATATTCATGGTTGCAATACAGCACTACAAGAATTAATTAAGAAACACGATATCAAAAATGAAAAGAATTTATATATCTTTGTCGGTGATTATTTTGATCGAGGCATCGAAAATTTAGAAGTATTAGATACGCTGTTCGATATTGCCGAACAAAAGAATGTAATTCTATTAGAAGGCAATCATGAAGCTCATTGGGCTGATTGGGCTTTCGATCGAGATGAAGATCGTGACGATAATGGAATGATTCGTTTTAAAGAAACAACCTTAAAACAATGGCAAACAAAATATACGAGTGAAAAAGATCTTAAGAAACAATTAAGAATTTTATATCGTAAAATGTTGCCGGCTTATTTTTTTAGATATGGTCATCAAGATTATATCGTAACGCATGCTGGATTAGGCTGTTTGCCAAGACAAAATATGGCTGCATGGCAATATATTAATGGTCATGGCGGTTACGATTTTGAAGTAACACAAGCCTATGAATCTCGTGTAAATTATCCTAACTATCCAATTCAAATATTTGGTCATCGTGGAGCATTAACTTCTAAACATTCAATTGCTTTAGAAGGTCAAGTTGAATTCGGTGGATTCTTAAAATATCTTGTAGTTAATAAAGATGGCCATGAAGTCTATCAAATTAAAAATGAAATATATAACAAAGATTATTTGAAGACTGAAAATGAATTATCTAAATATTTTAAAGGTACTTATATTGCAACATTAGATGAAGAAGTAAATGCTATTGCTAATAGTCGTCATATTATCGTTAAAAAATTACCTGATAATTTAATGAGCTTAAACTTTAATAAAGGCACATTCTATCATGCTATATGGAATGATTTAACAGTAAAAGCTCGAGGTTTGTTTGTCGATCAAACTACAGGAGCTGTTAAGGCGAGAAGTTATAATAAGTTTTTTAACTTTGGCGAACGTGGCGACGAACAAGAAGAATTTGATAATTTAGTGTATCCTGTTCATATTTCTCGAAAAGAAAATGGCTTTTTAGGCATTATTTCTTGGGATGAAAAACATCAAAAAATTATCTTTGCAAGTAAGTCGACGACACAAGGTAATTTTGCTCCGATGATCAGAGATATCTGGGATCGATGTTTAGAACATAACCGAGACTTGATTATTGATCTATGTAAAAAATATAATGCGAGTGCCGTATTTGAAGTATGTCATCCTGCTGACAATACACATATGATTGATTATGAAGGCAAAAAACATTTATTCTTATTAGATTTTATCCCGAATCAATTACATCTTAACGGTGTTAATATCGATATTGAATTTTCAGACAAGCTTTGTAAAGAATTCATCGATAATTATAAACCTGAAAAAGATAGTCTTATGGCTTGTGCCTTAAATATTAAAGCTAATTGTCGTGAGCAGTTAGAACATTATATTAAAAATATTTTTATGGCGGAGCCAAAGACAGAAGGATATGTTATTACTGATGCAACTGGCAAGATGTATAAACAAAAATTTCCTTATTATTTAATTTGGAAACGCCGTCGCTATTATTTAGACTGTATTAGAAGTGGTAAAGAATTACCAGAAATTGATTTACAAGATGATATAGACTTTGTTAATTTTATTAAAGATAAAAACTTTAATACGATTATCGAAGCTAGAAAAGCATATATAGAAAGGAAATAATTATGCCAAACTGGGTCGAAGGCGTCGTTAAATTTCGTGGTAAATATAACGATTTAAAAAAATTCTTAGAAGAAGAATTAATCGAAGTCGATATGGATTTCACACAAGATCCACCAGTATCCATTATTAGTAATAATGTTACGACTGATGAATATGGCGACATTCAAGGTATTAGTGTTAGTAATACTTGGTTTAAAACATTTAAACGAGCTTATATCAGTGAAATGTGGTCTTATTCTATTTATGAAGATGATGGTAGTAAAAATAAAATCTTTTGTGCTAATGTAAAAAGCGCATGGAATTTAGATATCGACGAAGTATTAGAAGTGGCCAAATTATATCATATCGATATTAAAGGTCATATGTTTGAATCTGGTATGTGCTTCGAACGAAATTTTGAAGTTGATCGTAATGGCAATATTCTTAAAGATGAGAATATTGAACATAATAATTATACTTGGGATTCTATTAATCCATTAATAGGTGGTTAATATGGAAAACGTAGAAATTACTATTAATGATGACGGCACTAGAACAATACATATGTATTATACTGTCGTTCAAAAAAAGGGCCAAGATTGGTCATATTGTGAAATCAATTTTGGTATTAGTAATAAAAATATTCCAGATGGTGCTTTAGAAAAAATTAATACTATGTATATGAATTTCTTCTTCGAAGAATTAAAATTTTATGACGCTAGACTCTGTACAAAAGAAGAATATTTAACCTCTTGTGATGAAACTAAATATGATTGTCAGCATTGGGAAGTTAAATAATGGAAATCTATTACGATACTAAGCTGAGAAAGAAATGGATTAAAATCCTCGATACGTTTATATATAAATATAGTAATAGCTGTAATTTAGATATTCTTATATGTGAAACTAATAAGAAAGATATATATGGTGAAGCTATATTTGATAATAAATCGGCATTAATTAAAATTAATTTTAATATTGGCGATATCGAGGATACGTTTATCCATGAATTAGCTCATTGTATTAGTCAAGAACGATCTCATAAATTAGCATGGCGTCGTTGTTATAGGAGATTAAATGAATTTAATAATGGATAAAGTTACCGGAATTTTTACTGGATGCTTGATTATTCTTTTATTTGCTTCTTTGTTCTCATTATTTTACACATTAACGTTAGATAAAGACGGAATTATTTTTAAGTATTTAAATAAAACTTTTTTAGTTTTATCAATAATTTCAGCTATCTTTTTAATACTAGTTGCAATATATTTATTAATATTTGCAATGGTTAAAACAACTATGTTTTTATTGTAGGAGGTGTATATGGGCAATAGAGCAGTAATCACATGGAAAGAAGATCCTAGTATTCACGATGATAAATCATTAGGTATTTATGTTCACTGGAATGGTGGTCTCGATAGCGTAACAGCATTCTTAGAATATTGCAAACGTTCTAGATTTAGAGAACCTGATTATGATGATTATGGATATGCTCGATTAGTTCAAGTTATTTGTAATTATTTGTCTGATCGTAACGGATTAAGCGTCGGCATCGACACATTAGATAAACTTGATCTTGAAGGAGATAACGGTACATACATCTGTAAAGGCTGGAAGATCGTTGATCGTAAATATGCTCCGAGCAAGAATATTGAATTCTGCGATCGCGATTATATCGAGAATATGATCGAAGCAATCGATGAATCAATGCCAGAAGGCATGAAAATTTTAAAGTAGGTGAATATATGAAAGGCTATGAAATGATTTCATATCCAGAAATTAAAGCAGATTTAGAAGCAGGTAAGTGTAAAAAAATTGAAAATTTTTATGTCTACCCAGATAAAATTGTAAGTCCGACCGATCATTATGGATTTCGTATCGTTAAAGGTACATACGATAAAATTAGAGGTTATGTCGTAACGACTCCTAGAAGTTTAGCTAGACATTCTGTATCACATTTAAAAGCAAGAGCATTCTTAATCGACGATATAAAAGAAAAGTTTTTTGTATCTTTTAAAGATGGTAATCCTGCTAATAATGATTTAGATAATTTAGAAGTACGATATATTAAAAAGAAATTTTGTAAACATTGTGGTAAAAAGATGAAATACGATGCTTTACATGAATATTGTTTAGATTGTCGTATGGAACATACAGAATTTAGCAAAACTAATGATCGTGAATTAGAACGGCGTAAAGATCTATTAAAAGATATCGATATCGAAGTTCTTGAAGAAAAACAAAAAGAGCGCGCTAAACTATATCTTGAAGGTTGGACACTTCATGCAATTGCTAAGAAACTCAATGTAACACGTCAAGCAGTCGATCAGTCGATTAAAAATATCGCTAAAAATAACAAAGAAGCAAAACGTATGCAACGTAAACTTACTAAAGTTAATAAAGAAATTCAATTATTAAATTCTAAGATTGAAAAGTATCGACAAAAGATTGACCGATGTCAAGAAGAAATAAATATAAAACAAGTCTACTATAATTATTTATTAGAAAAAACAGTTTAACTGTTGACTAATAAATAGTAATAGTGTATATTAACTATAGACTTAATAGATAATTTTGTTTTAAGAGGTAATTAACGATGAACAAAAAAGAACTTGCTACTAAACTTGTAGAAAAAGAATTAGTATCTACTAAAACAGCTGCAGAAGCTATCGTAAACGAAGTATTTGCTACTATCGTCGAAGAAGTTAAAAAAGGTGAAAAAGTCGCAATTGCTGGTTTCGGCTCCTTTGAAAAAGGTGAACGTGCCGCTCGTGAAGGCCATAATCCTGCGACTGGCGAAAAAATTCACATTGCAGCATCTCATACTTTTAAATTTAAAGTATCTAAAACAGTTAAAGATGCATTGAATGTATAATTAAATAATTAGCGGTATCGAAAGGTACCGCTTTTTTAATGGAGTGATAACATGTATGATTTTGTATTAACGTTTACTAAAATCAGATACGCTAAAGAATTTGAAGAAAAACTTAAGGCTTCTGAATATAGTAAATATTTTAATAGCTATGATGATGTCGCTTCGATTTTATTGAGCGGCGAAGCAACCGATATTAAAGATTTTTGGAACACTATAATTAAGATCATCGACAAATGCGTCGATAGTATCGAAACATTAGATCAGGATAGTCGAGAATTTTATTCTTTAACGTTTTAATTATTATATAAAAGGAGTATTCTATCATGAATAACAAAATTTTATTAACAGGTTTAGTATTGGCGTCTTTAGCAAGTACAACTATGGCAGCAGGTGTTAACAACACTGTAGATCCAAATGCAATAGGATACGGTGCTGAAGCTTATGGTTATACAAATACTATCACTGCAACAGGTACATCAGCATTTTCTGTTGGTTATCAAAATGAAGTATCTGGTGCTAATAGTATTGCATATGGTCATAATAATAAAGCAGTTGGTTCAAATTCTATTGCTGGTGGTGAAAATTCCGAAGCAAAAGGTTATAGCAGTGTGGCGATTGGTTCATCCGCACAAGCATTATCAGATTATAGCTATGCTATTGGTTCTCAGGCACGAACTAATGGAGCTAACACTGTTGCTGTAGGTAATGGTTCATATGCTAGTAATACCAACGCACTTGCTGTAGGTTATAGTACTGCCGCAAGTGGTAAAGATTCTCTTGCATTTGGTTCATTTGTTAAATCTAATTCTGATAACAATGTGGCTATTGGTACTTCCGTTACTACTAATAGTAATGATAGTGTTGGTATTGGTACAACTGTTACTACTAATAGTAATAACAGTGTTGGTATTGGTAACAATGTTACTAATAACCTTAGCAATAGTATCGGTATTGGTAATGGTGTTGCTACTGACTTTAATACTATTGGTATCGGCAATGGTGTTGAAACAAAGGTTAAAGATACTATTGCTATTGGTAATGGAGTAATTTCTAAAGGCGAATCTTCAGTAGCTATTGGTAATGCTGTCCATGCAGATGGAGTGAGAACTGTAAATATTGGTACAAACGTATCAGCTACAGGGGTATCTTCTATTGTTGTTGGTCGTGATACAACTGTAAATGGCGATGATACTACAGTAGTAGGTGCAAACAATGGTACTGTTGACGCTGCCCAATCTGCAGTTTATGGTTATAATAATAAAGTATTAAATAATTCTAAAGAGCAGTTGATTTTTGGTTCTAATTCTCAAACTGGTGCGCAAGGTGCAGTAGCCTTTGGTACACATGCTAGTGCTACAGCTATTGACGCTTTGGCATTTGGTAATAACACTGTTGCCGATGTACAAAATGGTGTAGCTATCGGTACTAATAGTGTTACAGAAAGTCCTGTTGGTACAACTAATATTAAAGACAATACAACAGATATTCGTTTTAATAATTCTACTTATGCAGGTTCTACACCAGATTCTGTTGTAAGCTTTGGTACAAATGGTCGTGCTGGCGCTGGTGGTGTAAAAGAATATACACGTCAATTGCAAAACTTAGCAGCTGGTCGAGTATCTGCTACATCTACTGATGGTATTAATGGCTCCCAATTGTACGACGTTGCATTGGAAGCACAAAAACACAATACTCTTGTAGATGGAACCAATACAACAGTTACATCTCAAGATAATGCGTATGGCAGAAAAGAATACAAAGTAAATGTCAATAAAGATCTTGTTGATATGGACTCTGTAAACTTTGGTAAAGTGACAGATCCTAAACATTCTGTTACTAACAAAGACGGTATGATTACTTTCGATGGCGACAAAGATACTAAATACACAGCTAATGGCATGGCTATTGAAGACCGTAATAATTTGGATGCTGCTAGCTATAATCTAGATGGTATGGTTGCTGATTCCAACGGTAAACATGTGAAATTCACAACTAATGGTATCAATGCTGGTGACCAAATTATTAACAATGTCAAAGCTGGTGTAGCAGACACTGATGCGGTTAACGTATTTCAATTAAAAGGTGTTCAAAGTAATGTATCAAATAACACTAGTCGTATTAATGATTTAGGCCAAAAAGTAAATACAAACGCTAACGATATTCGTGCGGTTGAACATACAATTCTTAATCATGAAGGTAGAATTACTGTTTTAGAAAACGGTGTTAAAGATTTAGATAATAAAATTAATTCTACTGCTGGTAATGTATTAAATCAATCTAAATCTTATACCGATAATCAAGCTGCTAAAGTTGGTGCTAATGCCGCTGCTTTAAGTGCATTGCATCCATTAGATTTTAATGCCGATGAAAAATGGCAATTTAGTGTAGGCTTCGGTAACTATAAAGGTAAAAATGCTACTGCTTTAGGTGCTTTCTACCAACCTAACGAAAATGTATTGTTAAGTGTTGGTACTACTTTAGGCACTGGTGAAAATATGATTAATGCCGGCGCAACTGTTCGTTTCGGTTCTCATAGCTCTATGACTACTAATAAACAAGTAGCTGTCGCTAAAGAAGTTCAAGATCTTAAATTACAATTAAGTGCTATTTCTCAAAAATATGATAACTTAGTTAAAAATCTTTCTGCTCAAAAAGCAGGTCAAGATGTAGATTTTGAATATAGTGATCTTCCTAAAGATCATTGGGCATATGATTTCGTTAAGAAATTATCTGATAAAGGTTATTTGAATGGCTATCCAGATGGCACATTCAAAGGCTATGCTAAAATGACTCGCTATGAATTTGCTGCCGCTCTTTGGAGAGCTGTAAATAACGGTGCTATTATCGACGCTCAAATGGCTAAAGCTATTAAAGAATTTGAACCAGAACTTGAAGAAGTAAATAAAATCATGCGTTATCATATCGATACTGTAGCTGGTAAAGATAATTCTGTTCATAAAACAGAACGTTTGCGTGTTAACAAAAACGATGATCCATTCACTCATATGAAACGTGATGATTACGGTACTAAAACTTATACTAATAAATAATTAATTATAGCCTCCTTCGGGAGGCTTTTAGTTTAAATAAGGTATATATATGTTCATACATGATTATTATCAAAAAATGGCAATAGAAGCTATTAAAAATCATATTTATGAATTTGATGAAGATTCATTAAAAGAAATTGCTTATAATGAAAAAAACTTTAATGACCGTATTTTTATTTTTAAATATAATAATGATACTGAGCGTTTGTATATCATAACTGTACATCCAGATAAATCTGTCGATGTTGAAAGTTATTATTATGAATGTGGTTATTCTATATAAAATAAAAAATGAAATCTGTAATAATTCAAGAATTTAAAGGAACTATTAATGGGATAGAACTTACTGATCGAGAATTGTTTTACAATTGCGAATATATTTTAGAGCAATTAGAAGATCAATTTGATATTGATTTGCCGACATCGTTTATCGATGACTTCATTAAAGCATATACTAGCATCTTTTATGATTTAGGTTCTGAATATTCATATGAGTTTAGATCTCATATGAGTTCTAGCTCATGGGATACCGATTTGCAAGATATTACACAATTGCATTTCGATATCGGATCATACTACGATACCGATGCGCAATTTTCAGAAATGAATAAAAATATACGTAATTGGAAAAATACGTATAGTAAATATCCTATTAATTTGTTAAAGAAAAAATAATATGAATAATGACGAAAAAGCAACAGTCGTTGCTGTCGAAAAGAAAATGTTATACATTAGTCATCCATTTTTAACTAATGGTAATGCTGATAATAATAAAAAAGCTGTCGATAAAATACTAGCTGACTTAGTATTAAAACATGGTAAAGATTACATCTTTATTAGTCCTATTCATAATTACGGTACGCTAGATGGTCAACTTAATTACGATCAAGGATTAAATCTATGTATAGATCTGTTAAGGAAGTGTGACGGCATTATTATGTGTGGCAATTATTTTAAAAGTAATGGCTGCAAAATAGAATTAATGAATGCTATTGGATGGCGTAAAGAAATTTATAAGCTTGAGGAATTTTTGTAATGGACTACCATATGCTTAAAGACGAAGTCAGCTTATATTGTAAGGAAGAACTTCGTCTTATTAATAAGAAAAATTTCTATATTTTATCTAAACAAATTGACGACAGCTTAAGCTATATCGCCGGCATGAAACGTATCATTAGGTTGTGCAATAATGGAAAAGAAGTACAAGAAAATATCGAAGCCTTGGAACAAGTCGAAAAAGCCTTGGAAGCCGTACCAGTACAAAAATAAATCTGGTATCAAAGGTCTATATATCGACTTTGAAAATGGCACGATTAATTTAAGTTCATTGAAAATTAAGCTATAATATAGTATAATTAATGTGTTAAATAATTATTTTACTATGGAGGTTTTCAATGAAAGTTCTATTTAAATCAGACATGTCTTGCATTGGCTGCGATGATTTTAATATTACGATTGAACGAGGAAAACATACGTCTCCATTATTTGGTAAGAAAGTTCGAGGCTATTATGTTACGATTAATGGCCAACGATATTTATTCTTTCCAGAGAGTATGAAAGTTCCTTATCATGAAGTAAGTAACATCGTATACGATGCTATTATTAAATCAATTTGCAATCATGCTAAAGACAAAGTCTGTATTATTACTTCCGAAGAGGTATTAACAGAAATTGGAAATATCAAAAAACAATCTTGTAAGAATTCCTAATAATATCTCTGCAGAAGATTATAGTCGACTACTATATGGCTTAACAAAAACTAGTAAGTTTGAAGATGGATTGTGGAAAGTAAATAATTTCCATAAACTATTATTATATTGTGCCGATTTCAATTTAGAAGGAATCGGCAAATGTAAATATGATCTATACAATTATCAGAAGACTGCCGTTAAAGAATTACTTGATATTGATAACGGCAGTTTAATCGTAGCCAGTTGTGGCGCTGGTAAAACTTTAATAGCTATCGATTTATACTTAGAGCTATTGTCTCGTAATAAGATAAAAGGTCCTGGATTAATCGTAGTTAAAAGTAGTTTAAAAGTCCAATGGTTTCATGAAGTTAAAAAGTTTAGCGATCTTGTGCCAAGTATTCTAGAAACTTCGGCTAAAGCTAAAAAGAAATTTGACGAACAATTTAATGGCGATTTGTTGATTTGTAATTACGAAACGCTGAACGACGAAAAAGTGAGAGATCGATTATTAGCAATGAAAATCGAATACATTTTCGCCGACGAAGTACAATACGTTAAAAACTATCAAGCTAAACGCAGTAAGAGCTTATATAAGTTTAATAATGTAAAGTATACGTTCGGAGCAACGGCAACACCAATACAAAAAAATCCTAGGGACATATTCGGAATCTTTCGATTCGTTAAGAAAGATTTGTTCACAAATATTAACAAGTTCGATAAACGATATGTTAAAAAGAATAGTCTAGGATTTATTATTGGTAGTCGTAATGAAAAAGAATTAACCGATCTTATCAGTCCTAATTTAATTGTTAGAACTAAAGAAGAAGTAAGTAGTCATTTACCTAAATTAATTGTTAGTCAAAAATATTGTAACCTTGGACCTAAAACTCAAAAAGCTAGCGATCAATTGTTAGAAGAAATTGCTGATTTAAAAGCGCAACAAGAAGCAATGATGGATCGATTTAAAAATATCGACGAAGCTCGTAAGAATGAAGATTTTAATAAAATAGATAATCTTATCCTTATGAAGCAAACCTTTGCTCAAGAGCTTGCTATTACTGATGAATTATTAAGATTTGGTGATAGTAATGCAGGCAAGGAATACGTGACGAATGAGAAGAGTCAAAAAATCGAATTATTCTTAGACTTGGTCGAAAGTATTCTTAGTGAAGGTGAAAAAGTCGTCGTATTTAGCAAGTATCGTTCATTACAAAATATATTGGATATGCATTTAGAAAATCGTTTTAAAGGTATCAAAATTTGCCACATTAATGGTATGATGGATTCCGAAAAGCGATTTGAGCAAGTAAGATTATTCAATGAAACGAATGATTATAACATAATAATCGCATCAAATGCTGGTTCAGAAGGCATAAATATGCATTCGGCTAAATATTTAATCGAAATGGACATTGCTGATAGCTATTTAATTCAAACACAACGTCATGGTCGTATTGAACGTGCTAGTAGTAAACACGATAGTGTATTCGTATATCAGTTAATTGCTATTGGTAGTTACGATGAAATTGCTTTAAAAGTAGTCGATAAAAAAGAAAAATATCATACGAATATCATTAGGAAGGATGCACAATAATGGAAGGTTGGGAAATTCGACTAATCGACGAGAAAGAAATATTAGGTTTCCGTATCGATCGATTAGCAAAATTCTTAGACAAGAATAAAGATGTCGAAGATTTTAATTTATTGGCTCGACAACTTACTGTGATGCAAGAGTATTACGATATTCTTGTTAAACGAATTGAGAAAGCAGGTTTATTAAAATGAAACTTGCATTCGAAGAACAAACAAAAAGTACACTCGATCAGTTATTAGAAGAAGAACATGAAAGTTTAACGTTAGTTACGAATCATGAAGAAGCTAATTATGTTATTGAACAAATTAAAAAGCTTCAGCTTCAAAAAGAAGATGTCGAAGTCGAAACAACTCGATATATTAATCAAGCTAAAGATAAAGCTAATATGTTTAAAGAACAACAATTAAATAGTTTAGATTATCAAATTGATCGATATAAAACTATGTTAGAACCATATGTTCTTAAACAATTAGAAGAGTCTGGTAAGAAATCTGTTAAATTTATTGAAGGCACTGCCGGATTTAGAAAACAAGATAAGCTTATCGAGCATGATGACGAACTTCTTGAAAAAGAAGTTAAAGGTATTAAAGACAACGAATATTTTAAAACAACCGTTAAATTTAACTGGTCTGCCGTTAAGAAAGATTTGACATTTAAAGATGGCAAAGCTTATCTTAACGATAAAGAACTTAGTAGTGTAAACTACGAAGAACGTGACGACGCATTCTATGTTAAATAAATAGGTTGGTATGAAATATTCAGGAAAGTTTTTAAGAGAATTATCTGATAAAATAAACCTTGTCGAATTAGCCAGTAAGCATACTAAACTAACTCGGCAAGGAAATATTTACATCGGAAAATGTCCTCATCCAGATCATGATGACAGTAGTCCTAGCTTTCGAATATGGCATAAAAACGGTAAATATACTTGGTGTTGTTTTGGTTGTCATTCTGGACGTAAAAATCCAGCTAAAGGATTCTATGGTAGCGATTCATTAGCCTTTATTCAATGGATGATGAATACGAAAAAGAAAAAGGCAAGTTTCGAGATGGCAATACAAGAAGCTTGTAAAATTACTGGATTAAAACCAGAAGGCAACGAACAACAATATATAGACAACTGTTCTGAAGAAGCCGATCAGTATTTTCAAAATTTACGAGAAGATAATAATGCTAAACGGTATTTAGTTTCTCGTGGATTAGATAAAGAAGATATCTATGATTGGAATATCGGTTACGATACAAAAGGTCGTGTAACATTTCCGATCAAAGATCTGTATGGTAATACTATCGGTTTTAGTAAACGTGCTATCGATGACAATAATCCATTAAAATATTGGGTATCAGCTGATAATGAATATTATAAAAAGAAATGGTGTCTATATGGTTGTGATAAAATAGATTATACCTTCGACGAAGTATATATCACCGAAGGTGTCTTCGATGTTATCTTAGCAACTAAGTATGGTTTAAAAAATGTCGTATGTACATGTGGTACTGATTTTGATGATACACATGCTAAGATGATTAGCGATGTTGGTTTAATTCCAGTATTAGTATATGATGGAGATAAGGCCGGATTAAAAGGCGTTGATCGAACACTAACATCGTTAGCTAAATACGATATATTCCCTCGTATTGTTATGTTAGATAATAAATTAGATTTAGCTAATATTGCTGAACGAGAACAATATAATTTAAATTATTTCATCAAGAGTCATACATCTTCTTATGATTATTATCTATTAAAAGATATGTATAACGATCTAGATAAATTTAAAAGTAGTATTATTAATAAATATAAAGATAATATTGCTTTAGCTAGAGAGTCTGTTAAAGAAGATAAAAATGCGAAAGCTATTCTGGATGCTAAGTTGTTAAATACATTAGGACTTAAATATGAATAAAAAAAATATTAGATTCATTAAGAATTGGTCCTTAAGAAAAATAAAGTTAAATTCACTGTCGACAAAAGCTACGTTTACATGTCAATCTTGCAATAATCAAGTTGAATTACAGTATAAAATGAAATGTGAATTATGTGGCAAAATTATTTGTGATCAGTGCGCATATATCGATGCCGAAACTAAACAAATATGTTGCCCAGAATGTTGGTAGTTGACACTTAATTTTATATCAAGTACAATAATAATGTAGGAAGTATCCTTTTTACATTGTTCATATGCCGTCGTATTATTACGGCGGCATTATTACTATCTTGAGGTCATGATGGAATCGAAAAAATTAACGATCGAACTTTGTGAGAATGGTGATGTATCTATCGAAACTAAGAATATTAAAACTCGACAACAATTGTTCGAAATGCTTAGTAAGTTAGAATATCATGTTTATGTGTTCTCTGAAAAGGAAGAATTAATGTAATTACTAGATACAAGCAATTGCCAGTTTGTATGTGGTATATAAGCAGCCTGTATGGGCTGCTTTTTTTATTACTTGGAGGTGTGTTACTTGAGCAAAGAAAAATGTGAAAATTTTATCAAAGAAAAATGTTGGAATAAATTAAACGAATTACAATTGCCAAGTGCATATGTCGATCGTTTAAATAAAGAATTAAATATATTAGTTAAACAAGATATGTGCGAATATGTCTATATCGTATATGACTATGTTCAATTCTGTCGTAGAAAAAATATCGCTACTGGATATGGTAGAGGGAGTAGTGTCGGCAGTTTAGTATTATATCTATTAGATATTAACAAAGTAGATCCTGTTAAATTTGAATTAAGTTTCGAACGATTTAGTGCTGGTCATAATGCCGATATCGATTTAGATGTCGATACAGTACGACGTAATGAAGTATTTGAATATATTTTAAATAAATATAAAAAATATGCTTATCGACTATATACTGTTAATAAGAATGGCAGCAAACAATTGCATCCGTCTGGTATCGTAATTGATCTACATAATAATTATGATTACATTGTGATTGATGGCGTTCGTTGTATTAATAAAGATAAATATAGCAATTTACCTAAGTTCGATATATTAAGTTTGCGAAATTTAGGATTGTATCAAAATATTATTCAAAAATATAATATTAATATTAATTTCGACGATCAAAAAGTATGGGAATATATGTGGGATAATCCAGACGATTTATTTTTATTAGGTGGCGAAGTTAAGAAATATATTAAAGACTTCAAACCTAATAATATTAAAGAGCTATGTAATTTATTAGCTCTTGTACGATCACCTGAAGGTGCTAAAACATATACCGAACGAAGAGATGGTAAATGGTTTAAGAAAAGTCCGTACTATGATTTTGTTAAAGATACATATGGTATCATTACATATCAAGAACAACTTTTGAATATTATTAGTCAGTTCTTTAAATTAGAAGATGCTTATACGTTAATGAAGGATAAGAATAAAGTTCATAAACAATTAGTTATCGATATGTCTAAAAAGTATAATTGCAAATGGCTATATCAATTATATGACATGAATAAATATTTATATAATAAATCTCATGGTATAGCATATGCTCACATAAGTTATATCAATGCATATTTACAGTATTATTATCCTGACGAATTTAAAGAAGATACAGTAGTCGAAATTCAAAATACATTTAAATATAAAAAATTAACATTAGGATCTAAATTTAAAACCGAAATAGAAAATGAAGAAATTATATGTGGTTTTGATAAAATTAAAGGGTTCGGTGAAACTACGTACAATGAATTAAAAATTGTTGATAAAAAGAAAATATTAAATTTCATATATAATATGAATAAAAATATTGCGCAACAATTAATTCGCTTAGGCGTGTTTAACGAAGTATTAGAATTATCATCTGTCGATATTTTTAATATGTATTTAGAAAATAAAGGTATTAAAAACCGAGTTAATTATATCGATCAAGATAAGGAGTATGAAAAAATATATGGAATTTGGTAATATTATTGAATTCAATACATTCATTAATCATATTATTAGTGAATTCAAAATTAAAATCTATCACACAGAAGAAGATTTTAACGAAGAATATTATATTCTTAATGCTTTATTTAAAGCATTAATGTTGTTTGAAATACGAAATTATTATAATATTGATTATGATCAAGAAACTAAACAAGCTATCGTAAAAGAAATAAATAATATCTTAGATCATGGTATTACAAGAAGTTTTTATAATGACGGAACATATTGGCTTCTTAGTAAGATATATAGTTATCGGCATCAAGATTTTGAAACTCTTATAAAATTACAAAGAAATTCTGAATTTAATAAAATTAAAACTGAAGCACCAGCTACATTTTATATGTTAATATTTTCATTATTTTTAAAATCATTATATTCTTTAAAACAAGATCTTGTTAATAATCATCAAAATGTATTTATTAAAATATTAAGTGATTTCGATAGTTTAATTCCTAGTAAAATGTTTATTAAAACAAATTGTGAAATGAAAAATCCAAAAATCATTTATAATTGTTTGTTAAATATATTATTAGGTATTCCATCTTTTGATTATTCATCTGTCTGTAATAATAATTTCTATCTAGGAAATAATTTAAATCAAGCAGATTTTTCACTTAGCGTATTGCCAAATGGCGATATTATTAATCCTATATTTATTGATGACAATACTAATAAATCTAGAACATTCTGGTTTGTTAGTAATGAAATGGTTATACAAAATGGAGAACTTATCGATAATCGACCTGGATTATGCAATATATATGTAGTAAAAGCAGGAGAAGTTCCTAAATTTAGTTATGTATCAGATGTAGAATCTGATAATAAAAGGAAAGAAATTATTCTTAATGTATCGACAAATATAAGAGAAAAATCTAATAAGAAATTATTTAAATCTTTGTTGCCCGTACAAAAGAAATTTATTCCTTTATATTTGTTAGAAAAACAATTAGGCGGCAAAATTAAAGATACATATATCTTTGGCGATATTGTTCGTGGTTCTAAAATTAAATTCGATGGCGATAAAAATATTATTATTCGCGATCGCATCGTTCCTGAAATTCAATATTTTAATAATACAGGAAAGGGCAAGTTGTATTAATGGATACTCAATTTAAAATGGAAGATTTACTTGTTGAAAATCCAATGATTGTAACATTGCTTTTTCAACAGTATCAAGATACGTTTTCAGCATCTTCTAGGATTCATTCTGATTTTAAGACATATGTACTTATCGAAATTAATAACGTAACAGTTAAACAAGCTAATGTCGTCGAACATTGTTTTCAATATGCTGGTCGAGATCAATTCCGTAAAGTTTATAACATATTAAATAATAATATGTATAGTGGTATTGAGCCATATTTCTTTAACAATAGTCGAGATGCATGGGTCGAATCATTAGAAGAAAGTAATCGTCAATATATTTTTAAAGATCGTTCTTGTTATATTTTATTTTTAAATCGTTCCGAGATTGGTATGACAATTCCAGAATATAACAACATGGATCAGAAAGATCTATTAAGAAAATATGAAGATGAAATCAAGAACTTTATCTTTGAATATTTAGTCGAATATAAATCTAGACGATATCTTAATACATTTATTCATAAAGAATTTATTAAAGAATTCTTTAATCATTATTTAAGAGCTTCTGATTCTGAAGTTAGAAAAGTTTTTAATATTAATTCATCTGAAAAATTAGGAATTACTAACATCACTTTACCTAGTGCAGATAAATATGCTCATTTTGTTAATGATCAGATTAGTGGTATTATTTCGATGTCTAACATTAATTACGAACAACAAGAAACTAAATTATCTGATTATATTTTAGATAATGTTAAAGATCTTGCTGAATTAATTAATGAAAATTCTGAAATCGTATTTGATCCTAATCATGGCTTAGATCAAGAAGTTAAAGATTTTGGTGACTATTTAAATTATAAACGTAGTTTTAAATTATTTGATAATCAAAAGAATATTATCAATGCCTTTACTCGCTATTTCAAAAAAGAAAGAGCGGGTTTTTTAATTTCTCAACCAGGTTCTGGTAAAACTTCGATGGCTATTTCTATCAGTAATCTATGGAAATCTAATAAGAATAAAAATATATTCGTATTATGTCCGCCACATCTTAATAAAAAATGGGCTATGGATATTAGTGTATTAGCTCAAAATGCCATGGTATATGAATGCGATAGTGTCGAAGATTATATCAATAAAATTGAACCAGAAATTTCTAAACGCAACTGTACTAATTTCATTTTAGTAAATCCTAAGTTATTAAAACACTCATATGGTTATCAATTAGATTGGGATGATACATTCTTATACCATATGTATAATTTAAGAAAAAAGAATTTATTATTTGCAGATAAGATATATGCGCCTAATCGTGATCGAGTTACGCGAGATAAACAATATCTTCCATATCATCAATATATTTCGACATATAAAGAAAAGAATGAAGAGCATCCAGATATAAAAACAATATATAGATTTGGTGCAGCTCCTAAGATTATTAAAACTTGCTATGATAGTAATAAAGAATTAGATAAACTATTAAGTAAAGCTTTTACAACCTTTAGACATGTTTCATTATATTATAATAATGGCCCAATTCTTGATCGAATAATTAATCAATCTGTTGGCAAGAAAGAAATTAATTCTAATTTTGTAAGCCTAGACTGGTATTTACAACGTAAAGGCCGTCATAATGTCGATTTCTTTATTATTGATGAAATGCACTTATTTCTAAGCGACAGTATGCAAGGCGAGGGCGCTCAACGTATTGCTAGCTGTGCGAAGAAAGTATTGGGTTTAACCGGTACTGTATTTAACGGTATGGTTACAAACTTGTTCTTTATGTTAAGAAACTTTTTCCCAGCTAAGCTAAAAGATTTAAAAGGATTTTATTTTAACCGTAATAATCTTGCTGCGTCTAAGACTAATTTTAAGAATTATTATGGCAACAAGGAAAAAGTAGCCAGTCCTTATTCTGTCGATGCTAATCGTATGAGATTTGAAGGATCTCGTGTAACCGAAACACTTAATCAACGTCCAAGTAAAATTAATAGTATTGGTTATACTTATATAGATGATGATGGAATTGTTCGACAAGATAGTACAGGATTTAATGAATATAAAGTTAAAGATATTCCTGGTATTAATCCAGAAATCTTTACACAAGTTATGTCATCTTGTTGTATCTTTATGACGATGTCAGATATGTCTAATGAATTACCAGAAATTAATGAATCTGTTATTAGTTGTGATTTAGATCCTAATATTAAAGATGCTTATGATAAACTATTGAGCGAGATGAAGGCATCTGATACTCCTAACTTAGTTAAAGCTCAGAAGATTAATAAGATTGCTGGATGGCTTGATCATCCTTGTATCATTCCAGACGATCATTTTAATTTTAGAAGTTGTGATGGTGATAATAATAAACTAGACGAACTATTAAAAATAGTTAATCATCATGATAATGAATGCGTCTTAGTTTATACATATTATGACAAGCATAGTCCAATTAATAATGAAATTCTTCAAACACTAATTAGTAATGGTATTAAGGCTAATATCTTAACAGATTCTGTAGCACCAGCTAAACGTATCGATTGGTTCAAAAAACAAAAAGATAATGGCATTCGTGTCGTTATCGTTAATCCTAAATTAATCGAAACTGGTTTAGATTTATTAGATTTCACAACTATTGTATTCTATCAATTAAATTCTAACTTCTTTACAATGCGTCAAGCTTCTCGAAGAAGTTATCGATTGAATCAAAAGAACAATGTAAGCTTATATTATTTATATTATAAAAATACTGTTCAAGAAAATATTATTAGTGTAATGGCTGAACGATTAAAAGCTGTTAAGATATTAGAAGGCGACTTTGAAGACGAAGGCCTCGAAGCTATGACTAATGCCGATAAAGCAGACTCTTCTGATGAGATCTTTAACAAGATGATCACGAATGAAGAATATGTAAACGACGACACTGTACTTGGACTAAATAAGTACGCTCAAAAAATCGAAAAACTTGTCGATAATACGACATTTGAAGTTCATAAAGTAAGTTTTGTTAAAAAACCTATGAAGAAAAAGAAGATTGATTTTAAACATGTATATATTAATCTTCAAGATAAAGTTACTATGTATAATGTGATGAAAGATCCGAATGAGAAAATTAAATTAGAAATTTCTAATTTCTAACTTGACGGATAAAAAATAATTTAGTACTATAATAGTAACAGATAGACAATTAAATAATAACCGCACGGATTTGCGGGGTTCGCCTGAACTCAAGGGAAGTCGTTAAGACATATCTTTAGCTTTAGTGAGTTTGCTAACTATCAACAAGTTGATTACTTGCTTTAGCCGGACCAAGGTGGATTTCTTGTTACTCATGCAATGCATCTGGAGTAGAAAACAAGAAGTTTGGCCAGCTCATTCAGTAGAATCGGCCCGGTATTACAATTCACGCATTCAAACATCTAGGCTATATTAGAATAGCTGTATATAGTTAATATAAACGTTCTGTTTTAATCGTTTTAACTTATTACAATAGATGGAGTTGTAATAACGTCAGGGGTTAAGAAGCGTGCGAAGACCTCTGCCTAAGGGATAAGTCTGTCCAAAAGACAGTATAAGGAATAGGATATCCTATGGTTAAAAGTACGACGCGGTGGTTTCTAGACTTTAAGTTCATCGAAATCTTAGAGTCAGGTCATTATAAGTTAGCATATTTTCCAGGAGAGTACGGTTTAATCTGAAAGGATTGAATGTGAGGGTGATAGATAATCACTAATACCGTATAGAAGACCAAGGTTAGCCGTAAGGTTAATACAGTCTGAAAGCTTTGTTTGAATGTACGAGAAGTTAAGCATACAGAAATGTATGCTATTTTTTATTACAAAAATATACTTACTTCGGGGTAGAAGACTCTGCCGTCGTAAACGACGGGAGAAGTCTATCAAGAAGTAAGTAAAACGTTCTCGTAAAAATTGACAATGTATATATAATTAAAAATTTGATGTTTATTCTTTTGCAGCTTTAAACTTAAGCTTGTTAAAAATCACCCTATAAAAGCTGATAAGAGGACAACGAATCAAATTTTTAATTCTTTCAAAACTTTGTCTTAAGTGACGTTGATTCAGAAAGTGTTCTCGCAATGTTTATATAATAAAGCCAACGATGTATAAAACGTATGTTCTATGTAGTAGGCCAGGCTGTTAATAATGACAATATACCGGCCGTTACCAATGCTCCGTAGTTGATATCTTTTGACTAAGTTGGTTGAAGATCTCTAAGTCATAATATTATTTTTTCAGAAGAAAACGTATATAATGGCTTCCCCAGCTCTTTGACAGGTTCAAGTAGCAAGAATCTGGCCGCATGGCAAGTAGCTTATTGAGATCGGCTACAGTTGTTACGACTGAGAATGTATATACAGTTAATTGCTAAAATTGGTATAATTATTTAAGATAATTTACACAGTAACGTCATTATACATAAATATTCACACTAAACGATTTTTAACACATATTTAGTATAAATATTTTTTTAATGTTCAAAAACCTTTTACGACTCAGATGACGTTACTGATTTACGCACATAATACTAACGATGGCGTTTACGAGATATCGTAAAGAGCTTTAATCCTGATAAGATCTATTAAGGAACAATACACTATATCATTATTCGCCCGTTAATAGCATTGATACGGCTTATGGGAATAAAATATTTAAATGACATAGTGTAAATATTTCGGTAACGACAGCATTGACAATAGATATATTTTTGTTTCATGTATTTAACTAACACTAACACTATAATACAATTCATCAAAATTAACTGCTATAACATCTTTTTGTGATTCTTATATTTAACGATATACAATCTATCAACAACTGATCACAACACATGTTAGATTAAACTTATCGTTATGGTAGTTAATACATATCTATTGTCGATATGTCGTATGAGTATCTATTAAGTTAATAGATATTGATACGGCTTATCGACGTAATATATTCTTACAGTAAATGCATATTTAAAGTAAAGGAATATATATCATGCGTGATGCATACAGAATACGACGAGTCATTTGGCCACAAGACTTAGTCGTTAGTTCAATCAGTGGCGATCGAATCCATTATCCAGAATTTTATATCGAACACATTAATACTGGATGTGTATTATCGATGAAAGAATATCAAAAGATTCGCAAAGAACAAGTGGAGTCAGAATTCGTTGACCCATATCCGGATCATGATAATACTTATATGAATGAATATTATAAAGATATTCGTGATGAGATTGTCGATAAGTTTAATGATTCTCTTGATTGTATGACACGAGAAGACATCGTTGGCAAAGAAGCTATTCCTGGTAAAAAATGGAAAGTTATCGACGGTGAACTCGTAGCAGTTGACAATCGATAAAATGTTCGATATAATAATTATGCCAGTTGTTAAAAGTTAGCAGGCAGCTGGTATTGCTCTCTTTGTCTTAAAGCGAGAATAAGCACAACTATTTCCTCCGTAGTTGTGCTTTTCTTGCATTTATAGGATATTTCATGTATACTATTAATATAAAGTTATATTTAATAGGAGTTTATCTCAATGAAATTAGAAGATGCCTGCGAACATTTAATCAATTTATTATTATTAGCTCGAGATACCGAAGAGTTTAAAGCTGCTTGTGAGTATTTTGATGTTAAGGCCTCTGAATAAGAGGTCTTTTCTTTTGGAAGGATTTGATATACATGAAATATATTGTTAAGAATACGATCGATTCTGTAGCATGTTATATTCTTCGTAATGATATGACATGTACACCACAGAAATTACGATATTTGTTATATTTAATTTATTCTGATTATTTAAGCGTATACAATGACATTGTCGACACAATGGGTCGACCATTCTATACAGAAGATTACGAATGTAATTTATTGTTCGATGGACAATTTATTGTCGATGTTAAAGGTCCTAAAGCTGTTGTCGATCAATATACGACCGAAGAAGAAATATATGATCTCGGTGCGTATATCGACGATGACTTAGAAGATCTTATCGACAAAGATTCTCTTAAGTTTTTAGAAGCGTCTTTAAATCAATATAAAGGATATAATACTCGCTTCCTTAAGATGTTGGCTAAGCAATCTTATGACTATCAAGAAACGTATAAACATTGTGAATCGGAAGATAAAATCATTCCGGTCTACATTATGTTTACGGCTAATTTATTAGCCGATTCTGTTAGCTCTTGCTTTAAAACTAAGAGGATGTAATCGATGGCTAAAGACGTTAATGCTAATATACTTCATATAGCAGAATATTATCAAAAGAAATATAATACTACTGATACGTTTAAACAATGTTTTGTCGGTCAAATGGTACATGAATCAGGTAACGGTACTTCAGCTTTAGCAGTCCAAGATATGAATTACGGTGGCTTAGGTGCTATCGAAGGACAAGCTCATGATCCAGATGAACCTAGATGGGCTAAATTTAGTTCTCTCGAAGAAGAAGCTGATTATGTTTATAAAATATTTTATAGTCATTATCCAGAAATTCATCAAGTTAAAACAGCTAAAGAATTTATGGATATTTTATGGAATAATCAGTATGTCGTAGCCGAAGGTAATGAAAATCCTACAGAAGTATATAATAATTATCTTCAAGCTTTAACAGAATATACTGGCGAGACATTTAATCCGACTAATCCACCGGCAGGTAGTGCTGCCGATGCTAAAGGCGGTGTGATGTCTAAAACAGCTGCTTCTGATACCGGTGTGCAAAGTACGGTAGCTAGTAAAAGAAAAACACCTAAGACATATACGATTTACAATATGCAAAAACTTGCGAAGGGTAAAACATATTGTGCACCAGTATATCCCGATATTATTTCAGTATATAATCAAGTACCAGAATGGGCATTAGGTTCCAATTTAAAAGCTAATACCCAAGAAGATACATCAGTTAAAGATGCGACTGAAGTTAAAAATACATCTCAAGTTAATAAGAATAATAATGAATCTGGTGCAAAAATTGAGACGACTAAAACTGCAGAAGAAAAACCTAAAGAAGAAGTCGCTCAAAAAGAAGCTCAGAATAAGAAAGTTCAAAAGACTGCAATTGGAGATGGTGGATTAATTACCGTTACGACTGATAGCAAGCCTGACGAAGCTAAAGACGATTCAAAAACTAAAACAGAATCGACTAAGACTGAAGATACAAAAGAAGAGCATGTCGAAGAAAAGACGCAAGGTATTCCGTTATATGCATACGAAACACGTGATAACGAAAAAGGTTGTTTCGATGTTGGTCTTCCATTAAGTTCTATTGCAGCATATGGTAGTGAAGCAGCTAAATATCAAATGAATCGGATGCAATCAATTGCACAACGTCAGATTCAATTTGATCCGACAAAACACGATAATGCTGTTAAAGTACCGACACCAGGTATGGTACCTAATAATAAAGATGCGTTTCCAGTCGATCTTAGAATTCGAGACTTAGAATATCATCAACCACGAATTGTTCGTGAAACAATTAAGGCAACTGAATTCGAAGAGCAAACGGCTAAGGCATTACTCGCTATGGGCGGTAACGTTGAAAAACGTATGGTTCAAGTCGAAAACCATTTATCGACCGTAACAAGATATCTATTTAGATTAGGTTCTATCGTACCGATTAACGACATGTATTATGGCGGTAATTCTACGTTCGAAAAATATAAATCAGTTCGTCAATTAACAGATGATCGAGTTACTGACGGTATGCAAACACAAATCGATCAGTACATGACATCGACTCGATTAGAACCGATCATTGGTCAAACGTATGAAATCCTTAATCAAGTCGGTGCTAATTTATCAGTTATCTTAGACGATAACCAACTGTCATATTCTAATATGAAACACTACTGTGACTTAATCGATATTAAACGTTATCAAGAGCCATTGAAGTTAGCTAGTATTAACGAAGGTGCTTCGTTAACTAAGTCTGGCGATCAATCTGAACAAGAATTAAATTCAGTATGGCCAGAAGGTTTTAAAATGGATTGGAAATTAGTTCCGGTCGAAGAACAAGTACCTATTATTAACTGGCGTCAATCTATTATTGACGACGGTTCTGATTTAATGAATTCTGCTGGTATGTATGGTAATGGTAATGCTGTTGGATCTGCATTAACAGGTACGACTAATAATCTCTTCTATAAGACTGCTGTCGAATTAGAAGGCACATCATTAAAACAATTTAAAGCCGTTGTCGATAAAGCTAAACAATCTATTAAAGGATATGAAGATCAAGCTAAAAATATTGCCAAGTCTAAAGACACGTATATGAAGATGAAAAAAGATATTGAAGGCGCACAACTCCATAAAGATTTTACGGGTCCAGTTATCGCTGCGATTATGTGTGTTACTAATACATCGGATTCTAATGGTATTATTAATAGTCTTAAAAGCTTGACTAAAGAGCTTAAGGATAATTCTTTAATAGATAATCCATTATTAGTTGCTCTTGCTTATTTTTCAGAAAAAGCTAATATAATTGGCGACAAGCCAACTAAAGATCCTTCTGAAAAGAAGAAAGAACATGAGGATCTTAAAACTCGTTTAGATTATGTATATAAACTTGTTTCTAACTCTGGTGGCAATAATGGTGGCGGCGAATCTAAGCAATATTTTAATCTCGATATTAAAAATCAAGGTGCTTGGACATTTACTCAATTCTGGGAACCATATTCTGTTAACGATTCTAAAAATCGTAAAGATCCGGTATCTCCATCTGATAAGCTAAATAAACTTATTGAACTTTGTATCGTATTCAAAGAAATATCTAAGAGTTTCTATGAATCAGAATTTGATAATGACCAATGGGGGTTCTTCTGGAAAGCCGAATATATTCCTGAAATGAAATTAACAGGATTTCCAGGAGAGCAGCGTGATGGACATACGCATCAAGGTATGGACGTCGTATTCCAACCAGATTCTCCTAAGCCTGAAATTCTTTCGATATGTGATGGTACTGTAGCTGATACTGGTTGGGGGTTAAATGCCGTAATGGTTAATGCTGCTAACGGTACGAATAAAACGATTATATATATGCATATGTCTCAATTATTTGTTAAACCGGGCGATACCATTAAACGTGGTCAACCTATCGGAATCATTGGCGGCTATGGTATTAAAGATGGTGTAGAGACAAACAATGCTTATGATGAACATCTTCATATCGAAGTTTGGTCAGAACTAAATCGCGGAGGATCCTATGGATCGATTGGCGATTTGTATCCAGGTATTTTCCAAGATTATTGTACGACTCGTATAAAACTTGGAAAAGGCGTAGAATTAAGATATTCTGATTTTACAAATAAAACATATTAGTACTTGCATATATAATTATTTTGTAATATAATAATACATGTAAGGTAAGTATATAAAACGTGCCTCGTATGATCTATACTACGAGGCACAATTTTTAACATGGTCAATGTTACGCAAAAACACATCATATTTTGCTCCTTTCTGTAATAAAAAATGATTAGCCAACTTAAAGCGACATAATAATACCTCCCTGTAATATCCCTTATCCTTTGTTTGTCGCTGGCTTATAAAAGTAAAGCTATAGATTTTAAAAATCTTATGCTGTAGAAGTCAATTTGGGCTGGCTTAAAAGAATAAGGATTTTTTGAAAATCAAACTTCTTAATGAAACAATTTTATATTGCTTTTAAGATCACATAATTTTAATCATGTGAAGCTCAAAGAACACAAATAACATAAACATATCAAAGATTTAAATACTGTATATTTTTCTCTCCTTTCTTAAAAATAAAGTATTATAAAAAATCTCTTCTATTAAAACACACACACTCACTCTATACAAATGAACGGAACGCGTAACATTGACCCTCCCCTATGGCGGGGTAGTCCAAATGGCAGAGACACGAGTCTCATAAGCTCGTCTAGTGCAAGTTCGACTCTTGCCCCCGCACCCAATATTGCAGAGTAAAACAGCATGGGAAACATATCCATGACTGAAATGGTTTGACTCCATTCTCTGCGACCACGGAGAAGTGGCCGAGAGGATTAAGGCTACAGTCTTGAAAACTGTCGTACAGAAATGTACCGTGAGTTCGAATCTCACCTTCTCCTCCATATATACGTATCTGGTAATGTTTTATACTAACCAGTATAGGGCTTTATATTTATCCCTTTGAAAGTTTTTTGAGATAACTTAAAAAACTTCATAAAGTGTTATTTTAATATAGCGCAAAATTGTCTGCTGCCTTTAACTGTTTAGTTATATGTGCACCATTAACATGTTCTCGTAGTTTAATTAAAGCACTTCCCACTTTGGAAGAGATTTGCGTTAGAGTCGCAACGAGAGCACTATGTTGAGAAGGTTGCAAATCAACATTAAAAACCTGTATCAATATTGTAAATGACTATATTTTTGAGATATTTTGATAGAAACAATGCAATATTCGGATATATGTATCGGCGAAAACCAAGCTTAACGGACATATACGAGTACAATACGAAAATTTGAAGAGCATAAAATATCTTAGATGCCCAGTTAGTGGAAGGCTAGCTCCATGCGACATATAGAATTTAATACAGTTCTATATGTCGTTTCTTTTTATTAGAAATAAAAAAATGAATAAAATTAAAAATTTTGCCCTATTAAATTAAGGCTATGCATACTCCCTTAGTTTAATGGTTAAAACGGGTCGCTTATAACGGCTTAATGTGGTTTCGACTACCGCAGGGAGTACCATTATACTAATTATTTTTCTATTTGAATGTTAGCTAGCATATTACAATCGCATCAAAAGAAAATAATTTAGTATCATAAATAATACATAAGCACAGTATTAGTTCTATTTTTTTAATATGGAAAGGAAAAACTTGAGTTTAAAATCCGATTCATATATAAGATTCAATCAGAACAAGCTTATATATTATACATTATTTAAATACTGTGCTTACGTATTATTCTATTACTGAAAACTGGTATACTGCTTTTTTTAGTGGTTTCTTCATTTTCCCTTACTCCTTTGAGTAGTATATCAGTTTTGAATAATAGAATTATATAATCCTTGTCTTTATGACAAGGATATTTTTGTATGAAAGGACATTAAAATGATTAGAAAATTAAGACGCGCAAATGCTTATATAATAAGAAAGTTTTGTTCTGATTATGCAATCGATCATGTGATTCCAAGGTCATTCGGAGAGATCCCGATTAAAATGAGATATAAATCTATGTATGTTAATAATATCAAATCATTATCAGATATTATATTTAAATATCCTGAACGATCTAGACGTATTGTCTTTACGACAGCTAATGGATATAAACCTCAATACGAATATAAATTTCGACATGTTAATTATGAAAAAGCTATTAAGATGGTTCAATTCTTTAAACCTAAAATTCATATTAGATTTGATCTTGATACGTATGATAATCATATTCGTAAATATAAATCTAATACTATTTTTAAAAGACGTTATAAAACGGAGTGGTAATTATGAAATTATATGAAATATTATTTATTGCTGGAGCAATACTTGTAACTATTGGATTAATTCCTGCATGTATTGATGCTATTAAAACATTTAAAGATGTTTTTCTATGCAATTTTAAAGATGATAAATCTTTTTTATTTGAAGTAATAATGTTTACTACTGCTATTATATGTTTCTTTATCGGAATCATTATTTTATTTATTACGAAGGTGATATAATGGATAAAGATATAAATAATATATTATTAAAAAAATTTATTCATATATACATATTATTTTCATTTATTGTATATATGATTAACTTAATAATTGTTAATATCATTATGTATTTTGTTGTAGACAATACTGTATATCGAACTACGTATTTTACGGTTAATGATTTTACATTACAAACATTTCCAGTTATTTCAATGTTAATAGCTGCGATATTGTTTTGCCTAATTAATATTAATATTAGTCAAGAAATTGACAATGAAAATAATATTATATACTATGAATTATCAATTGGTACATTATTTAAAGCAAAGTTAAAGAAATAATTATGTTTGTATATAAAACTGGTAATATATTAAAATCAAAAGCTGAATATATTTTTAATGCTGTTAATACTGTCGGCATAATGGGCAAAGGTTTAGCTCTTCAAATTAAACAAAAATATCCAGATTGTTTAAAAGATTATGAAGAAGCGTGTCGTGATAAACGACTTAAACCTGGATCAGTATTAATTACATATTTAGTTAAAGAAAAAATTAATATCGTTCAGTTTCCGACGAAAGTACATTGGCGTGATCCTTCTAAATATGAATATATTGAAGAAGGATTAAAATCGTTCGCAATATTCTTAAAGAATCATAATATTCAAAACGTAACGATTGCGATTCCTAAATTAGGATGTGGCAATGGTAAGCTTGAATGGAAACAAGTATTAACTTTAATTAAACAATATTTATCTGAATTTGATAATATTGTATTTGAAATTTATGGTGACGACGTTTAGTCAGAAAGGAGTCATAATGGATCAGTATATTATCTATTCAATTCTCAATTCTTTATTAGCTCTATTTATTGTAGCTACTATATATAAGATCATTAATCGCTGAGGTATTTGTTATGTCGAAGAATAAAACCATATTATATATATATTTTACTTTATTACTAGTAACAGGTATTGGATCTAAAATCATATCGTTTTTAGATTTTTTATTTTATATTTTAATGATACCACTAGCAATATGTATGGTTTTATTTGTTTTGATTGTTACAGTTATTATTACATATATATCAGTATATAATTTATTGCATGTATTTGGAATTGAATTATTTGATAATATAAAGATACCGATAAAATTTATCTATGAACAAAAGAATAAAGATGATCATTAGAACTATTAAAAAACGATATCGTAAAAAGCATTTGAATGAAGTTTATTATTTACGATTCTCTAAAGAATTTTTGGAAGTAGACAAATGAATCTATTTAACTTAGTATTACTAATAACTATTATTGTATTTTTATATGAGTATAATAAAAAATAAGCCCCTCAATCGAGGGGCTTTTCTTATTTAAAACTAATAAAGTATGTAGCATAACGACCTTCATCTTTGTTTAACATTAATAGTTTTTGACCTGCTTTCGAGAACTTGCGTCCATCGACAGCATATCGATCACTACCACAAAGTGAAGGATTTACAATCATTTCGACACCTTTGAGATCAGCTTCTCTAGAATGATGGAAATGACCCATAACAATATAATTAGGTATTTGTTTTGTAAATAGTGCCAAATTATCGATAGCTCGGTTATAATTATCTTTATGCCCATGAACACCGATAATTATTTGTTCACAAACTTTAGCTACGATAATTTCATCGTCGACAATATTTTTATTAAAATGAATGCGTTCATTTCCTTTAAGACGTTCTTTTAAGAACCAAGGAATAATATCGTTAAACGATTCGCCATTCATTGCTTCTTCTTTAGAAGGAGTGACGCGATCATGATTACCTCGACAGAAATATAATTCTAAGTTAAATTCTTGACTTAGATTATTGAATAGATGACTAAGTGCTTCGCTAACGCCGATCGTTTGTTCGATAAGATTTTCTTGAGATTCGATTCGTGTTTGTACATGAATTCCACCATTAATCATATCGCCTAGCGTCATAATATGAATCGTTTTAATATTATTTAATTTACAATATTCTCGTGTCTTATTCATAAGATATTCGACACGCTCATGGAATATTTCGTCGTTAAATTTATTAAAGTAGTTATCACTAACTTGACCTTTATGCCAATCGCTAATAAGAAGAACGGCTTCACTTTCGCCAGTAGCTAGTTCTTTAAATTCATATTTAAGTGGTTCAAGTTTACTAATTGATTCTGCTATTAATTCTTTTAATAGAAATTGATTAGATACTTCTTTTAACGTACGATTTAATTCTTGACGATGTTTACTATTAACATTTTTAGCATGAGCATTTAATAATAAATCTCGTGCTGTATCAGTTATACGTTCTTGTGTCATTATTGGAGTTACTGATTTTCTAAAATCATTAAAGTAGCTCCCTATCGTAGCTGTATCTAAAGCAATGTCGAAAAACATTTCTGCCATAGTAGAAATACGTTTATATGTTAATTTAGTATTATTTTGTCGTTCTTCATACATACGGTATAACCAGCTAATAAGATCTTCGCCATCTTGTGCTAGATATTTAGCTGTACTAGATTGTTTTGTTTCTTCAGCCATATATATCCTCCTGAAAATAAAATGAAACAAATTCTTCCTTTATTATATAATATTTGCATAACTAAGTAAACCAGTGTTTATAGGATTTTTTGAAAAATCTAATTATTTGAGATATATATTTTTACTTATAAATATTAGACTTTATGAAAATCCTAGATTATACTATAAATATATTATGATTATTTTGTATATCATAATATACTATATGTAGTATGTATTACAGTAATATACTACTACATCTTCTTTTTAGTTGCGCAACGAAAGGAAAATTATTAACTATGGAAAAAGTATTATTTGGTGGAAACAATGATATCCAGGTGCCGATGGCAACTCGATTAATCGGAACATTCTCTACCGGAACTGACGAAATTATTCTTGATGGGAATAAACAAGAACGAATCGTACAATTTAATTATGAAGGCAAACAGGTATTAAAACAATATACATTAAAACATTTATATGCTCCGTATACTAAGATTATCGAAGTATCGGATAATGCATATTGGTATACTGGTAAAGAACCAAAACAAAATCCTTCGATTAAAGATATCGTACGTTTCGATGTATATGACAAAGGCTGGATCATCGAAGATATTAAAGATGTCGAAGCCGATGCCTATTCTATTATTAGCAATTCTCAAGAATTAATAGTAGTCGTAGAAGGTACAGAATTATTAATCAAATAATATTGACATATAAATATTTATTTTTATTTTGTTAGTTTTAAAGGAATTAATAATGTCTGTTATTAAAAGAGATGGTCGAAAAGTAGATTTCGATAAACAAAAAATTATTATTGCAATAGGAAAAGCACAACATTCTTTATTAAAAGATAATGAAAAGATCGCTACTTCTATTGCCGAAGAAATTTTTCAAGAATATATTATGCTTCAAGAACTCGATATTAAGCGTATCGAAAAGATGGTATTCGATCTTTTAGTTAAACATAAACAAAAAGACGTGGCTCGTGCATATGAAGGTTATCGTGCTGTAAGAGAATATAGAAGAGAACATAATACTTCTGACAAAGACATTCTTGGTTTGTTAGATGGATCTAATATCGAAACGATTATGGAAAATTCTAACAAGAATGCTAAATTAAATTCTACGCTAAGAGATTTAATTGCTGGTGAAGTAAATAAAGACTTAGCTAAAAGAAAAGTATTGCCACCAGAAATTGTCGATGCCCACAATAATGGGATCTACCATTATCATGATCTCGACTATGCGGTACAACCTAATTTTAATTGCTGTGTATTTGATTTAAAAGATATGCTTGATAATGGTACAGTTATTAATGGCAATATGGTAGAGACTCCAAAATCTTTTCAAGTTGCTTGTACTGTTACGACCCAGGTTATCCAGTCCATCAGTAGTGGACAATATGGTGGGCAAAGTGTTTCTGGGATAGACGAAATACTTGCTCCATATCTAAAGAAGTCTTATGATAAATATTTAGAATTCTTTGCAAATGAAGAGAACAAAGAAAAACTCGCTCATCGTATGATGATGAAAGAATTAAAAGACGGCATTCAAACTATTCAATATCAAATTTTGACTTTGGCAGGTTCCAATGGTCAGTCACCGTTTGTCACTTTAGGCTTATATTTTAATTCTGAAGGAAAATACGCAGATTATGCAGCACTTATTTGTGAAGAAATTTTAAAACAAAGATATGCTGGTGTAAAGAATTCTGACGGCATTCCTCAAACACCAGTATTTCCTAAGCTTATTTATATGCTAGATGAACATAATGCTAAGCCAGGCAGTAAATATTATTATTTAACTAAACTGGCTGCTAAGTGTACAGCTAGACGTATGTATCCAGATTTTATTTCTGCTAAAATTATGAGAGAACAGTTTGATGGAGAATTGTTCTTTCCAATGGGTTAACGTATATCGGCCCATGTAAAACGATGTGAACTGTATCACAAAACAGGTGTCCCTTATGGGGCTAACGGTGAACCCTTAATGGCAATACCGTGCTATTATATTATTATAGTAGTGTAGAGACTATTGGTGATGAATGTAACCAAGTAGAGTAGAGACGTGCTACTCGATGCGCATCGCATTTATTATTTAAATAAATGAAGAGATAGTCCAGCTTAATATAAATATATATTAAGTTGTGTAGAAGCTTCCTTTCTAATTGGAGAGATCCTGAAACAGGAAAATACAAATGGGCAGGAAGATTTAATTGTGGTGTGGTATCTTTAAACTTACCACAAATAGCTATTTTAGCAGATAAAGATTTAAATAAATTCTGGTCTTTATTAGATGAAAGATTAGAAATGTGTCATAAAGCATTAAAATTTAGACACGATTTATTGCTAGGTACTGTAAGTGATGTATCTCCAATTCATTGGCAATATGGTGCTATTGCAAGATTAAAGCCGGGTGAAGTAATTGATGAATATTTAAAAGATGGATATTCTACATTATCTTTAGGTTTTGTCGGTGTATATGAAGCTGTACTAGCATTAACTGGAGAAACACATACAAAGCATCAAGATTTAGCATTAGAAATTGTTCGTCGAATGAAACAAAAAACAATTGATTGGAATACTAAAGAAAATCTTGGTTATGGTTTGTATGGTAGCCCAGCAGAATCTTTAATTTCCAGATTCGCTAAAATCGATAAAGAAAAATTCGGCGATATTAAAGGTATTACTGATAAAGGGTATTATACCAATAGTTATCACGTATTCGTTGGTGAAGAAATCGATGCATTTAAAAAATTAAGCTTTGAAGCTCCATTCCATCAATATGCGTCTGGCGGTTGTTTAAGTTATATTGAAATGCCAAATATGGAACATAATCTTGAGGCTGTCGAAACTTTAATTCAATTTATCTATGATAATGTTAGATATGCTGAATTTAATACTAAGTCTGACTACTGTAAAGTTTGTGGTTTTGAAGGTGAAATTGGTTTTGATGAAAATCACAAATGGACATGCCCCAAGTGTGGCAACCAAGATCAAGCTAAGATGACCGTAACAAGGCGCTCGTGCGGCTATTTAGGCAGTAACTTCTGGAACGAAGGTCGTACTAAAGAAATTCAATCCAGAGTGCTTCATATTTAATTAATTAATAGGTATAAAATAGTTCCTTTGATTTTTGGAAAGTATATTTACTATTCGCCTATTGATTTTAAACTAATAATATAATATAATAATTGTAAGGCATAAAAAAGTTCCTTTTATATAATATTGGATGAATGAAATTTACTTTTCGCCTTATAATAAAGATCTAGACATAAAGAAGTTCCTTTTAAAAAAGGCTGATTACATTTTTGTTACTTCTCGTCTAGATAATGCTTACTAAGGCTACGTATATATTTATGCGTAGCCTTTTATTATTTTAAGAAAGGATAATAATCATGGACGCTAAATTAGAACTACAGAAATCCGTTCTATATTTGTTTAAATCTGTATTACCTATCGAAACAAAAGCTAAATGTAATTATTTAGATTTGTTATTAGAAGGCGTGTATATTATGCCAGAAGCCAGACAATATCTTGATGAAAGATTAAAAGGCTTCTGTACTAGAGAATTTGGTAATAATGTAGTTCATTATAATAGAACGGCATTGTTCGAATCATTTAAAGATGTCGATCGAAAAAATGTCGAACGATTATTAGTCGACCAACTTGATCATTATCTTTCTGTATATACGCAAACAGAAGAAACGTCTGGCAAGCCTATCAATAATTCTTTAGTATACGTTCCAGTTAAAAGTGAAACATATGAATGTGAACCTTTTATTTTTAATACGACAATGATCTCTATTATTACTGAAGAAGAATTAATTAAGCGCGCTACAGATCTGCTTTCTTCTGGCATTGCGTTAAATTCAGCTACACAAGAAAGTTTAATTAATATCTTTAAAGCTTATAAAAATAAGTTCGATATTAATACTATTAAAAATAAAGAATTCTTAATGCATGTTTGTAAAGAATTAAATTTAGTTCCTAAGAAAGCCGAACAATTATTGCGTTATTGTGTATATAGAATGACGTCTAATCCAATGATTATTAATAGCGCTAGAGAACGTAAACGTTTATATACTTTAGTATATTCTTATACAACTACTATTAATAAAATATTAAAGCAATATGTCGAAGAAAATGGCGTCGAACTTATTGCTCGACAATTTAATAGATATCGTAAATTATGGATTATTCTAAAACATGCTGGTAAAGATGCTGCTACTATTATTAATAGGGCTAGAAAATTATCCAACAAGTTGAATCGTCCTTATAAACTTCAAGTATTAGATCGTATTAACGATAAAAATATCGATATCGAAGACGTTAAGAAAGAACTTGAAAAAGTTACGATATTTAAAAAGTTTTCTTTATTGAATGCTATTTATAATGCTAAGTCTAACGACAAGATGTATGTTATTCGTAATGGTCGTACATATTCTACGACTAAAGAACATACGTCAAAAGCATCGTTTAAAGTTAAGAATTTAATCTTTAATTCCATTAAGAAAGATATTGGTAAGAATATTAAAGGTAAGCGCTTTTATATTCCAGAAGGAATTATGTATGCTATACCAACAAGTCAAAAGAATTTTATAGATAATATACCGATGTATACTCGATATAAAATGGACAAGAATTCTATTATCGGTATTCACTGGACAAATTCTGAAGACGGACGTGTCGACTTAGATTTACATTATACATCTAAAAATATACATGTCGGTTGGAATAGTCGTTTTGATTCTAAAGAAAATATTCTTTATACTGGTGACTTAACTGATGCACCAACTCCTAAAGGTGCTACCGAAGCTTTTTATATTAAAGATACTTTAAAAAATGACTTCGGCATGATTAGTGTTAATAATTATTTTGGAAATCCAGGGTTGTTCGAGCTATTTATTGGCGCTGATCCTGATAAAAAAATCTATGATCATAACGGTATTATAAATGCTGAAAATTTAGCATTTAAATTCACTGGATTATCTATGAATGATGATAATGAAAAATGCTTTGGCATTATTGATTCACAAGAAGATTCTCGTGAATTTATTTTTGTCGATAGTTCATCTGGATTTGATCGAGTACCTGCATATAGCGATCTAAAAGAAATTATGCTTAACGCTATTAGATCGATGGCTAAGAATCGATTATATCTTAATGAATTAATCGAAAAACTTGGTGGCGAAGTTGTATTAGATAAAGAATCGGCTGACTATGATTTATCAATTAATAATCTTGTCAAAGATTCGTTTAATTTCTTGTTTAAGGCTGATGTTTAATCATCAGCCTTTTACTATATGGAGGCACTATTGGATACAAGAGAAGAATTAAATAAAACTGTATCTGAAATGAATCATATTATTAAAGACATAATTAAAGTTGCTAACATGTCTAATCAAGAAGAAAAATCTAAGATTTTAATTTTACAACAATTGTTAAATAAAACTGAAGATTTAATAGATACTGTCAAAACTCCTCAAAAAGACTTAGACATAATGTTAGATCAACATCGAAGATGGATTCTATTAGATATGGAAGACAGAATTCGTAGATCTGAACTAGAGATGTTAGATAGAATAAAGTATTTATTAGAACGTGAAAGGAATCATTAATGAGCTTTAATAATAAACGAGCAAAACTTATTGTTCTTGATGGTGGTGATGGTTGTGGTAAAAATACACAGACATTAAAACTTGTCGAACGATTACAAGCTGAAGGTAAAAAAGTTAAGTATTTAACATTCCCTGACTATAATAAAGATACGTCTATATTTGTTAAAAAATATCTTAACGGTGATTTTGGTGATCGAGAATCTGTCAAACCTCAAGTCGCTTCATTATTCTTTGCATTAGATCGATATGCAACGATTCAAGAATGGAAATCTATTTTTGAAGATCCTGAAATGATTGTAGTTTGTGATCGCTATGTAACATCTAATATGTTATATCAAATGGTTCGTTATGAAAATAATGATCAACAGTTAGCATTTTTACGTTGGTTAGAAACAACTGAATATGATTTATTAGATTTACCAATACCAGATATCGTATTATTTTTAACATTACCATTATATGCTAGAAAAGATATGTTATTAAATCGTTTAGGCAAAACTGGTGGTAGTACTGGTGATATCCATGAAACAGACATGGATTATTTGCGACAAATTGACGAAGCGCAATATAAATTAATCAATAAAATGAATATGATTCAAATCGATTGCTCTAATGAAGATACAGTTAAATCAATCGATGAAATTCATGAATTAATTTATAATACATTGCAAGAGAAAGGAATGATCTGAATGCCAGAAAAAGTATATATCGTTATGGTCGATGGTCAAATCGAAGCATTATATTATAACGAAGCTAATGCTCGAGAAGATATCGAAGAACGTATCGAAGAAGGATATGCTCCTGAAGACGTAGCTATTCGAACTTGTTATATCAACGATTTTAACGAGGAAGAATAACTATGATCAATAAAAATGATCCTTTATACAATCAAAAAATGTCGATAGCATTAGAACTAAATCGTTTAGAAAAAGAAGTATCTGGTTATGCGCCAGATGATGATTATTTGGATATTATGAATGATTTAGAAATTTCAATCGACAATCTTTACAAGAAGGTAAATATGGTCCAAACCGTTTATGCATTATTAGTTTATTCTGATGATTTTGATTCTCCACTGATTGGTGTATATGAATCATTAGATAAAGCTGAAGAAAAGCGTCAAGAATATATCGATAACAATATTATTAGCGAAGATATGATCTTTGTCGAAGTTCAACATATTATTAAGTAGGTGCTATTATGAAAGTATTTTTGTCTCAACCAATGCGTGGTAAAACACATGAAGAAATTCTAAGCAGTATTCGTGAAGTTCAAGAATTTTTAACTAAATATCTTGACTCTACAAATATTGAAATTATCGAAAGTTATTATCCTCGTAATAAAGATAAAGAACCATTAGTAGCCCTTGGCGATTCTATTAAAGACTTAGCAAAAGCAGATTTAGCTGTATTCTTAAATGATTGGAATCAATATCGCGGTTGTATTATTGAACATCATACGGCTAAGATTTATGAAATTCCACACATCTCTATTAAAAGTGAAAATGGTTTACTGAAAGTAGTTGATAAATAATGAACTATGGTCAAATTCGTGAATACGATATTGCTAATGGTGTCGGCATTCGTGCTACGTTATTCGTAACTGGATGCTCTCACCATTGTCATAATTGTTTTAATCCAGAATATTGGAGCCATGAAGCTGGTCAACTATTTGATGATGTAGCAGCACATAGACTTGTTAATTATTTAAAACATCCACAAGTATCTGGTTTAACTATCCTTGGTGGAGAACCTTTTGAAAATGTCGATGGCCTAGTTAATTTTATTAAGACATGTTTAAAAGGTCAAGAATGGTTTAAACATAAAGATATTTGGTGCTATTCTGGATATACGATCGATCAAATTATTAATGATCCTAATAAAAGAAAATTATTGGGACTTGTCGATGTATTAGTTGATGGTAAATTTGTCGATTCTTTAAAAGATCCGTCTTTAAAATTTAGAGGATCGTCTAATCAAAATATTTATAAAATTAAACATGTTGATAATCATTTAAGTGCAGATTTTTATTCTGAATTAATGTGAGGTATTGTATTATGGGACTTAAAGCAGCATTTAAAAAAGCGTGTAATCATGTTAACGATATATATCATGATTATACGTTAACTCCGAAAAAAGATTGGGAAATTCAAAAGCTTAAACGTCAACTTGAAGAGGAAAAGGCTAAGAATCGATTCCCTCATGTATCTATTGCTAAAAAATCACGGTAATATTATAATATTGGTGTCCGGTATAATGAGTTGTACCGAAGAAATAGCGGTGAGCCCACGGGCACCAATTTTAATAACGAAAGGATATTCACTATGGACAATGCATTAGAAATTATTACGAAGAACTTCGAAGATATTATTCCATCTTATAAAGGACACTGTACTAGAGTCATTGCTAGTAAAGATAATAAGACTTGGTATTTCGATATCTATCAAGATATGGTATTAGTATTCGATGGTATTAATGAACAAATCGAATTAAATACCGAAGATGAATTAAAAAATTATATTGCAGATTGCTAATATGAATACATATTTAACAGCATTATCGATCGCTGTCTTTTTAACAGAATTAATCAATCGATTATTCTTTCATTTTGAAACCATCTATACAATTCTATATTGCTTTATCATAGTAACGTTATTTTATATAACGTTGTTAGTATATTTCAAATACAGGAAATAAAATGGAATCACATATTATTCCTGGCGAAATCCTAATTTTTTCTAAAAGGGCTGTTGTATTTGTAGAACATGTCGATGCCGAGAGGATTAAAGTTCAAGATATCAACAATAAACAAGAGAAAATAGTATTAGCCAAGGATTGCAAAAAGCAGGCTTAAAATCTTTAAGCTGCTTATTGGAGGTGAGCTGTCCCCCTGTCGGGGGCCACTCACCTCTTTTTTTCTTTTTACTTTTCTGTTATAATTTATATATATAGTTATATTCTTGTATTTCTTTCTCGAGGATTAGTAAATGAAAAAATATGTGATTTATCTCCCAAACGAAATTATTAATTTTTGTGAAGACCCTGGCGATAGTATTGTATATTCAGTACTTGATCTAAATAAATCTGAACAAGAAATTGTCGATCAATTTTGTTCTGATTTAACGTATGATCATTATAAAGTATATGCATTATTAGCTAAACATGGAATTATTTCTAAAGAATTTGCATGTTTAAAACTAGCTAATGTCGTCGGTGAACTTAACAAAGATTTAAATGAATTGATGGGTGAATAGTATGAGAAAATTTGAAGTAGTATCACGTTGTAAAGATATGAAAATCAGTCTTCCTAAACGTAAGACTAAAAAATCTGCAGGTTATGATTTTTTTGCTATCGAAGACGTCGATTTGTATCCTAATAAATTATACGTATTACCAACTGGTATTAAAGTACAGATGGAAGAAAATGAAGTATTATATCTTCATATTCGATCTTCAGCTGCCTTCAAACGCGGTGTGCGTATGATTAATAGTATCGGTGTCATCGATAGTGACTTCTATAATAACGAATCTAATGAAGGTGAAATTTCTTTAGGTTTATTATCTCATAATGATGATGTCGTTCATATTAGAAAAGGCGAATGCGTTGCCCAAGGCGTATTTCATAAATTTTTAATTACAGACGATGATGATGCCGACGGTGAAAGAACTGGCGGTATCGGTAGTACAGGTAAATAATATATTATGTTAAGACAGTATGAGTGAATACTGTCTTTTCTATTAAGGTGAATAATGATTACGAAATTAAAAAAAGTATGTAAGCGATGTGTCGAAGATTATAAAGATCTTAATATGTATAAATTAAATATTATCTTATACTTTATGGATCGACTACATCGTTTTAAATTAAGCGAGCCATTTTTCGATGAAGAATTTCATCTCGATAGTGAAATGGGCCCATATCTAGACTCAGTTAAAGATGCGTATGGTCAATATAATTTATACAATATCCCGACGTTTGGTGCGAATAATATCTTCGATGACGACGAAGTATTAACACTAAACGATAGAGATGAAATTGCCAACGATGACGACGACATTAAAGATACACATGAAGTCGTTATTACTTCTTACTATGAAGAAGATGGCATTTCTCATTGGGACGAAGCCGATATGTCTTTAGATAGTCAAACTGAAGAAGATATTTATGAATTCATGAAGGCAGCTTTTGAAGCTATCGATACGACCGGTCTTATTTATTTTTATGAAACATCTAAAGATCCGGAACGTAATGTCGATGTATTTTTATCAGATAAATTAGCAGCATATTTAGATGTTAAGGCAAAAGGGTTCCCTGAACCAGATAAATCTAAACCGTTGCCACAAGTCGAAGAAGAACATGAAGACGACGAAATCACGGAAGAGGAAATTCTTGAACGACTTAATAGAGCTCGTAAACCTTTGTAATATATAAGGTTGAAGGAGGCTTATATGTCTGAAAAAGAATTATCAAAAAAAGAAGCCGAACTCACAAAACTGCTAGATCAATATGTCGATCGTTATAATTCTTGGGGATATACCGAAGAAGGAAAAATGATTTACAATAAAGCCATGCATATGCTAGCAACAGATCATGCTATTTATGCACGTATGCCAATTATATGCAAGGGCGAAAATTGTATCTATAAAAACGATCCGTTACATAAAGCAGGTGTTGTTAAGGTAGGCGAACCGTGTATTTGTGAAACTACGTTAATAGCTTCTAAATTTGCACAGTATCAACAAGAATTTAATCTTGAGTCTGCGTCATATACTGACAATGTATTAGTTCATGAATTAATTACGCTCGACCTACTTATTTCTAGAGCAATGCAATATATCAACAATCGTGATTACGAACCTGTTATCGACGTCGTAACTAATGTAACTGAAACTGGTCAAGAAATTACTCAACCAATGGTTTCTAAAGGTATTGAATTATATACGACACTTTCTAAGAAGCGTGACGAAGTGTTTAGCTTGTTAGCTGCGACACGTAAAGATAAAATTCGTAACAATATCGATGATGTTGATCATGATGCATCGCTCCTTGCATCGCTTAACGATCCTGATTTCTTTATCACACAAGATCAGATCGAAGCGGAGAAAGAGTCGAGGTTAAATGAATAATGGGCATGAATATGAATGCGCTTAGTGGAACAGTTGGCGAAATTGCTAAGTCATTTCAAGCTGTTAAGGATGTAGCAATCAATGGTTTAAAAGCAGTTCCCGAAATGCCTAACGGTGCAGTTAAAAGCTCTAGCTTTGCTCAAGAAGGGTTAGTAAAGCTTTTAAATCCTCAAGGAAAGATTTCTGAGACTATTAATCCTATGGGAACTATTAATAGGGCTGTCGAAGGATACGCTTATGGTATGGGTACCGGAAATTCTTTACGATTTGCAGCAATGAATGATACGAGCAAAAAAGCTTTTATCGAAAAGTTTGGAGAAAGAAATTTCGTCGAAGAATTTGCTAATCATGACAAAGCTGGTGCTTTGCAAAAAGAATTGGATTCATTTTTTGACGAAGCTAAATACGATCATGTTCGTACAGGTATTGCTGCCGTAACATTAGGTTCGACAGCATATCGTGTGGCATCTGGCGGTGGATTATATCGAGATTCTGACGGCAACTTTAATATTATTGGTATTCCAGGTATTTAATAAATGGCTGCTCCAGTATCGAGAATAACTAGGGCTCTTGGTAAAGCTAAAGCAATGGTTGCTAAAGTTGATAGTCCTACGCTAGAATTAAATAGAGTAGCTGAAAATTATAAAACAGCTCTTAAAGAAGCTGATATTGAAACTTCAGCTGTTACTAATAAAATTAAAGAAAAGCCAAAAAGTACTTTTGCTGAAGAACGAAAAGCTGCTCGAGCTAAAGATACTGCTGAAAAAGCAGCTAAAGAAGCTAAAGCTGTTAATCCTAGCGAAACAAATATAGCTAAACAAGCAGATAATACTCAGCAAGTAGCACAAAATCAAGTTCAAAAAAATCAAGCAGAAGTAGCTAAAGCTAATGAAGAAGCAACATCTCAAATTGATGAGACTGCTGGGTTTAATAAATATCGCCCGTTTAATAGTACGATTGGTGCATTAAAAGATATGCGTCAGGATTTAGTAAGAGTAAAAGATCCTAATGCTTACGAAACATATAATCGTTATGGTTTTACAGCAAAAGGCGGAGCATTAGCCGGTGGCTTATTCGTAGCTGGTGCTGTAGACAATACTATTACAGCTGGTATCGATCAAACGTCGACAAATCATATGGCATCGTTAGGTACACTTAATCCAATCGTAAATCCTGTGCCATCTTCTAGTACTGGTAATACACCTAATAATGCATTCGATAATATGGGTGCATCTGGCGATATTAATTTTGCTTTGAGAAAAAATAATATATTAACTCCGGGGACACTTTAATAGATGATTAATCCAATTAAGTATGCAGGATCAATGATTAAAGGTAAAGGATCAACTGCAAGTAAAATGCTTTGGGAAAATAAAGGTAATGCTGTAGCTACTGGTATTTTTTCAACGATGACATATAATAGTGCTCTTGACGAAGGAAAATCTAAAGGTGAAGCTTTTGGTGAAGCAGCGTTTGATGCTGCATTAAATTTAGGCTTTGGTTTTGTTCCTGGTATGTTATTACAGGGAGCTTATTATGGCGGTCCGGCATTAGTAGGACTTGCTAATGATTTAGCTGCTCAAGGTCGTCAAGAAGCACAACAGTCATATCGACCATTTGCTTGGACTAACCCAGTAAATTCCCAACAGTATGCAACAATGAGACAGGCAGGAATGGCCATCGCTCAGCAATCTCAATATAGTTTACAAACAACTATGATGGGTAATGAAGGTAAAGCATTCCATAAATAATTATGAAATTAGAACAAGATTATTCTGTAAAAGAACTAATGGAAATGCCGTTAGATGACCTAGTTAAATTAGATTATGCTAAGTTATCTAAAGAAGGCAAGTTAGTCGTTATTAAACGAGATCCAGTCATGTGGGCAAAGTCGTTTGTTCAGATTTATAATATCGATTTAGACAAATATGCTCCATGGACACCACGTTGGTATCAAGCCGAAATGCTTCGAGATCGAAGTCTCCGTAAAGTATTCCGATGTGGTCGTCGTTGTGTGACTGGTAATCTCGAAATTCAAATGCCATCGACTGGTAAGATTAAAACAGTACAAGAATTATATGATTCTCAAGAAGAATTTGAAGTTCTTGCTCTTGACGATAATTATCAAGTCGAAATAGCACAACATGCTAAAGTTTATGATAATGGTATTAAGCCAGTATATAGACTTATGACATCGTCTGGTCGAACTATTGACGCCACTGATAATCACCCGTTCTTAACAGAATTAGGATGGGCAGAACTATCTAAATTATCTGTTGGTGAAAATATAGCTATACCAGTTAAATTAAATTATTTTGGTGATAATAGTATAGAAGAAACTGAATTAAAAATTCTAGCACGTAAACTTAATAAAGATAAATCTACTATTAAGGAAATACCAGAAGAAGTATTTACGTTAAATCGTGAAGCTTTATCTGTATTCGTATCAGAATTAATTCAAGATTCTTTTAATGAAAAAGAAGAGCGCCCTGTTAATATGCTTTATATTTCTAAAAGTAAAAAGCTTGTTAAACAGTTAGCACATTTATTGTTAAGATATGGTATTGTAACGACATTCCGACAAGAAAACGACAAGTATTCTTTAGGATTCGTTAATAGTAAAACGCATCGACGTCTAAAGAAGAAATCACATACGTCGATGTTTGCTTTATATCATTCTTATAAATATCAACCGGTAAATGATAAACTTAATAAAGTTTTCTTATCATATTTACCAGTTAAAGAATTATCGCCATCAGATTTTAAAAAAGTAAAATTCGATAAATTATCTGTCGAAGAATACTTAAAATCTAAAACTCTAAATAAAAACGAAGCTCGTGAATTTGCCGAGCTTTTAGGATTCGAAACAATTTCCGATATATTATATGGTGATATATATTGGGATAAAATCGTATCGATTGAATATTTAGGTGAGCAACAAACATATGATGTTTCGGTGCCACGCTATCGCAATTTTATAGCTAACGATATTATTTCACATAATACCGGTAAAACAGAAACGATGGTAGTCGAAGCACTTTTTAACGTATTTACACGTAAGAACTTTATACATATGTTCGTAACGCCATATCAATCACAAATTCGAATGATATTCGACAATATCCGTCAAAAAATTGATAGCTCTGCACTTATTAAACGAGAAGTCACTAGATCGACAACTAATCCCCACTTATTAGAATTTTCTAACGGTTCTAAAATTGTCGGATTTACTTCTGGTGCTGGATCTGGTATGAGTGCCGCATCAATTCGGGGTAACATTGCCAGCCCCGTATGTTCAGTAATGAGCATATGCTAAACAGGAGTTAAACCGGGGAAGAACTTTAAGAGCTCGTTAAACTACAACGTAATTGGAAACGATAAGCGTGAATGTTGCGAAAGCCGAAAAAATTAACGAGATGATAATATGGTTAAATCTTAAGTTATCGTTAACAAGAGTTTGTTCCGGTAGGAATGTCCGTATAGGATAACCTCTAACGACTATCCGATTGCGTCGGAGTACCTTTTATTATTAAAGGGAAAAATACCTGGTCCCGCTATGCGGGATTAACATATAGTCTGTTCACGTTCTGTAATGGAAGTGCTATGAATTAACATAGGTTATTATAAATAATAAACATTATTAAAAAATGCTGGCGGGCTGATTCTGGTTGGAGTGTATATTTGACATTTTAAATGTAATATAGTATTATAATAATATAAATATTTTATAATACGAGGTACTTTAAAATGGAAGAAAAACTTCAACGAATATTAAATCTTTTATCTGAAGGAAAAAATTCAGAACAAATTTCATTAATTGTTTTTAAGACAAAAAATTGTGTTCAATTTAATCGATTTTGTTCTGAAAATAATATTGATTTAAAACAATATAAAGCATTCAAATATATGGATAAAGAATGGCTTTCAGAACAATTAAAAAAATATAATAACAGTCCTACTATTTTGGCTAGAGAACTTAACTTATCATTAACTTCTGTAAATCGATATGCAATAGAATTTGGATTAAGAAAACCTAAAAAATCTATTGCATCAGTAAATTCTATAAATGAAAAATATTTTGATGAAGTGGATAATTTTAAAAAAGCCTATTGGCTTGGTTTTATTATGGCTGATGGTTATACTTATAAAACTTCTAATCGTGAAAAATATGAATTAGCGATTAAAATTAAGTCTACAGATATTGATCATTTAAAAGAATTTGCTAAAGATGTTGAATTTCCAGAAGAAAAAATTGTTATAGGCTCTGGCAAAAGAAATGGCAATATTAATTATTATTGCCAATTAAGAACATATAATACACATTTAGTGACAACTGTTATGCATAAGCATAAAATTGTTCAAAATAAAACTTATGTTCAATGTTTACCAGACAGTATTCCAAAAGAATATATCTCTGATTTTATTAGAGGATATTGGGATGGTAATGGCACTCTTAAAAAAGCCGGTTGGTCTGCATGTACAATGTCTTATCAATTAATAGAATCTTTTGCTAAATATTTTGATGAAAATAATATTGAATATACTTTAAGAAAAGAATTATGTAAAAGTGGTAACTATTTACATCTAATAAGAATAAGAAGTAAATCACATGATACTTTTGTTAAATTAATTTATCCTCCAGAAAAATATGCTTTAAAAAGAAAATATGATTTAATATATATGAGTCCACAGAATTAATTTCTGTGAATATAACTTAATTGCTGGAAACCCCTTAGAGCTTTTGATACCATAGTGTAACAATTCAAAAGATTGGGCAATCAGCAGCGAAATCTTATTTTTTTAAATAAGATACGTTCAACGACTATCCCTTGGCTACCGCATTAAAAATTAGCAATAGGAGTACGGCCTAAGTAGGCGGGTGAAATTCCCTTAATCGGAAATGGTTATCTTTAATTTATTTAAAGAAGATATAGTCTGGCCTAGTATGAAAATACTAGAAGGATTTAACGGTAACGGTTAAATTCATAACAAAGCGTGGATCTCTCTCGATGAAATGGATTATCTTGGTGAAGGCGACTTCGATACTATTTATGCGTTATGTATGGAACGTGATACTATTGGTATGACATGTTCTTCTACACCGACTGGTCGTAGATCGAAATTTTTCGATATATGTACCAAAAAAGAACTCGGGTTAAAACAAATAAATTAGGTTTTTTATAGCAATTCCATCCAACATATGGTAATATATAATTGTAGTTATTTTACATATGTTAACAAAAGGAACTGCTATCATGATTAATAAAGATGAATTAGAAAATAAATTAAAAGAAAAATCTGTAATTAAAATAGCTAAAGAATATAGTTGCTCTGAGAATACAATTAGAAGAGCAATGAAAAAATATGGATTAGTAAAAACTTCGAAAAAGCCATATCAGAATAAGGAAACATTATTAGATATGTTACAGACAAAAACAGTTCAAGAAATCGCAGATTATTTTAGTGTTGATAATCATACTATTTCTAGATGGATTAATAAAAATAATATATCTTTTAATGATAAAAAACCTTACAGAAACAAAGAATGGCTTGAACAAAAATTAAAAGAATTTAATGGATCTTTGTCTGAAATATCTAAAGAAACTGGATATAAAAAAGACACCATGCTAGAATGGTGTTATAAATTTAATTTAAAACATACTCCTGATTTCAATAGAAAATACAATTTAAATATTGATTATTTTAAAGAAATAGATTCTGAAATAAAAGCATATTATCTTGGATTCGGTATGGCTGATTTTGGCATGGATAAGAATTGTTATTCTTTTGAATTTAGATTAAAAAAAGATGATAAATATATTATTGAAAAATTAGCAAAAGAATTAAATTATACTGCTGATTTATATCATTATAAAGACAATGTTCGTGAAGGATATGCATTAAATATTTCTTCTAGAGATATATGTCGAGATTTAATTTATCATGGAATTGTGCCCAATAAATCAGGAAAAGAAATATTACCAAACACTGTTCCTAAAAAATTAATAAAGCATTTTATTAGAGGATTTATTGATGGTGATGGATATATTGGTGGAGAAAATGATAAAACTCTTGCAATATGTAGTATGTCTTATAATATTTTACTATCAATAAAATTATTTTTAGAAAAAGAATTGAATATAAAAGAATATGAAATTAGACCAACTTTAAAAGAAAGTGGCAATATTTTATATTATTATAAAATATATGGAGATTCTTTTATAAAAGTTCTTGATTATCTATATAAAGATTCAACAATATATTTAACTAGAAAACATGATAATTATTTGATTCATTTAAATAAAGATATTAATCGTAAAAATAAAAAATCTAAAATGGCCCCTTTATTAAGTAATTAATAAATGTAAATCTTTTGAACTGCTGGAACATCCTTATGGAAAATCAGCAGCGAAATCTTTAATTTTTTAAAGAAACGTTCAACGACTATCCTCATGGTGAGGAGTAGGATCAAGCGATCCGAAGCGGAAGATGTCCTTTTGATAGGATAAAGATATAGTCTGAGCTATGTAGTAATACATAGAAGGTTGTAAGTAGCGATTACAATCGTAACAAAACTGTCCAAGAACACTATCACCCGACACAACATAATCCTATGTGGTCGGATGCTATGGAAGAAGAATTTAGAAATACATATGATAAAAATGCATATGATCACGAAGTATTAGCAGAGTTCGGTGTTGAAGAAGCTGGCGTATTCGATAAAGATAAAGTCGAAGAAGCAACACAAATTGATAACTATGCTTATTTCGATCGAGATAAATATAAACCTGTTCGTTCTATGATGGACGATAGTAATGTAAAAGAAATACATATACTACCAGAAGGACGAACTACATACTATCCTAATGTATTTAGATGTATGGGCGTGGACTGGGACAAAGCTCAGGCCCCAACATCTATACTCATACTTGAATACGATCAAGTATTCAATAAGTTTAGAGTTATTAATCGAACAGAAATTGAATCGTCTGAATTTACATTCGATAAAGCTGTTAAAAAGATAATTGATTTAAATGCTATTTATAACCCTAGCTATATTTATATAGACAGGGGATCTGGTAAATATTTGCCCGATATATTATAAGTGAATTATATAATATATATGCAGTGTGGTATTAAGCGAGAAGCCTAAGTTAATTAATTAATATGGTAACTCGAACCGAAGGCTTAATTAAATTAAGTCAGGGGCAGAGCATAGTAAGTGAAAAGATATAATCTTGCCAAGAGACCGCACCATACATTCACAATAAGTATGAAAAAGTATGCCGACCTTATAGGAAACTATAAGAACTAGGAGATAAAAAGCTCCTAGGATAACAACGTGGAATATCAGATGGAATCTTTAAAGATTTACGGTAAGCAACATCCTGAAACCGGACTTGATAAAAAAGTTAAAGGTTGGATGTTCTCTGAAAAAATCGATGTACAAGATCCCGTTACTGGTACTTTAGAAAAGAAACATTTAAAACCATTCATGGTTAATCAGTTATCGATATTAATAGAGCGCGGTAATCTTATATTAAGCCCGTGGGACGCACATATATATAAGCAATTAATTGATTATCGTGTCGAAAAAATTACAGCAGCTGGTGTTCCTGTATATAATAGTGATAACGAACACTTTGTCGATGCTTTAGGTTTGGCTTATTTAGCGTTCGTTGAACATTTTCCAGAACTTACTAAGTTAGTTAAAAAAGCATCGTACGAAGCCGTCTATTCATTTAATAATGGGCATTCATTACCATTATATGAAAAGCGTGATTTAGAAAATCCATGGTCTAATGAAAAGAAACAATATGAATCAGTAGACGAAGCATGGGAAAAAGTTCCGCTTAACGATTCGTTTAATAGACGTACGTCTAGAAAACCTTTAGGCGGAATGTTTAAAAGGACATTATTTTAATGGATGAAGATAAAAAGATATTATATAGACCATCGATAGAACCACAACGACACTATGAAAGTGATGGTCAGTTTAAAAAGAAAATAACTTCAGTTCCGGATCCGATACCATATTATCCAGAACCTGAAGAGAAAAAATCTGAAACGGACGAATTGTTGGCAGATTTAAAGATGGTCTATGATCTTTTACCATTCATGCCAATACCAATTCGACCTATTATCGAAACTATGATCGTAACGATTACGACCGATACGATTATACGAATCGATCCTCCTGACCCTGAGACACCATTGCCTCCAGAACCAGAGGATCCTAATAAATTTATTCCGGTGCCGACACCAGAATCAGATTTACCTGAACCTAAAATTAATCCTGAACCGTTACCTAAAGACGATTCAGATTTAGATTTTCCTGATGTACCAATTGTCGATGTACCACAAGAGAAATCACAAGAGCTAGATCGATTAGTGTATCGATGGACAAAGCGTAATTTAGTTCGTGTTAAAAAGCATTGGATTGAAAAACTTAAAGATTATCTTCAAGATTATCTTTCGAAAATGTTTAATGCCGTGCAATTATGCGGTGCCGAGGACATAACTATTTTATTGTTAGCTTTCGATGCATTAGCTGTTAAGACTACGTCAGGTAAAAAATGTAAAGTAGCTCATGATAGTATCGTACGTAACGATCTATTAATAAGAGAAAAAGCAAAGTTAATGGCTAAATTATATTCGGCCGATGAGCTTATTCGATTTATGAGAGCTATTGAGGCAGCTGCACAAACTCGTCAAGAATATTATAATCATGATTTCTTATCGTATTGCCCAACTATGTTAAGTCAATATGAAAACGATATGTTAAGAAGTTATCGTGGTAAATATGACGAAAAATATGTGAACGCCGTTTATCAGTATAATAAATTATTAGTATCGTCTGCAGAATTATCTAAAGAAGTATTTAATTTAACAGCTGAAAATGCTATGTCTAAAGGTGTATTAATTAATAACGGTATTAATCCATTTGAAAAAACACCGACACCTGATCCTATTTTCTATTTAAATACATTAGCTCCTGAAGCTGGTAAGATTGGTGCTAATGGTTTATCATCAACAGGTAATTATGGTAATCTTAAACCTGGTGCTGGATCTACTTCTAGTAGTGGTGGAGATGGTACTGTCGATGCTGTTAATCTTAAAGGTAATGATAAAGTTCAAAAAATATGGAACTTCTTTAAAGATATGGGCTACGATAATAATGCGATTGCTGGCATCATGGGTAATATTCAACAAGAATCTCAATTTAGTTTAGGTATTACCGAAGATGGTTCTGGTTCTATGACACCTGGCGTTGGTTATGGTTTAGTTCAATGGACCGATGCAGAGCGTCAAGGATTATTGTCACGTATCGCTTCTCAACTCGGTAAACAACCTAGCGATCTTGAAGCGCAATTAGCAACGATTAAATATGAGATTATGAATACACATACTGGTGCTAAACCAGAACATATGAATGGTAAGAGTATTGAACAAGCAGTAAGTTGCTTTACTGGTAACTTCGAATATCAAGATGGTGACGGTCGTGAAAATATTCCAGTAGTAGCTCATAGTACTCGTGTCGGATATGCTCAAAATATTTATAATAATTTTGCAAAGTAATATTAGTATGGTATAATAAATTCATATTAATATATTTTGTACAAGGAAAATAAATGGGTCTAACTAATTTTTTCGAAAAAGTAACGACAAAAAAGCTAGATACTAATAAGAAAGTGACCGGAGATTTTCAGTCGGCATTAAAAGCTAAGCCAGTAACACTTGGTGAATATCGAAATGCTAACGCGCAAAATCCCGGTGCACGTTCTTATGATTTAGCTCAAATAAAAAATGCTGTCTTAACAGATTCTTATTTAGCTGTAGCCGTTAGAAAATTTTCTCAACTTATTACTAAAGCTGGGTATCAAATTAAATCTAAAAACGAAGATGCAGCTAATTATGTTAACGACAGAATTAAGGTTATTGAATTTAGAACTAAAATTCCGTTCTATACATTAATAACTTCTATCGCTAGAGACTTGTATACTTACTCAAATTCGTATATAATAAAAACTAGAGATAATAATACTGAGAAATTTGGTCTTAAAGCTGAAAAGATTTTCAGTGGTGGAACAATTTCAGGATTGTTTTTAGCCGATCCTGCATCGGTAACGATTCGTCGTAACGATGCCGGGGCTATCGATGCATATGTAATTAATCAAGAGGAATATTCTCCAAATGACGTAATTCATTTATACATCGACAAAATGAATAATGCGGACTATGGTACATCCCGAATTTATTCGGCATTAGAAGATGTAACTATGCTCCGAAAAGCTGAAGGGCTGGTAATGACGATATTATATCGCTTTGCCATCCCTGTTTTGCATATAAAAGTAGGCAATACGGCTGAAGGTCAATATGCTACGCAAAAAGAAATTAACGATGCTCGTGATGCATTTCAAGAAATGCCAAACGACGGATTTATCGTTACGAATGAACGTACAGCGATCGAAGCGATTACACCAAATATGCAAGCTAATCAGCTCTTAAAATTTTTAGAGTATTTAGAACTTCGAGTATTCTCTGCATTAAATGCATCTAAATCTTCGATGGGTCGTGGCGGTGGTCAGTCTTCTGCTGATAACACCGAAGCATTAATGCATGATGAGGTAAGAGCATTCCAAAATGTGATTACTAATTTTATCGAAAAATATCTATTTACAGAACTATTATTAGAAGGCGGTTTTAATCCTTTATTAAATAAAGATGATTATGTCGCATTTGAATTTAACGAAGTATCAATCGATACTAAAATTAAAATCGAATCTAATACAATTCAAAAATATCAAGGAAATGTTATCACTCTCGAAGAAGCTCGTCGTGAACTTGGCTTTAGTAACGAAGTATCTGAAGAAGATATGTATGCCTTTACGATTACACAAAAAGGTAAACTTGATCTTGTCGATGCACAAGCCAATGCTGCTATTAAAACAGCTAAAGCTACGGCTGCATTAAATGTACAACAAACTCAGTCGTCTTCTAATGATGATGGCTTAGATAATCGTAAATTTAATGGCAAACAAGCATCGTCTGGTCCTAATGATTACTTCTCTAACGATGCTAATCCGACAAATCAGAATACAGATAAATATAGTATTAAAGCTAAAGAATCTTTAAATACTCAACAAAATCTAGATGATTATTCAAAAAACTTTAGTGAAGTTGATAAACTCTATAAAGACCTCAGTAATATACTCACAGATGGCGACGCTATTGAAGACGACAAATTTAGAGAAGCTCTTCATGAGTATGCTTTAGATTTTGCTAAACAAGGTGTCGACCATTCTAAAGCGAACAACAAAACTAATAAAGACAAGATCACTCCGAACATCGATGTGATTGACGATTATTCGTCAAAAAAATAAGTAAGATAATGCAGGACATTCAATCTGCGGTCAAAAATAATAAAGATAAAATATACATCGATAGCATTCTAAGTAAAAATGAATATCGCCTTCGTTTTTTATGTGATTATATCTCTCGTAAAGCATATTGGTACGGTTACGTACAGCAATGTAAACAAGACGGTATAAAAGCAATCGATATTCAATTTAACGACAGTGAACATCAAAATGGCCGCATGACCCATTTTAACATTGATAGAATTACTATCGAAGATATTCCAGCTTATAGCCCGTACTGTACGTGCGGCATAAAACCAATCATGAAAGGATAAATAATGGACTTCCGTGAATATATTGGTTTTTCTCCTACAAGTGAAAACATCACGATAAAAGAGTCTGTTATTAGACCTATCGATCAACTGAGTTCTTCTGATGGTTCCGATAATGAACTTATTGTCGAAATCGAAGCTGTTCATGCGTATCCTTACGTAACTAAAAACAGTACTCGGTATTCATATCAAGGTCTAGAAGATTCCTTATCTGAGTGGACACATCCTTATAATATTCCAATCATTATGCATCATAATGATCAAGACGGCCAAATCATCGGTCGTGCGATCGATGCAAGACTTGGTGATAGCGAACGACTCGTCGGTTCTAAAGCTTTATTTATTACGGCTAAAATTCTCGACGAAAAAGCTCAAAAAGATATCAAGTCTGGACTATTATCGACTGTAAGCATTGGTATGACTGGACACGACGTTCGTTGTTCTATTTGTGGACAAGATCTCAACGAAGGTCCATGTGAACATGTCAGAGGAGAGAACTATAATGGACAAACATGTTGTTGGGACTTCTTTTCGATGAGTCCAATCGAATTGTCTTATGTTATAGTTCCTTCTGATAAATATGCAAAGAATATTAAAGTATATGATGATGGGGAGTACGAACAAAGTAGTACTCCTTCTAATTTAAGTATTCCGCAACAAGGAGAAACCGGTACGAATATTCGTGCTAACGAATCTATGGATAAAGAAAAATTAAAAGTTCAAGAACCTGAAACTGAAGTTAAAACTGAAGTCGAAGGTAAAGAAACTGCTACAGAAGTTGAAGTTCCTGAAACTAAAACTCCTGAAGTTGAAGAAACTCCAGAGATTAAAGGTGAAGAAAAAACAGAAATCGAAGAATTAAAAGGTCAAATTGCTGAACTTATTAAATCTAACGAAGCACTTTCTGCAAAAGTTTCTAACCTTGCCGATGATTTACTAGCTTATAAATCTGAAGCTCGTAAAGAAACTGCTTCCCTTATCGAAGGTAAAGAAAAATTAGAAGAAGCTCTTAAATCTGTTCAAGAAGTTAAAGCAGGCTTCGATACATTTAAAACTGAAAGCGAAGAAAAAGTTAAGTCTGAAATTGCTTCTGTTAAAGAATCTTTCGAAGATAAAATTAAAACATTAGATTTAACTAACTCTACTGTTAATGATCCTAATGCTAAAAATAATAAATCTACTGAAGTTCAAGTAAAAGAAGCTGCTCAACAACTTAAATCTATTACTGACGTATTTAACGCTTTCTATAAATAATAGGAGATAAATTTTAAATGGCAAATTACAATCCTGGTAAAGGTGCTAATTATTTCACTGGCGGTGCTGATGGCAAAGTATTCAAAGGCATGGGCTTCAAACAGTTCAACAACGATGACCGCCGTGTAACTCGTACACAAGTACGTTTGAATACAACTAATCATGATACTTCCAATATTGCTTACTGGTTGGACTCTCGTCTTCCTGTAGCATTCCGTTACAACTATGCAGAAATGTATAACCAAGTTGTAATTCCAAAAGGTCGTATCGTAGCTGTTGACCCTGATGTTAAAGCTGCTAAAGAAAATCCAGAAAAATTCTTGAACGTATTGACACTTGCTAACGGTGGTTGCCCTGTACGTTTGCGTACAGCTACTGACGTTTATGGTGCTGCTGGTATCGTATCTGGTAAAGCTTCTGGTAAACCTATGATGAATGCTGATGTTGATTGGACTCCAGTCGATGCAGCTGCTTATACTGCAGATCATTATAAACCATTTGCTAATGGCGGTGCTAAAGCAATCGCTACTGCTGCTGGTCTTGATAAAGACAAAACTTCTGGTCTTTTGACTAAAGGCGGCAAAAAACTTATGGACCATCGTAATGGTAACGTTCCTGTAGGTATTTTGATGCGTAACGAATATACTCGTGACGAAAATGCTTGGAACGGTATGACTCCTGGTGCTATTAAAACTGACGTAATGGTAGAATTGCCTCACTTCTTGTTCAAAGATGAAGCAGAGCAAAACCCTTGGGGTTCTGCTTATGGCGCATTCTTGCCTGGCGATTTTGTAAAATCTGACGAAAATGGTCGTATCGTAAAATCCCCATTGTCTGATGAAGCTGCTTTGGCAACTATGCAAGCTCCTGAAATCGAATTCGAACGTCAACAAATTATCGGTCAAGTACACGAAGTAAATCCTAACTTGGTTCCAGAAGGTTCCACTAAATGGATGAAATGGGCTATCGAAGACCAAGAACAATTGGCTCAATATGCTGAAGATGGTTATGGTCGTACATATCGTCGTGGTGAAGATTTAGTCGATGATTCCGCTTACTTCCGTGGTATCGAAAACTATGAATTCAATTCCTTGTATTCTGATCACGACTTGAATATGACTGCTTCCAATAATAAATTGGACGTATACGATTCCCGTTTAGGTGCTCGTTATGAGTATATCGGTATTCCTGGTTTAACAGATGGTCGTAACGTAGCTACGACTGCTATTAAAGACGTTAAAGTTGGCGTAATGCATCCAGCTGCTCCTACTCAAGAATATCTTGATTTTAACTATCAAATTCCAGAACGTTTCAT